TTCAGCCTACTCCACAACCGGAAGGAGAGGAACAAGAGACTACAGCACCTACACGAAGGAGAAGAAAAAAGCAACCGGAAGCGGACATTTCGGGAGAAAGAGGTGAATCCTATCAAGATAGAGGAACAAGAGCTATCGACTTGTCAGCTTTGCTTGGTGTAAATCAAGAAGGCTTTCGTGATATTGTGGAAGCCATTTCTTCCGGTAATAGTGATTTGTCTGATATAACAAAGCAAATTCTCCAAAACGTACAAGCAGGAGCACGTGCTTTAGAGGGAATACAAGAAGGTGTCTTTTCTATTAATGAAACTCTATACAATCAAAGAGGAACTTCTTCTGTGGGTGGATCGGGAATACAGCCTATTCCAGTGCCCACACCATCACCAGTGCCAGCAAGAGAAGAAACACCTATTACAAGAGAAAGAAGGGAAAATGTACAAAGAGGAAGTGACAGAAGTACAGCTACTAACATTGCCACAAGAGTGATTTCTGGCGTTGGAGCTACATTCCAAAGTCCTGCTGCTATGGGTGGAGGACTTATATCTTCTTTGGGCGGAATTGTGGGAGAAGGTCTTTCTTTGATACCTGGTGTAGGGGGATTTTTAGGCGGTGTAACCACTGCGGTCGCCAATGTCATGGCGGGAATTTTCACTACATCTGTTGAAAAGGCTATGGAAGCGCAAAAGAGAACCATACCTTATGCGCAGACAATGGGCGTTTCCGCAGGACAAGCCATGCGCACAGCCTTTGGAGAAGGTAGTTATGCTGCTGGTGCTCTTGGAATGAATGTAGGAGAGTATATTCAAAGGCGTGCTGCACTTATCCGTGCCGCCGGAGGAAAAGAGGGAACAGTTGCGCCCGTACCAGAAACACAAAGTTTGATGGCTGTACAGCGTTTGTATGGACTTAGTGACCGTACTGTAATGGGAATGCAAGGGGCGATGCGTTTTGCCCGTACAGAGGAAGGACAAACAGCTTCTTCATCTGCTATTATCCGTTCATTTGAGCAGACAATGAAACAGCTTCAAATTCCTCTTAGTGAGATTGCTTCTACGATGGATGAAAGCATGACTACTTTTATTCGTTCTGCTGACGATATTCTTTCCCGTACAGGTGAAATAGATGCAGCAAGCATAGCTTCTATCATGCGTGCTGTTCGTTTGCAGACTGGAATGGAAGGTAGACAATTGGAGCGCGTACAGCAGGCTTTTATGGGACAAGGTATTTCACAAGATGATGTAACTCAAACTCTTTTGTTCCGTGCTGCTCAACAGGCTACAGGGGCGATGAATCCTTCCGAGGTTCTTGCTGCTATGGACGATTTATCAAGAGGCGAAGGGGATAAAAATATAATGAAGCGGTTTCTTGAATCATTAAAGGAGATATCGGGAGGAAGTCTTGAAATGCTTCGTCACTTGATGCGAGGTGCTTTCACAAATCTTTCTTATACGGACATCAACAAGATAACAGAGCGCAGGGATATTGATTTTGGAGAGTTCTTTGAGAAAATGGAAGAATCCAGGCAAGCACTTAGGAGGCAGAACGATCCGACAAACAGATATGAACCTACTGCGGCAGAAAGAACCGTTACGTCTGGCGAAAAGATGATGTCCACCTATGAAAATAGAATGATTGGAATTGGTGAAGCAAATATAGACAGGTTGGGCAAAATGTTGAACGCCATAAATGGAATCTACAATAGCATAACGAGTTTCCCTACTGCTGTTGAGAATTTATTTACACAATATAAAGATGCTCTTGACAGGGGAGATGGAGCTACGGCAACGGCAGCAAGAACGGCTTTGCAGAATTTCCCAGGCATTATGATGGAAGCGTTTTTTAAAAAGATGATTAGATCGGAGGAATAATCTATGACAGAAAAAGATAACAATAAAACAAGCGTACCGCCAATATACCCACTTCCGGCGTATAGGTATTCTACTATACAGGATTTTATTGATGTATGGCAAAAGGTTGTTCCTACTGGGAAGAAAAAATATACTCCATCCGAATTATTGAAAGTAAAAAATGAAAAAGGGGTTTCCAATCTTGATATTATTTGGGGGACTTATGATAAAGAGGAACAAGCGAAATATAAGAGTGATTATGATTCCGGTACATTGCCTTATGTAAAACAAGGGACAACTTTGTTCTGCCCGAAAGATGATACGCCATTGTCCCTTACAAAAGCTGCAAAAGAAGGACAATTTGTATCACAAGGAAGTTTTAAGGCTTATTGGGGAGAAAACTATGAAAGCCTGATAAGTGATGAAGAATATTTGCCCGATACAAGTGTAACTTCCTCACTCAAAGGAACAGGGATAAATACTAAGATAATATCCATGAACGTAAGGGTATGGGTATATATTAAGGCTTTGGATAAGGTTATGGACTTATCCCCTTACGTTTTGCAGGTAGTAACGACAAAATCAAAACAGACGGGAGAATTTACCATCCTCCTATCACCTTTTTATGCCAATGAAAGTTCTTTTGCCTTTGGAGAATCTATTGTGGAACAGTTTAATCTTGTCTCTAATAGCGGAGCACAGGTCAAGTCTTTTCAAGAAAAGTTTATTCAAAACAATGATATAGTCTTTATCCGGTTTGAACGTTTAAAAAAAGAAAAATCAACGGGAGATTTGGATTTAGGAAAGCAAGTGAATCTGGAAATTCCTGTTTCCAAAATAGCTAAAAACAATATTTGGGATATGATAGGGTTTGTAGATACCTGTATATCTTCTTTTGAAGCACAAGGAAACATAAAATCCATCACAATAGAAGGAAGGGATATAAGCAAACTCTTTATGGAGGACGGGTGCTATTTCATTCCTTTATTGAACGCTACTGATACGTTTTCCCATTGGTATGAGATGAGCGAGGATAGTATTTGGTTTAAAAGGAATGTTCTTACAGGAGCTTTTTCAAATCTTTTGTGGTCATACGCGGAAAAACCTATACGGGAGTGCTTATGGTTTATTGTAAATGTCATGTCAACAATAGGAATAGCCAAAAATAGTGTATTTGATTCCTGGCAAGACAAAAGAACAGAAGGGTATGATATTGGAGCAAAGGAAAAACGTCCTGTTAATGGCGTTTGGCAGATAGTGAAAGTATTTGTGGAGGATATTCTTGAAAAAAGAGTTCTTATCGATTCTTCTATTGCCAATCCGAACGGCACGTTATTGGAGTATATGACAAGGGTATGTCAGTTTCCTTTGGTGGAATTTTACTTTGACACCTATATTAATACGATAGATATAGTTGTAAGACAGCCTCCATTCAATAAGGATGCTATTTTGGGAGCTTATAAGAACGGGCAGTATGTGACGATTACTTCTGGCAATTTACAAGGATATGATTTGTCTTATGATACAAGAAGTTATTCTTGGTATCAGTTAAGAGTGATGGATAATCATGCTGGACAAAGGAACACAACAAGTCTTGCTTTTGTTCCTATTGTGTATTTGGATGATTATGCCGAAGTGTTTGGTAATAAGAAAATGTCTTTTACAGATCAATATTTGAACTACAAGGAAACGGACGGAGTAAACAAGACGCAGACATTATCCAATTTTCAAGAAGCAGCATTGAATGATCTTATATACATTCTGGAATCAACAGCTTATCTTCCTTTCACAAGAACAGGCACGATTACAATAAATGGTGACAGACGGATAAAGGTTGGCACTTTCGTTTATTTTGAGCCAACAAATGAATTTTTTTATGTATCCTCTGTTGTCAATAATGTTTCTTTTTTGGACGGAAATTTACAAAGACAGACCATTATACAAGTAGAAAGGGGTATGTACGTGCCAATTCTTTCCAATTCTTTCTCTTCTGTAAAGAATAGACAGGATAACGCAGGGGAAGAAAGTAAGGATGTGAAACCGGATTATTTCAAATTGGTTGATTTGACTGAAATGAAAAATGCAGTCAAAGTAGCTCAAAAAGATCAGATCGCTACACTTGTTTCTCCAAAAGTGGATAGGGATCAATTTGAATATTTTCTTAATCGTAAGATGTTTAGTTGAGTATGGCAGGAGGAAAAGTAAGAAAATTGAATGCGTCTCCCGAAGCAATTTCATTCGGATTTATTGTTATTCCTAATGGAGTGGACAGGGATTTGTATGTGGAAACTTGTTTAAGAAGAGGTCGTGTTTCTGTCATGGGAAATGGGGGAGCTTTCTTTCGGGATATTTATATAACAAATGAAGTTTTGGCTAATATTGAGTTCCCGGAGAAAGAAAATGAACAAGGGTCGGCTGTAGTGATAGCGAGCAACCCGTATGACGGTGTTCCTATTGTGATAGGAAGCTATCCGAGAAATGATCAGTCTCCTATGTGGAAAGAGAATACATTCCAGTTCAGAAAGACAGTAGGGAATGTGACTGCATCCTTATCGGTTGATCCGGCTAATAATGCAGTAATTGTTTCTATCAATTCTCCTAAAAAAGCATCCGTAAAGGTACTTGCTACAGGATCAGAAGAATCGGAGGTAATTGTTGAATCCACTGGAAGCGTGAATGTGACCGGAGGAACAAATGTTTCCGTAAAGGGATACACACAGATAGAGGCAAAGGTTGTGAATCCAGAAAAACCGGAAGAAGAGGAAAGAAAAGTCTCTATGGATTTGGAAAAGGTTTATTTTCATTGGAAAACGGAGGAAATGGAACAATCTTTACAGGTGGACAATAACGGTGTATCGGTAAAGATTGGTGAAGAAGTTCAAAGCACGATAACGAAAGAACAGTTGGATTTGAAAACGGGAGCATCCACATTGAAAATGAATAATGATATTATCGAGTTCAATGGAGGCGGACTAAAGGGTCTTGTGGAACTCGATAACCTTACAAGTAAATTGAACACTTTTGTTCAGTCTTTCAATTCTTTTGTAAGCACTTATAATACACATTCTCATCCCGTATCAACGGCAGGATCGGCAACAGCACAGACAGGTTCAACTACAGGTATTGTCGGGAGTGCACAAACGGCACAATCATTCAATGCTTCTGATTATGAGAATGAAAAGATAACACAAGGATAGGAGAATGTGGGAAAAGTTTGTACTTTTGGGAAACAATTAAATTTTTACAGCCGTGGCAGTTTTGGATTCAGTGGTAAAAACAGCGAAATCGACACTTAAAAATTTGGGTCGCCCCATGATGGCAGCGCAGTTCCCGAATGATTTTGAAGTGTATATGTGTTCTTTGGAGTTGGCAGATTCCAAAGGGAACACAATTGATGTCTTTACTTTCCCTATCAGCCCGGAGAGTATAGATAAGAGTGAACCTAAAAGAACTACGGTAGTCAACACGGCAGGAGGCATAACAGTACTTACTTCTCCTGTTTTTATGCCGCAGACAATTACGATAAAGGGAAACTTTGGAAGGACATTTAAGATTCTTTTAAGCGGTTCTGATAGCGTTTCGTTGACAGGTGCAGCTTTTAGTATCTCGGCAGGAAAGCGTTATCTCTATCAATTACAGGGAAAATCTACAAGTTCTCTCACTATGCCTTCCTTTGATGCCGGTATTAAAACGGGATATGGTTGTATTAAGATATTACAATCTATCATAGATAAAAGCAACGGAGTGGACGAGAACGGGTTTCCCATGAAACTTTTCTTCTATAACATGGCACTTGGAGAAAGCTATCTTGTTACGATTCCACCGCGTGGCGTTAATTTCAGTCAGAGTATATCAAAGAATATGATATGGGAATACAATCTTGAAATGACTGTTATAGCTCCTTTAGAAGCGGTTTCGGGAACAAGTGGTAGTAAAGGTTCGCTTTTGGAAATGTGCGCCTCTAATGTGATACAAAAGGGCATAAATGAATTTGCAAGTTCAATCTCTAAAGGTTTGTTGGGTAATGGATGATGCTTTCGAAAAATTTTACAACGTAACGGGATACGATATAAAATCATATTTCCAGAAGTTTGTTGATTTCTGTGCCAACGATTATCCTCTTATTGTGGACTATTATAGTAATGGTGGGGAGATGGACAAGGATTCTTTTTTGCGCCTTGTGGAACTTGTGAGAGAATCGGAAACGATTGAGCCTTTGTTCATCCTACATGAAAATACTTTGGATGACATTTCCATGTGGGATATTCTGGACAACTTTACAGAGACACAGACAAAACTTTCCACTATTAAAAGTTCTGCAAGGTGGCTTAGAAGTTCTTCTTTAGACAGGAACAATACTTTGCAGATGGAAAAGACACTTCGGACAGGGGAACGGTTTGAAGATGTATCCAGACAGCTTAACAGTACCAACCCGGAAGATGATTGGATGAATATTACAATACCGCAGTATATAGAAGAAACTGATTATTCGTTCTCTGATGGAGGAAACAAGTTCTATATCAATCTAAAGAACGCTGGGAATAATTATCTTGATACTGTTGTGGATGTACTTGTGGGAGATAATATCTTGGGACGTGACATAGATGTGAATTTTGTCTTTGAGAACGACGATTTAAAGATAGTGATAGGCGATGATGCGATCCGACAGGCTTTGGATACTATTCTTTCTTCTCAAAAAGGTGCTATACCAGAGTTTAAGGATTATGGAATTGCAAATGAGTTCATAGGAACAACGGTGAACGCAATCCAGTACCCTTCTATTTTTAAGGATGTAATGAATATGTTCCAAAGGGATTCAAGATGGGACTCTGTGGAGTTGATAGATGTAAAAAGAGAGGAAGATGCCGTGTTCCTTTCTTTGCAATGTAAAACGGTAACAAAGAAAGATTATTTAGTAAATGTTCCTATATAATTGATATTCAGATGATTACAAAAACAAGTGCAACAATAACCAATCTAAAGAATCTTTTTATAGAGATGTTTTTAGATAAGACAGCTAAGGTAAGCAATGTAGCTGACGGTTCGGTTGTGAATGCTACGGCATTCGGTGTAGCGAAAGTTGCTCAAAAGGCAATGAAGGATATTGCCATAAAGGAAGCGCAGATATTTCCAGATACAGCTACAGGCGTTTATCTGGATAAGGCTGCTGCTTTGTATGGTGTTAGTCCGCGTAAAGGTGCTTTGGGTTCTTCGACATATATAAGGGTATCTGCTGATCCAGGTACAGTATATGATACGTCTGTTACTTTTGTAAATAAAAATGGTATTCGTTTCCAAGTTGACGAAGCATTGACTGTAGGGGAAAGTGGTTACGGATATGTAAAGGTAAGAAGTATCAACGCAGGGTATTCCACAAACGTACCGCCTAATAGCATTACTAATGTTTCGCCGCAGCCGCAAGGACATATCGAATGCACGAATGAATATTACGCTATTGGAGGACGCGATAGTGAGGATGATGAAACGTTTAGAATCCGTATTAAGAACAATCTGAATATCCTTAGCAAGAATACAATAGAATACTGGACACAGACACTTAGCAACATAGACGATCGTGTCTTAAAAGTAATGAGTGCCGGTCTGGACGAAAAGGGCATATATAATCTCTATGTTGTTTCGCAGAACGGTATTTTCTTTACCGAAGAAGAACTTGATACACTTCTTGAAAGCGCACAAGGATATTTTGGTATTTCAGAACTGAATATTGAAGGGAAAGTAGTTGGTATAGGTATCAAGAATATTGATTGGTTCTATGTGGGTTCAGAAAGGGGGTTGGATTTCCGTGTTCAGCTTCAACCGGATTACGATGTGTCTACTGTGCGTCAGAACATACAAGTGAACCTTACTAAATATCTTGATTTTCGTTTTTGGACACCTGGAAAAATCGTAGAATGGGACGATTTGCTGGATATTGTAAAAAAGACCGATGGCGTAAAATATGTGCCGGACGAGTATTTCTTTCCGTATTACGATCAGCAAGTCCCGGCAAATCAGCTTCCGCGTATAAGGGGGTTTGTGATGCGCGACCAGGACGGAAATATTTTGTACGATTCTGATAGCAACCTCTCTCCGTTGTTTTACCCGTCTGAACCGGAGGATTTGTTTGTAGGCATCAACGACAGCTCACTCAACCTTTACCAAGAGGTTTATTTCAATGTGACGGATTCAGAGGGGAGACCTGTTGAGGGTGCAAACATTTCTATAGGAAACAATGCGGTCGTGACCAATGATAACGGACAAGCTACTATACAGCTTGCGAATGGGCAGTATAAATACATCACCTCTGCTTCGGGATATATTCCTGTGGAGGGAATGTTTGTTGTACTGAATGGAAGCGTTTCTATTGATGTACAAATGGTTTTAGCTCCCTATACGGTCACTTTCCATGTGACGGACGAAAAGGGAGGGGTTGTTCCTTATGCAAATGTAATGATGGATAACAGAACAACCACTACCAATTTGCAAGGTGTGGCTTCTTTGTCCGCAAGGAACGGGAACTATTCCTACACTATTGAAAAGTTGGGATATGATGAGTATTCCGGCAGTGTAGTTGTGGATGGTAGAGATAAAGAAGTATATCCTGAATTGGAATTTAAGGTATGGACGATTACTGTCATTGTAAAGGATAAGGAAAATCAGCTTATACCGAATGTCATTGTAAAGGTGAACAATGGAGAATATCTTACGAACCAGCATGGAGAGGTGGAAATACCACTTGTAAATGGTGAATATCCTGTAACAATCGAAAAGACAGGGTATGATACTTTACAGGGGGAAATTAAGGTCAACAACCAGAATGCGGACGTTACCTTTGAGATGGATTTCTTTTTATACAATGTGGAATTTAATATTTCGCAGGTAAATCAGGGGAATCCGGCAGAAGGAGCTACAATCAAAATAGAAGGACAGCCGGGAGTATTGAATGTAAACGGTTCTGGACAAGCTACTATAAAATTAAAGAGTGGAAATTACAGCTACACCGTGCAGAAAAAGGGATATGATGATTTGACCGGATCGTTCAACGTAGAAGGACAGGATACATTTATTCAAAGAACCCTTGTATTGAAACATTATAATGTGGTTATTACTGTTCTTGACAGTGATAACAGTAGTCCGGTACAAGGAGCAGCAGTAAATATCAATGGCTCTTCTTATCCTACAAATGAAAGAGGGCAAGCTGTTGCAAGCCTTCAAAACGGGACATATCCTTATACCGTAACAAAGTCGGGATATTATGACGGCAGTTCTTCGGTTACTGTTCTTGACAGTGATAACAGTAGTGTAATAAGTTTAAAAGCAAGACTTTACAATGTCATAATGACGGTAAAAAATCCACTGAAAGAACCTATTAAGGGGGCTACAGTGGAGATAAATATAACGTCTTATCAGACACAGGATAATGGTGAGGTGTCCTTGCAGTTAAAAAATGGTACATATCCGTTTACGGTGGTTGCCAATGGTATGGACGATTATTTAGGCGAGCTGGAAGTTGTAAGTGCAGATATTCCGTCTTTTCCTGTAAATATGGAGTACAAGAAATACGATATTGTATTTACTGTACAGACAGATGAAGGTGTTGCAATTGAAAACGCTAATATTCATATCAATGAAAACGATTATAAGACTTCCCAAGGTGGATTGGTAACAGTTCGTCTTTCTGATGGAGATTACCCTTACACTGTAACAAAAGACGGATATGTTCAGACACAAGGTAGCATATCGGTTTCTGGCAGCAATAAAGATGTGCTGGTGCAGCTTGTTCCTATGTCTTACAATATTACGTTTATTGCAAAAGACAATATGAGTTCCCCCAATCTTTTGCAAGGCGTATCTATTGGGATTTCTGGTAAAGAAGAAGCTCTTGTTACCGGAACAAATGGTGAAGCTACTTTAAAATTGAAAGCAGGGCGATACACGGCTACATTTTCAAAAGAAGGGTATAAGGGTGAAGAACTACCTTTTGAAGTAACAAAAGAGGAAACGTTTACACAGATTTTAAAGAAGATATGGAATCTTACCTTTAAAGTGACTTCCGCAGGAAAATCAGGATTAAAGGATGTAGCCGTCAGTGTGAGTGGTGCAGCCATATTAAGTGGGAACACTGTAAGCCTCAAAACAAAAGACGATGGTACGACTGACCCTGTACAGGTAATAAACGGTGCTTATGATTGGAGTGCGTTACTTGCAGGATACTCACCAGAAGAAGGTGTAGGCAGCATACAGGATGCCGACCAAGAAAAAGCAGTTGAACTGGTTTTTGGGTTTGAAACGACATTTACTGTAAAAGACGAAGAAGGAGGTTTTGTTGATGGTGCTAAAATTGTTATAGATAACGCAGAAACAATCACAACAAAACAGGACGGCACGGCAAAGACAAACCTTTCGACTGGAACACATACATACACTTACTCGAAAGAAGGTTATCAATCTGGGAACGGCACGGTAAGGGTAAACGAAGCTGAAACGAGTGTAAGTATAACGATGATACGGGGAGCTATTGTCACGTTTAAGACAATAGTAAGTAACAGTGTCAAGTCAGATGTTAAGATTGTAGTAAATAGTGCGACACAAAGGGTTCTTCCCCAAACGATCGTTACTAATCAAAGTGGAATAGCTACTATTTCTTTACCGGAGGGGAGCTATACTTATTCGATCCCGACTGACGAAAGCAATAATTCTGATTTGATAGATGTACCGGACGGCAGCTTTGAAGTTGGATTGCAAGCGAAACAGGTTGATATTGACCTTACTGATTACGTGAAGTATAGCATTATATTTCAGATAACGCCTACTTATGCAAATCCAAATATCAATATTTATAGAAAGGAAGCTCCTGGCACGGTGATTGATTCAGGCAAAGCATCGAGTGGTGTTGCTACATTCCAGAACAGAAACGGGAATTACACTTATACAGCAACAAAAGACGGCTATTTGGATTTTAGTGGCGAGTTTACGGTAAGCAATGGACAGGCTAATATTAGCTTTGAAATGAAACAAATATCAGATGTCCAGTTTACCGTCAAGGTTGAAGATGAAAATACTGCAATAGAAAACGCTGTCGTGACGATGGTTGATCGAAATAACTCTTCCAATAAATATAAAGGAACTACAAACAGCAGTGGTGTTGCTATTATGACGTTTGATGGTGGAGAGTTTGAATGGTCACAAGATGCGGATGCGGATTTTTACGGTTGTCCTGTTTTTCAAGAAGATGAGAAATATCTTGTTCCATCGGAAGGTGTAACAACAGATCAATTAAAAACCTATTTCCCCAATGGTGTAATTGTTTCTCCATTGACAATTGTTCAGGATAAGGATAATAGTGGTATTACGGAAAGTCTTACCAGAATTTACAATTCAAATAAAATAGATGGCTGGGAGGGAAGCTGGGATAAAACGAAAAAGAACCTTACTTTAACGAGCGTGATCAAGACATCGACAGCTTCTACAGAGACTTATGTTTTGTTTAATGTGGATGCCGGACTTATAGGGTTTTCGAAGGGTCTTTTCCAAATTGACACAGAAAAGACAGTGGATTATCACAAGGCTTTGGATTTTGGTTTTAAGGTAAGTGGTGTTCCGTCCAATCTGAAGATAGTTATAACTTATGGCTCGCAAAACGCTCCCTTAACGGTGGAGATGGAAAATGATGTAATTCAAAGATTCCAGCTTTCTGATCTTTTGTTGGATACAGAAACAATAGGTAATTCTACCATTTGGTCAGTGCATGTGCAATCTTTTGACGGAGGTACATTATCCGCAGATGATTTGAAAGATTTGAATATTACATTCTCTTTCTACGGAAAGAAGGCAATAAGTTCGGATATTCCGGCTGACAAGGTTCTTTATGGGAACTATGATTATACAGTTACCCCGCCTTCTCCTTTGGAAGCACAATCAGGCACGTTGAATGTAAATGCGCCTGCCATCAACAAAGAAATTTTGATTGCAAATAATGTAGATGTAACATTTAAGGTAACTTCAAAACAAGATTCATCACTTATTTCCCGTCCCAAAGTTGGTGATTTTGTGTATGGTGACAAAACATGGTCAACTGAATTGGACGGTACTAAAACTTGTGTCGGTGTCATTACTGATGTAAGAAGCAAGGATTTTGATTTTATTGCTTTGCAAGATGTGGGCACGGAGTTTTGGGCACAGACATCAGCCGTTATTCCTAATGTAGTTACCGAAAAAAGTGATTCTTTAGCCATGTGTGACTTCGCAGGTAAGACAAATTCTCAAAATATCATACTTGCGAAACCAACGGAAAGCACGGCGGCACATCAGTGTGCAGCTTATTCTACAGAAGGATTCGGTACAAATTCTTGGTTCTTGCCTTCTTGTGGACAGTGGAGTGTAGCTCAATCAAACCGTGTTAAGATCGACGCTTCAATAAATACGACAATCGGTTCAGATCCATTGAGTAGTGATCCATACTGGACTTCGACACAATACGATTCAGTTAATGCCTGGAATTTTGATTGGATTAATGGTACAAAAAGCGGAAAGTCTAAAACTGGTTATCGGATGGTTCGTCCTTTCTGTACCTATGAATACAATCCTGTTCCAAATGGTATATATATTTATGATAAGGATAACAATCGTTACACAAAAGAAGAATGGGCATCATCTGGTAAAGGAGTGTCTGCTGTATGTGGTATAGGCATTTCAACTGATACTGATTCGTTTATGGTAGCAACGGGTATAAGTAGCGGAAGCTATCCTTTTGGTGGGCGAGACACTTTGATTCCCAATGTACCGTTGTTAAGTTCTGATATACCAATCTCAAACTTAAGTAAAGCAACACATGGGTTTATTTACACTGATGTGATAATATCTGCTTTAAGAATTGACAACGCACTTGCGGCAAAATATGCTAAGACATATGCGTTTGGGAATGGACAAAGTGGTTATTTACCTTCATTTGGTGAGGTAAATATTTTGTATTCTTACAGAACACAGGTGGAAGAGATTTTGCGTACATTGGGTCTTTCTTTATGGGGGAGCCAATATATTCAAACATGTACCCAGTTTGGACCTACTAATAACGCGGCTCTTTATTGGCAAGATGGAAAATCTCTTCAACCAGTTAAAAATAGCAGTTTTATAGTTTTACCTTTTACTCTTCTTCCTTTGCCTAATCCAGCAATTCCTATCGAGAACGCTCTTGTAAAAATGACGTCTGCATCAAACAATTATCAGCAGAATACAAATAACAATGGAGAAGCTGTTATTTCTGCTGCATTAGGCGTTGATTATGATTATGAGGTCAGTGCTGGTGGTTATACAACGCAGAACGGGAAAGTCGGTGTATTAAATGAAGCGAAAACAATTGAGGTTACTTTGCAACCTGCAAGTGAGCTTACAGTAGTTGTCCATAGGAACACATTAGACGGGGCAACTGACATTTCCGGCGTACAGGTTGTTGTGACCGAAAATAAGGAAGGAGGGGTGCAGATGGCTTCCGGTACAACTTCACAAAACGGGACAGTCGTTTTATTTGTACCAGACGGAAGCTATAAAGTAGCTTTTTCTAAAGATGGATTTGAAAGCAAAGAGGAAACGGTTGAAGTAAGCGGGAAAACTGCGCTTAACACCTTCCTTTTGCAGATATACAATACTATTAATGTTCAGGTAAGAAGAGTTGGACAAATGCAAGGTATGCCAAGCCAAATCCAACTAAAGGACAGTACGGGGCTAGAGGTGATTCAGACTAAAAATATAACCACTACCGTAACGTTCGCCAATGTCGCATACGGACAGTATATCTTGTATGTACCGGAAGGGGATTTTTCCAAAGAAACATCCCAAAGCATTACTGTGAATAGTGAAGGAATGCAGGTGCAAGTAAACCTTACTCCGCTGTATATGGTGCAAGTAAAAGTAAACCCTACTGGTGGTAATGTGGAATTTATAGATTCAGAAGGGCAGAAGCATACAGGTTCGGCAGGGCCAACAACATACACGGCACGGTTTGACAAAATTCCTGCGGGAAATTATCAGATTAAGATTACGTCTTCCGGTTTCAGTGATTTTTCAACGACAGGAAGTATAAGTGGGGTTTATCAAACAAGTGTGAATTTGGAATACACCTTATCCAAATCGAATAAGTTGGTGCAGATAACAAGTAACCAATCCAATTACCAATTAGATACTTCTTACAAATACGTTTCCCTTCTGATAGTAGGGAGAGGGGGTGAAGATTCCCAGTATTGGAAATCTTGGTATAGTTTTGTATTGATGGGCGGAACAACTGGACAAATTGTATATATTCCTAATATATTGATATCGGATATTTCAGATGGTCGAATAGCTAAAATTACATTTAGCAATGTTCCAAATGTGGGTAGCTGGACATACGGCACAAAATATTCCATAAAATTAGGAATAACAACTTATGAATATACAGCTTACAATGGGGTAAGCGAGGCTCGTAATGATGCTGATCTTACTATGCCACAAGAAAGCAGACTATCTAATTATTCTGTATATAACGCAAAAAGTTCCGGTGCTATAGCTGCTCACATGGCAGGTACATTTTATTGTAGTGGAAGTTTCGGAAGTCAAAACGCAAAAGAGCAAACGTATTCTTTCGTAGGCCCAAGAATGCAACCAGATGGTGCGCCAGGTGGAGACGGTAGATATGGATTTAAAAGCACTTACGAAAGTCCTGTTTTGGGAAACGCAACCAAGCCTATTCAATCCTCAGTTGTTATCCCCATCAAATCCATTTTTGGAGGTACAAGTGAAGGTAGCGCAGGATATTTGAATACTGAAAGCGGACAAAGAACCGGTGCTAGTGCTTATGGAGGTGCGGGCTATGGAGATTCTTATTCTGTTACTCAAAGTGATGGTAAAACAAGAATCCCCGGATATGGTTCTGGACAAGAAGCCTCACCGGCAGATGATGATGCTGGAAATATCATGAAACCGGGAGAAGGTATATTTTGTATATACTACCACAACGAGACAATCTAAAACATACAAAGGGAGAGTGACAAAAGCTCTCCCTTTCAATTTATTGATATTCAGTTAAATTAAGTCATCGTGATAATAAAGAAGGACAATACCTGCACCTTCTTTGTAATAGCTTACACTTCGTGAATCCTTAAAACAAGTCCCACCAGCACCATATCCTGCTGACCCATTAAAATTTGCATCTCCATAACCACCCCCACCACTGGCTTTACAGTTTGTAGTAGAAGTATAATAGCTTGATCCGCCTTCTCCCGTTCCACCAAATATAGATTGGATAGGAATGGTTGCATCTGCTTTAATTCCAGAGTTGTAATCTGGCCCTTGTGTTCCCAATCTACCGTCTCCACCTTCTCCGCCTTGCACAGTTGTAGCGGTAGATGCAGTCTGTTCGCCATCTCTATATGTTCCACCACTACCGGCTGTTAAAATAGAAGTTGCAAGTCCGCCTTCTGTTCTTCCGTAGTAAAAAAGATTGCTATCTATTTCTCCATTTAAAGCAAATTCCCAATAATCCCGACGGTCTATTCCATTAGAAGAATAGCCAAGAAAGGCGGTTATTTCATATCCTAAACTTTGAGTATAACGGACACCTAAACCAATAGAATCAGCATTGTTATAGGTAAAATTTATTTCATTAATCAACAAAACACCACTACTACCATTTTTGGAAATTGATAAGTTTTTCTTGAAAGCGATCATACCGCCATTGCCACCTATTACGCCACCTCTCCAACCAGGTTCGTTTGGAGCATTGTCGGTGTTTCTGCCAATTCCCCCTCTCCCTACTATCAGAAGGGAAACGTATTTGTAAGAAAAAGAAAAGATATGCGTTTGCTATGTTTGTTGAGAAAAGATTATCTTTGTGGTTAGTATATACTTAGACAATATTTTAAACGTTTAAAATTTTCATTGCAATGGATATAATCAAAAGAACAGTAACAGCTAATTCCAATAAGCTGATAACTACTAATGGTGAAGCTGCACCTTCTTTAATCAGCAGTGCATGGAACTTTGCTACAATTGATAAAGATATTGTGCTGATTGACCAAAACGGACAAGAAGTTCCGTTTGTAATCATTCCTCTTTCAGAAGGGGCAATTAAGGTAATCCTTTCAGGTGGAATGGAATATACCATTTCGGAAGCGGAAGTGAGTGCAAATATAGGAATGCCACTCATGTACATGGTTCAGAAGATTTTGAAAGAAGGGACAACGGCAACCAATCTTAGTATAGGTTTTTAAGGAAAGGAATTGACAATGAATTTAATAGGAAATATTAATGCAATTCCTTTTAGGAGATTTAGGGGAGGGGGTGGAGTAGCTCCTATTCCTCCTTTCCCATCTATTACAGGTATGATTGCCAGATATTCAGCATTAGGTCTTACCAATGAACAAATGGCTACCAATCCTGTATGGGCTGATAAGACGGGTAATGGGCATGATTTACAGATGAAGAATTTCGCTTGGGCTGGAATGAGCGGGGTTGGTGGGTATAAATACAATTTTTTATCTAATGATTGGAGTGTAGATGTTAATCAAATAAGCGTAGCCCTCAGTCATAAAATTGTTGTCATTAACAAGAGAACTTCAATACAGCTTTTAAAATGGATCCGAAATGAACTGGAAAATACCATCAATATAACACTTAAAATAACCGGACTAGAAGCTAACGGTAGCTCTTTTAAGATTTATGATAACGTAGGCTCAAGTCATGCTCAGAAATATAATAAAGACGGTATATATGAAATTGATTATACAGCTAATGAAGGAGCTAATAAAATTTATTTTTACGTCATTGGTGGTAACATAGGGCAATTGGAGAACCCGATTACCATCGAACAACTTCCCCTCTACCCAGGCGCACTCGTTTTTGACGGAGTAGACGATTATGGTGTCTGTGATAACTTCCCCATTCTGACTAAGGAAAAGGGATATACGGTTGTGGCGTTGAGACAGTGGTTGACACCAGAAACTAAAACTATTAATGAGGTTCTATTAGGAAATTTCAAGAATAATCCAATATGGATAAGTGCTAATTTGGGTGCTTTCCAGTTTGAGGTTAAGTATAATGTCTCTAAAAAAGTTCAAACAGATAGCTTTGGGATTGGGAATAATATTACATTAAACAACAACCATCTCTTTTCATATCAAATTTCCAATTCTTATAACGGTTCAATATTAAGGCTTGGTCGTAATGTTGGAGGTAACTTTTTTACTGTAGGTTGTAGTGGAAACCAATTTTATGCCAATGCTGTTATCTGGGAACTTGTATTTCTCGACCACGATGCCACCGAAGAAGAACTGACCAAGATCAAAGACTACTTCGTTAAAACCTATCCCTGGCTTTTCCCCGACCAAGCATGGACAGTCACCGGCAAAACCAACGAGGACGAAGATCGTGCTACTATTGCCAACATTACAGGCAATGGTAATGATCTTGTACTGTCTAATTTTGGGTTTATTGAAGGGAGTGGCTACAATGAAGAAGGTGAATATGCTGGCTATCTAGTTACTGATGGGGTGGATGATAAGATAGTTTCGTCATCTTTTGGAACGGGTAAGGATTTTACGATTGTTGGGGATTGGAAGTTTATTGATAATAAAAAGAGTGGTACTGGTTTAGTAAAAGGGTCTAGTTTTTATATCTACAACACAATGATTGGACTTGATCTTTATATTAATTCAGGATCAGTAAAAAATAGTCTTGACGGAATTAAAAGTATTAATGCTGCATGTTCAGATGGTAGGGCCTATGATCGTAATTGGAATGAAATACTGGCAAATACAGGTAATGTAGTTGGTTCTGGTGGTACATTGGAGGTATCGAGTAGTGGTGGTAGGTTTGATCGAATAGCTTTTAAGAACCTTGCAATTTATCCAAGAATCCTCTCCAAAGACGACTGTATCAAAGCATATAACTATTTACAAACTTTAAAAGCAAAATAATATGGAGCTTATAGTAATACCAAAAGAAGTCTTTAATTTAGCTTCGATAGACAGATTAAAGGAATTGGGGATAGATAGTCCTCGAACCAGTGCAGACGGGAAACAAGTATTGCTTCACATTGAACATTACAATAGTATTGAAGAATTTCCTTCTCCTATCTCTACTTTGGAGGATGGGGAAATAGAAATAATTCAATATCCTTATCCAGTGTATAATAATCCTTCAGATGAATTAAATGCTTTGTTAAATTCTGATGAATGGACTTCGAAAGAAGAAAGTAACATTTAAAAAGAAAACAACGTGTCACAGGAAATCTACAATAAGACCGTGTTCAAACGGTTCTTTGAAGAAAATGACCCTGCCGTAATGGAATGGGCGGAGAATGTACTTGAAAAGGTATCTTCTCCCGGCATTCTTCCTACTTTTATAAAGAAGGACGGAGAGGATTTTAAGGCGTATTGGGAAACAGTCTGTCATATCTTTGCGCTTGTTGTTTTATATGCTAAGCAATACAATGAGATTGACACAAACAAGATTCTGTTTGAACTTTTTATTGAAAACAGAGGACTTGTGACAGACGAAGTGAACACACTTGAACAGATGAAATATCTGTTCAATAATTATGTGAAGGAATATAGAAAAAGAGGAACACTTGATATTGTAAACAAGGAAGGCGCGATACTTGGGGAGCTTCTCCGTCTTATTAGATATAAGACGGAGGATGAGTTTATATTTGCCCTTTTGATGTCTCGTGATACTGGATGGACAATGGGACATAGCTCTCCTACATGGAACAGGACAGACACGGTTCTGAATGTTACAAAAGGGTATGAAACAACGGAAAGTGTAAAAGATTTGAATGCCTATCCACTTGTGAACCCTACAGGTGTTGTTATTGTGGATGATATAGACAACAATGGCACTCCTATACAGGTAATGACTTTCGTTGGAAATGCTTTGGTGGGTATTTCTTCTGAAATTGACAAAACGAAGCTCCTTCCTATTTCAGAAAATCTTTCTTATCAGATTTCTTTTAAGGTTAAAACATCTTCCACAAGCAACCAAAATTTGAAATTCGGTGTGGAAGTGTTTAACGAAGCCGTTCAACCTATGATATGTAAGGAATCTTATGGAAGTGCAGAGAGCAACAATTTTGTTTCCGGCAGTAAAGGAATCCTGGAACTTCCTGTAGCTGGAGTGTATTATGAATGCCGGGCAATTCTATCGAGAAAGAACAGGGCATACGCGAAGCAGTTAGAGCTTAATTTCTCGAAAGGGAGAGGGCTTCAAATGAAAGACGGAATGAAATTCTTGTCATTAAGTCTTACACAAGACAGGTCAAATTCTTCCGCTCTTGTGTACATTTACGATATAAAGATAAAACCGCTTTTCCTTCCGTTCTATCAAGGTAATTTAGGGGAAAAGGACGTGATAGCTGCTTATTATCTTAATAATTCCCTTACAAGCGAGGAAGGAGTAAAAGGATTTACAGAAGATTACCTTGTTACCTACAAAAACATAATGGGTAGTGAGGATATTCAGCCTTTGAAAGAGAAGAATGTTATTTTCAAAGTATTGTCGGATAGGGGAGCTTACATAGAAGGAGCTTCTATTTCCATTTTAGACAAACGTCTTGTGACGGACAGAAACGGGGAAGCATCTATTGTACTTTATCCTGGTGATTATTCTATTGATGTGGAGAAGTCTTTGTTCATGAATATAGAAGACAGATTGTTTCAGGTATTGGAAGACGATGAAGAAACACAGGTGGAATATATTCAAATGCAAGGAGATGTGTATGAAAGAAAAGTCACGTTCGTTGTAAGGGACGAAAATGAAAGACCTATACAAAATGCCCTTGTTACTTTTAATGGTGAATTTAAATATACGGATTCTTCTGGTAATGCCATATTTATGGCTTTTCCTGGCTTATACCCTTATACTGTAAGCAAGACGGATTATTATACCATAAGTAAGAACATCAATGTACAAGACGATCAATCCGAACCTGTAACACTTATATTGATACCAAGATATACGGTTACATTTACGGTGACAAATTCATCTACTGGCGCAGTGGAAGGTGCAAATGTGACACTTACCGCAAAGGACAGACTGACAACAGAGGATGCTGTCGCTTATTCGGAAAGCAAAAGAACGGGCACGAATGGGAAAGTGACATTCACGAATATATTGGGAGGTGATTACACTTATCTTGTTGAAAAGCAAAACTGGATTCCTGTAAATGGGGATGTTGTTGTGGACAGTAATAAGGATATACAAGTGAGCTTCAATCCTATGCCTACTTTTAACATGACGTTTACTGTAAATGATTACAACACCTTTACGGGAGAGAAAAAGCCTTTAAATGGGGCTACTGTGAAATTTGCCGGTTTGACAAAACAGACTTCTAACAATGGACAGGCTGTTTTTGAAGGAGTGTTGGGTGGAAAATATTCTTATGATGTGTTTTACGACAACAATCATCAACGGGTATATGTGGAAAACTATGAGTTTTACAATAATTCAAACCTTACGATAGACTTGAAACAACTTACCTATAAGACTACTATCAAGGTGTATGGCGCAGGAGGAACAGTCGTTGAAGGTGCGAAAGTGAAAGTAAACGATAAGGATTTTGTGCAGGAAGATTCTTCTGGTGTTGTGTTGGAACTTCCCAATGGACAATACACTGTCATAGCATCCTATGAGGAATATGAGGACAGAGAGCAGCAATTTACTGTAAATGGAAATGATCAAGTGGTGAGCATCTATATGGATCAAACCTTGTATGATCTTACATTTGTTGTAACAGAGGATAACGGTATCATTTCCAACGGTACAAGAATAACACTTAATCAAGGAGGTGCAGGAGAACAAACAGGTCTAACTAATAACGGACAAATCAAATTCTCTGTTCCGAGAATGCGTTATGATTGGGTGGCTTCGAAGCAATATTTCAGTGATCAGATAGGGGTTGTGCAACCAAATGATCTTCCAAAAACAGTGAATGTTGCAATGCCAAGAAAAGAAACGAGAGTGCAGTTCTATGTTTATAATTCCGATACAGGACTTCCAGTTTCAGGAGCTTCTGTAAAACCAGAAGGACTTAGTACGCAAAATACAGGGGCGGACGGCACAACGACCTTTATGATGCAGATGGGAAAAACTTACAGATACGAAGTTTCTGTTTATGACTATCAGCCTACGGAAGGTTCTGTCACAGTTAATCAGGAATCAATGCCACAGCAAAGGGTAGGTGTTTCTAATAAGACTTACAGTGCTCATATTACAGTGAAATCCCGAAATGGATATAACATTAATCGAGCTTACGTAACTTATGGAGGAAAGAGTGGATACACCAATTCACAAGGACAGCTTACACTTACTGGAATACAATCAGGGTCGTATAATGCCACTTGTACGGCAGACAATTATCAATCCCAAACGAAAAACAATATTGCAATATCGGGAGCTGACACGTATATAGATTTCACCCTTGACTATGAGCTTACGACAACTTATATTTATCTTAGAAAGGAAAATGTATTGCAACCTTATGCTTCCGTGAATATAAGAACTACCGCGCCTGACGGATCGTCTTATTACAGTGGTACAGATCAGACAAATGGAAGTGGTAGGATAACAGTTTCTTCCCCTTCTGGAGGTTATGTGTATGCTTCCGCTACGGATTCGGAATGTGTAGGGACAGGGGATGAATCAACGGACGCAGGAGGGAGCAGTATTTACCTTTATCTTTGGAAAGCTCTTATCGTTTCTTATAGCGGATCGCCTCAAACGCCATCTGTATCAAATGGCGTTTATGAAATAGTGGGGAGAGAAGTAAGAGTACAAGGCGGAAGTAGAAATACAAGTAACCCTTCTACTGTGTATGCCAATTTCAGAAATCATACAAGAGCTACTGCAATCAAACAGTGGCCCGAATCATTTTCTATTCAGGGAAGTTCTGGCACTTATAATGTGGACGCTGCCGGCGGCAACCATTCTGCCTTTAGAGGATGTACAAGTCTTTCATCGATTGCAACAAACACAATTCCTTCTATTTCAGGGGGTGTTATCTGTTGGTTTAGAGATTGCACAAGTCTTAGGTCTATTCCTTCTGGTTTGTTTACCAAAATGACAGGTAATTCTTGTGCGGGTGCTTTCTGGAGCAGTGGGGTTACAAGTCTCCCGAGTGGTCAACTTGTTCCTACTTCATGTGTTTATCATTCTTCCTTGTTTAGAAGTTGTAAGAGTTTGACTTCATGCGTTGGCAATGGTACTTTTGGAAGGGGAGGTGGCACAGAAGATTTCCATGCTGTATTTTTTGAATGTACGGCTTTGAAAAATACAGGAGGTCAATCAGCTACAAGTTCTCCATTTAGCAATTCAACGAATGCACAGCATATGCAATATACATTTCAAGGCTGCACAGCCATAACCGAACTTCCGGTATTATGGTTCAGATATTGCACAAACATTGTTTCTTTTGTTGGTTGCTTTGTCGGTTGTACAAGTCTTGTTGACGGTTGGTCTACTGCTATGTTCTCTTACTCTTCGAAGGCAACAAATATGCAGTCATTGTTTGAGAATTGTACTTATTTGTCTATCCCTTATGGGCAGGGACTTCCGTCAAGTGTAACAAACGCTTCAAGAATGTTTGCGAATTGTAGGAATTTATCTGATATATCTTCTTTTAATATGAAGAATGGAAAGTTGCAGAATGCAGAAAGTATGTTTGAGAACACGGGTGTGAAACAAATTCCCGCTAAGTTCTTTAATGATCTTACGACACTTACTAATCTTAGGAGATGCTTTGCAGGATGCACGTCACTCACTTCTTTTGGAAGAACAGGGAATTATGTAGGACAACCAGGAACATCTGCACGACTTGTGAATGTGGATATAGGAAATCAGTTTAATAATACCAATTTTGAGAATATCAGCGGTAATTTGAATTGTACTGAAATGTTTGCAAACTGTACAAATCTTTCTTTAGGAACAGAACAGACCTATGCAGTTTCATACACGTCCCTATACGATAGATCATCAGCAGGTGTAGGAAAGGTTAATATGGACAGAATGTTTTATGGTTGCTCGAAACTTGGAACTGTCCCTGTTATTCAAATTCTTTCCGGATCGTCTAATTATGTGAAGATAACGGAATCTGGGAACAATAACGTAACAAGTCACAGCCAGACTTTCACAGGTACAAATTGTCAGAATGTTCCGAGTGGATGGAAATAAGTTTAAAATTTTAAAAATATACTGAAAATGAGCAAGTTAAACGTTAGCAGAAATGTATTTTTGGAGAAAGAAGAGCTTTCAAATATGATTTCTTTCTTTGCTACAGCACCGCTTATGAAGGCGGTGCTACAGGCATCTTATTCTTTTGGGATGATTACGAATGACCCGTCTAAGATCAATCCTAATACAGTTAACAAACCAGTAGAAGATGAAAATCTTATAGAACCTTTTAAAGTGGAAACAGGAACAAACTCTGGCACTATTAAGGTACTTCCTGGGATGGCTCTTACCAGCGCTGGGAACTTTATAGATATCAATGTAGAAGACAACATCGTTGTGCCGAATGACAGCAATTTCTATTGGGTGAAGATTGCATATAAAACAAGAAATTACGAAAAGGGATATGTAAGCGTAAACTCACAAGGTATCGTTTCCGGTTCTGTGGATTTTACAGGTAAGGTAAGAGGTCAATCTTCATCAACTCCTGTTTCTATTAGGTTTGAAAAACAAGACGGTTCTGTTCCTTTGAATAATGGCGTTTATCAGATTGTAAACATAATTGACAGCCAAAACTTACTTCTTACATCCGCAACTACATTTGTAGCGGAATCGAATTTAAGAGCTATTGTGCTTGGGACACTTCCTTTGGGAGGTGTATTGACTTCCGAGCAGCGAAACGGTTTATACACTTATGATGATTATGTCATTTCTTTAGTACCGGAAGTTAGCATAAGCACTCCGCCGGAAAAAGAACCGGACGAGTATTATATTGCACGTGTTCAAAATTCCGGTGGTACGGTATCCGTTTACAATGAAGTGAAAAGCGAATATTGGTCGCTTGGGAATATATTCATGTCAACTTCTAAAAGTTAAGGCTTATGTTACGGTTTTATTATACGGTCAGTTCAGGATATAACAGTCCGCAGTCCAAAGTTTCAGATTCGTTGGGTGGATATAAATCTTCCACTCTTGTGCCTAATGATGTATTTGGTAATTTATTTGATGAAATAAGCCTTAATTTGGCTTCAAATCCTCATAGCCAATATGTTGCTCTTGTTTTGAAAAATGAGGGCACAGAAACGCTTAAAAACGTTAATATGTGGTTTTCTGCCGTAACGGAGAATCCGTATGGGAAAATCATGGTAGGGGCAATAGGAATGAACAAGAATGAAAACGATAATCCGGTTACACCAAGAACATCTTCTATTTATGAGAAGCCCTATTGGATTCAATTTTATGACGCAACGGAAGACGATAAAGTTACATTGGGTGACATTGAACCGGATGCTGAAATTTGTTTGTGGTTCTCACGGGTACTTGATGGAAAAATTATTCGAGAAGACTATAACAATGTGGCAGAGAGAGATACGAACACCCAAAACCGCTATAAGAAGGTTGAAAAAGAGACCGATGAGATTTTTAACATTAATTTGGTTTGGGAATAGTTACAAAAGTTGTAGTTTTGCTGACGAGACAGGGGAACAAAAACTTCCCCTTCTTTTATCACTTAAAATATACAACTTTTGTATACAATGATTTTATAATCTAATTTCGACAGCAATGACAAGACGAGAAGAATTTGAAACGATTTATGAATACTTACAGGGGAAACTGACAAACAACCCGAAGTATGAGTTTCATGCAAAAAGAAAAGACAAGGAAAGGATAAAAGATTTTCTTGAAAACGAAATAGTGGGGAACCTTTGGAACTATCTTACCTTCCAGTTCAACAGGCAGGTTTTTCTTTTGTCGGTGTCGAAATTGAGTATTGTTCCTCTTCCTAATGTGATAGGGAAAGCAGCTATTGAAAGATGGAGAAAACGAACACAAAAGGATATGTGGTTTACCTCTAAATTCGTTATGGAATACGACCTTAGAAACCCTATCCAGAAAGAAGAAGTCTTGTCTGATTCCTATTTGGATAAAGAAAGACAGCTTTACTTTGATACACCAAGGGGATATATCCTTTGTGAAAGCTATGATGGGTTTTTATATCATGATGAAAAATGCAAAGGATGCAGGTACATAAAATTGTGTGAAGAAAAATACAAAGGATAAATGAAGAAGAAAAGAAAGGAACTTGAAGTTAAAATCGTCCCTTGTTTTTACGATACGAAAAGAGCAGAACTTTTGGTCGTAAGGTACGGGTGGTTTGGAAATCCAAAGTTTGTAAGGAGTTTTGGGTTTATCTATCTTTCGAGCAAGGAAAGTGAGAAAAAGATGGACTATGTGTGTGAATTAATAGATAGGTTTAACAGAATACAAAGTTTTAATAATTATGGAGCAAAAAGTAATGTATGATGTGCGTTCAGCACTTATGACAGGTGAAATCAAAGAAGTGAAAAAATGGGAAACAACTACTTTCAGAGGTCTGGAGTATATCATCCCGGAAGGAGAACGTGAAATGGCTAAAATTGGCAGAGATGTGTTTTTCACAAAAGAAGAAGCAAAGAAAGCTATTAACGCAACGGTTGATAAGAGAGTTCAGTATCTTGAAAATCAGATTGAAAGAATTAAAAGCTATAAGTTTGAGTAACGTGCTGAAAAAGAAGGAGAAATACGAATATCGTCCTTGTAAAAGATGTGGTGAAAATCATTACATCTACAATAGGATGAAGTGGCTCTGTAAAGATTGTGACACAGAAACAGTCAAAGAACGCAGGGGTGATCTTCAATCTTTATTTATGGAGATATGGGAAGAAAGACCACATGTTTGCGTGAAATGTGGAAAACCTTTGGGAGACGAACCAAAAGCTATTTTCTTTTCACATATCAGATCAAGAGGTGCAAGACCGGATTTGAAGATGGATAAGAACAATATTGAACTTCTTTGTTCCGCTTGTCACAGATTACATGAATTTAACGAAAGGGAAATCGTATGAAAAAGATTCTTGTATTGACGGTATTGTCGTTTATTCCCCTTCTTGTTTCTGACGCAAAAGTTCTTTCCACTACGAAAGAAGATAGAGATAAGGTTGTGTGGGAAAGGTTGGTTCATGCCATTTGCATGGTTGAATCCGGTTGCGATGATAAAGCGAAAAACAAGGTAAGCTCCGCTTCTGGTAGGTTTCAGATGTTGAAGGTTTATGTGGACGAAGTGAATCGGATAAAAGGGAGACATCTCTATTCCTATAACGACAGGTTCGATCCTTTGAAAGCAAGAGAGATGTTTGAAATTTACCAACAGCATTACAACCCAAACAAGAACATTGATAGGGCGATTATTCTTCATAGAGGAAAGAAGTCAAAGAGCTACATTAAGAATGTAAAACAAGAAATGAACAATTTATAAATTTGATACCATGAAAGTATGTTGGACGGAAGAAGGAAACTACTTCGAAGGGGAAGTGATTGATTCCTACCCTGTGGAAGATGGGACGATGTTAGTGGTAGAAGCAGAGAACAACTACAAAAGGTTTGTTCTTAGAGAATGGAACACATTAATTGAAATAGGGGAGGATGGAAATGCGATTGAATAACCTCGAATAATATTCAAAACATTATCAAGTAGTATAATTTTTGAGTATATAATCACCTATAATAAATAATTATGGTACATTTATATGAAACTAAATGAAAACATGGAATTGCTTCTTACTTCTATTTCCGAATTGCTTGGGGATATGAAAATGAACGTTTTCAAAGAGAAACTGGAGAAGGTGATTGCTCTTCCAAGTGACACAAGTGTAGCGGATTTCATAGAAGAATACACAAAATGGAGCGAAAAGAACTATTTCAAGAAAGAGAGACTGTTTGTCTTTTCAAACGGGAAACTGGCACTTACAAGGATATATATAGTCTCTGCTGAAATGAAATATACGGATGAGGGGATACCGGAAATAATCATAAATGAAATGCCGGATGCTGTCAATTTAAAAGACAACCCCTATAAAAATATCCATATACGATATGAAAACGAGGATGATTGTTCTCGTGATTTTGATAGACTGAAATTAGTTTTAAACTGATAGAGTGTGGAAATATTAACAAAAAATTTGAATCTTACAGGAATGACAGAGTATTTCAATCAACATTTCTCGAAAAGAAATGGTAAGAAATTCACTCTGTGGGATATTAGAGCTTATAGTATGACAGGGAGTGTTTCTGCTTATATAGGTGGAGGAAATCTGTATATCGATCCATGTGTACCGGAAGGAGGAAATGTGAGGTTATGGCAGCTTGTAAGAGATACAAACAGACAAAAATTTAGAAGATGAAAACAAAAGTGTATGTTAGCTTGCCTATAACAGGGTATGATTTGGAAGAAACAAAGAAACATGCAAATCAAGTTAAGAAATGGCTTGAAGAAAAAGGGCATGAAGTGATAACGCCTTTTGATGCTTGCAGTGAACCTGATAAACCCTATTCCTATTACATGGGAGAGAGCGTTAAGGCTCTTTTGGAGTGTGATGCCGTTTATTTTGTTTTTGATTGGGCAACATCAAAAGGCTGTATGGCAGAGTTTGAGATAGCAAGAGTTTACGGGAAACAAATAATGATGTAGAGATGAAAAGTGCAAGCAAGTATATAATTTGTTATGACCTTGAAACTTCCGGGCTTCCTTCCGCAGAAAAACCGGCTTTTGATGTTATTGCGGCGATAGAGGTTGCCTTTGTTGTCATAGATATGGAAAAATTGGAAGTATGCGAAGAATTGTCTATGATATTTCCGCGTGATTACAAAGAAGGTCTTGTCTATTCTTCGGAAGCAGAAGTGGTACACGGGATAACGGAAACAATTCAAAAGGAAAAGGCTATGTCTCTGAAGGATATATTCAAGAAATGCCAGGCACTTTTTAAGAAGTACAAGAATCCCAGACAAATGTGCACGTTATGCGGACATAACATAGTAGGGTTTGATAATGCTTTTTTGGAGAACTTCTTCAAGTTTATGGGGGATGATCTAAAGAAGTATGTAAAGTTTTCCATTGACACTATGCAAATGGCACACATGTCTTACCTGGAATTGGAAAACTATCAGCTTCATACTATTTGCGACAAGGAAGGGATCGACCTTGTAAATGCGCACCGTGCAGGTGACGATACCTATGCAAATGCGCTACTTATGATAAATTTCGTAAAGAAACTTCGAGGGGAAGGGACAACTGCCGAACAAGATGGTATGACGGTCAAGAATCCTTTCCGAGAAAAATTTGCTTTGTAAAGCATGGCAATAGTATATAATTCAAAAGGTGGGATTCTGACTGATTTGCAAGCAAAAAGGTTGTTTACTACTGTGGACGATATAATAGACAGGCTTCCTTCTCCTACTATATCCCAACTCTTTTCAGGGGGATATAAAAGGGATATGGATAAAATGCTTGAAACTATTATAGATCAGACAGAGTATGCAATGAATTTTGGACGATCTCTTGATACTGAAAAATTGGGATATGTGGACAACTTGTTTGCTTCAATGGATGAAAACCTAAGAATCCTTTCGTACAATTATTTCAATGCGACTGTCCTTTCCAATTTCAATTTAGGATGGAGAAATTTGGAATGGGGAAACCTTACGCAACTTTTCCCGTGGAGTAGTTATTTGTGTTCAAGGGGTTCTGGGAAGTGCAATATTATTGATACTCCGATAGTTATGGCTGACGGATCAATAGAGAAAATCCAAAATATTAAAGTTGGGGATAAGGTGATGGGACAGGACTTCAAATCTCGAAAAGTTTTAGAACTTCACAGAGGAAGATGTCCTATGTATGAAGTAAGGCAAATAGGTGGTATGGATTATACCGTAAGCGAAGGACACCTGCTTTGCCTATCCGATAGGAGTATTGTTCCTGTAGAAGTGGCGGAAATGAACCTTAGAAAGGGTTTTTCCTATAAAGGTTACAGGTCTACTAAGAACGGGTTAAAAGAGACGGAAATTTATGTGTCTTTGGTCGGTGAAGATGATTATTACGGCTTTGCCTGTGACGGAGACCATAGGTTCTTGCTTGCGGACGGTACGGTTTGTCACAACAGCTATATGTGGTGTTATTCCTTTCCTTTGTGGCGATTGTATTCTTACACGAGGCCTATGCTTTATGGAGGTGATACGGTTGATAATAAGAATCGGAAAGAGACGGCTATGATCACAAACACTATGACACTTGCAAAGGTGCATGTGAACAAGATCATAGAAGAAATCACTACTAACGATATTTTAAAAGAAAAACTTGATCCGAATGGAAAGGCGAAATTAGGTGAAACAGCAATAGAAGGTGAGAATGGTGCTATCCTCCATGTCCGCGGTAAGGACGGGTTTATTCGTGGTCTGCACGTTGGTGCAGCAATCATAGACGATATGCCGGACGAAAGTTCTTTGTATAGTGATGAACAAAGGGAAAAGCTGAAAGAAGTTTTTAGAGGTACAATTACACCTATTGTAGAGCCATACGGGTATTTGATTGTATCCGGTACACCTTATTCAACTGCTCCGAATGAACTGTACAATGTAATAAAAGGTGACAAACGCTTCTATTCGTTTGAATACCCTATTGTTTTCCCGGATGGCAGACCACTTGCACCGGATAGATACACCTTTGAAGATATAAAAGCAAAAAGGACGGAACTTGGTTCTATCGTATTTGCCCGTGAGTATTTGGTTATCCCTATTTCCGATAACTCAACGATCTTTCCTTATGAGTATTTAAGAAGGTCAACTACAGGGATGGACAAAGTTTCTTTTGCAGATAGTATAGAATTTTTTCCGTTTGAACTTCAAAGGGTAGTGGTAGGATGTGACTTTGCTGTTTCCGGTAATATCGGTGCGGACTACACTGTCTATTCTGTTTGGGGCATTGACTATTCGAACAACTTCTATCTGATAAACTATTTCCGTGCAAAAGGAATGTCCCATAACGAACAGGTAGACAAGATCGTTCTTTTCAACCGTTTGTATAAGCCAGATAAAATAGTATGTGAGGCAAATGGCTTCCAAGGGATTTTGTCTGCACTTGCAAGGGAAAGGGGACTCTCCAATATCGAGCAGTTTACGACAACAGAAGGAAACAAGAAAGACCTCTATTCCGGTCTTCCGTCTTTGTCTGCTATGTTTGAAAGAGGACAGATTAAAGTTCCTTACAAGGAAGGGGACACAAGACAAAAGGTAGAGTTGATGTTCAGTGAGTTTGCGTCCGTTACTTTCAGAAGCGATAAAGGGAAATTGGAAGCGAGTTCGGGACACGATGACATTGTGATGTCAAATTTTTTATCCATACATACCCTTCGCGAAGAAAATGGATCAGGTAATAGTTTTAGTATAAACATGGTGTAAAATAAAATATAGGAAATGGGCAAACTGAATCCCGGCTTCATGGCGGAAATCTTTAAATTGATGTTTTCCGATGAAGTCATAATGCGTATAGCTTCGGAATATTTGAAATATGAATTGATTCCTAAAGAATGGGTAGGATACAAATTCATTCTTAGGGAAGCGATCATACAATATACAGAAAAGAACAAGTTACCTTCTATTGGTGCTATTTGTCAGAAATTATGTGACGAGGATGCCGTGCAGCTCGCTGCAAAGGAAATAAAGAAGGCAGCTTTGATAGACAGGGAAATTGCAATAGATCAATTGCAGTCTTTTGTCAAGGAAACAGAGTTTGAACTTCTTTCAAGGAAAGTGCATGACTTGTACGAAGAAGGAAAGAAGGAGGAAGCAATACGTGTCAATGCCGAAGAATCCCAAAGGATATTGGAAATGTCGTTTCGTTCCAAATCAGGCGGTTTTCAGTCTGTTTTTGGGGGTTTTCATGAACGGATGATAGAAAGACGCATGGAAAGCGATACTGTCTCTGAAAAGCCCGTAAAAGTACCTTTTGGAGTGGACAGATTGGATGATGTTTCTTTTGGTGGTATGGAAATAGGAGATACATCTCTTTGGATTGCTCGAAGCGGTACGGGTAAAGCGTTGACTTTGGACAGCAAAATTCTCACTCCTACTGGTTATATTTTGATGAAAGATGCTAAGGTAGGGGATATTATTTGTGATAGAAAAGGCGGTACTCAAACAATAGTTGGCGTATATCCTCAAGGAAGAAAGAAAGCGTATCGAGTAACTTTTGCAGATGGAAGTTTTGTTGATTGTAGCAAAGATCATCTTTGGACGATATGGGATAATTATCACAACTCAAAAGGTTATGAAACTATACCTTTGTCGGAAATGATGGAGAAAGGAATTAAATTTGGCGGACACCATAACGGACAAAAATATCTTACTAAAAACAATATTGTAAGATACGGTCCTCATCCGCGTCCTCGTTTTTCTATACCATTGGTGGAAGGTATTGATTTTGGAGAAAAAGAAGTCTCTGTTGATCCCTATACATTGGGAGTTCTTTTAGGTGATGGGTGTTTTTCTGCTAAAGCTGGTGGTTTAACTGTAACATTGCCAGATGATGAAATTAGAGAAAGGCTAAAGTTTCCCGAACAGATGTGTTTAAAGTATGTAGCAAGATTTGGATATAGGGTTAACAAAGAGGAAAGTGAGCATAATTTCCGATATTATTTAGAAAAATACGGACTTTACGGAAAACTTTCTCATGAAAAATTTATTCCAAAAGATTATATTTTCAATAGTAAAGAAGTTCGTCTGGAAATTCTTAGAGGACTTTTAGATACTGATGGGTATGTTGAAAAAACAGGACAAATAGAACTTTCTCTATCTTCTAAACAGTTGATAGAAGACGCTACTTTTATTGCAAGGTCATTAGGATGTTTGTGTAAAATATCAGAACCAAAAAGAGCTTCTTATGTAAACAAAAAAGGAGAAAGGGTTATTTGTAAATACAGGTATAGATTGAGAATCACCCCTCCTAAAGGATTAGATTTATTTCATCTTTCAAGGAAACACGAAAGAGAGATAAATCCTAAGAAAAAGAATTTTGTTGAAAGAAGAATTGTGTCCGTTGAATATATTGGCATAAAAGAAATGCAGTGCATAAAAGTGTCAGGAAAAGAAGGACTTTTTCTTACAAATGATTTTATCGTTACTCACAACACGACTGTATTAAAATGGCATGGGTATTCTGCTGCCATTAGAGGTGTTCCGGTTCTTCATATCCAGTTGGAAGGTGGAGTTAAAGCCTGTATGCAAATATACGACCAGCTATGGTCTGCCCAATCCTATTCTGACATTAAATCCGGTAACATTAGTCCAAAGGATAGAAAGAAGATAGAACAAGCTATCAAAGAGGTAAAGGAACTTAGCTCTGACATTGAAGTGTATGGATTCAAAAAATTCGGACAGGCTTCCATGAGTGATGTTAGGCAACTTTGTTATGACTATTTTAATACACATGGCAAGTTTCCCGGATTGGTGATACTCGATTCTTTGGATTTGGTAAAGACCGGTATATCCAAAAAGATAGATTCTGATCCTGATCACAAGAAAGAAAAACTACAGACTTGTGCCCAGCTTTTGAAGAACTTGGCGGATGAAATAGGTGCTCCTATCATTACGGCCACACAGACAAGTGATGTCCCGTTTGAAGTATGGAACAACCCGGATAAGGTGATTGACCGTTCTTATACAGAAGGTGACAAAACGCTTGTAAAACCTTTCTCCTTTGTGTTTACTCTGAACATGACAATAGAAGAAAAAGCAAACGCAACAGCCCGTATTTATGTCGATAAGCTCCGTGATTACAAGGAAAGTCAAGAAGTGATCACGATTGCTACCAATTACGACAAAAGACGGTTCTATCACAGGGGGCGAACGATGGAAATGTATAATCAAGTCTCTGAAAGGAAAGAAGAAAAGAAACAAGCTCGCAGAAAAAAGGCACAAGCAGATAAAATGGAAAGTATTTAGGGCTATGATACGGATAGACGAAGAAGAAGTAAAGGCAGCAATTGGACTTCGCATATTCGGTTCGCAGGGGTGGCTCTCCAATAAAAACATGGATTGTCCCTATTGTGGAAAATCGAAGAAATGGGGTGTCCTTTTGAATCCTCACGGAGGTGTGTTCCATTGTTGGAAATGTGGTAGCAAAAAACCATTGAAGGATTTTCTGGACAAGATAGGAAGGAAAGACCTTATCCGAATGGAATACCAAAATTCATTAAGTGTAAAACTTACACCTTTGAAAGATGATGTGGACGAAGATGTGTCCGAAGAATTGTCGGAAGTAAAACTTCCCCTTCGTCTTGAAAGACTGAAATCTGACCCTTATTTAGACGAAAGAGGGTTTAGAGCGTATCATTACGCGCTCTTTGAACCGTCCGAAACCAAATCTATTTTAGAGAAAGATTTGAAAAACTACATCATCTTCAAAATGAAAATGGATGATAAGCTGGTGGGATGGCTCGGCAGAAGCAGGTATTCCAAAGAGTGGCATAAAAGAGATTTGGAAAGAGCAAAAGAAACCGGCACTAAGCCGCATTTACGGTACGAAAATAGCATAGGGACGAACTTTACAAAAATATTAGGCGGTTACAATGAGCTTTCTTCTATTACAAAGGACGTGATAATAGTGGAAGGGTTATTTGACAAAGTAGGTATAGACAATCTTTTAAAACTTTGGGATTGCAGGGATTTGAAGTGTGTGTTCACTTTTGGGAACAGTATAAGTAAAGAACAAGTATCCTATTTGGAAAGAAAAGGGGTAAAGAATGTGATTCTGATGTATGACGATGCGACTGTTGAAGAATCCAAAAGTGCAGGACTGATGCTTGCAAAAACATTCAATACCAAGATAGCTTATCTTTACAAGTCGGGCATTGACCCGGGAGATATGGATATTGATTACTTGGAAGAAGTTTTGAATAACTTGTATGACCCTATCAATTTTTACGTCTCTAAAATCAAGAAAATGTGGTAGGTTATTCCTACTTTTGTTGAAAATCACAAATCATAAAATCAAATGGACAGAAGCAGAGAATTGTCGATAGACGAATATTTGAAAGTGCTCCAATTGGAATACTTTACCCACAAGGTAAGAAGCCTTATTTTTGATAAGCCGGAATTTGTCAAGATGGCAAATGATATCGCAGAGTTTAAAAAGGAACGGATCGAGTTGTTGGCAAAAAGACATTTTAAACAGTCTATTTTCTTTTCGGTGGAAGAATATTTTTCTTTTTATGAGAAAGAGTTCTTGAACCCTACCGGTATTCCCAATTTCCAGTATTCCACCAATGAACAGAAAAGAAACTCGCAGTGGTTTTGGGATATGATCTATTTGCTTGGAAAGGATCAGATTGTTATTTATGATGACAAAGAGTATCGGATTCTGAAGAACGATATAAAGAACCAGACAGTCACTATTAAGGTGAACGGAAAGAAAAAAGATGTGGAATATTCAAATATCAAAATAAAAAGGCTTATCATGTGTTTTGATGGTAAGTTATTATAAATCAATTAATAAAAATTTCGTATTATGACTTTTAAAGAGTATGAAGCGCACGCGGCTTCAACAGCTTGCTATGCAAAAGAGGTAGCTATCCCGTATGTAGTAATGGGACTTACCAATGAATTGGCAGAAGTTTTTGAAAAGGTGGACAATGCTGCCAAAGCAAAGGAAATCATGAAAGAAGTAGGAGACGTCCTTTGGTATGTTGCAATGACAAGACAGGAATTGGATTTAGCTGCATTGGAGTTTCCCGAAGAATTGCGCAGATTGGACGATACGGATGTGTACAGATTAAGTCCCTCTTATTTGCTCCAACAGGTAGGTATCATTAACGGTCAAGTGAAGAAATACTTCCGGGACGATGATTACAGCAAACCTTTCCCCGAAAAAAGAAAAGAACTTTGTCATACTGCATTGGAACAAATTCTTGTGGGATTGCAGAACCTTGTTACCTACATTGAGGGGAAAGAATCAAACCAGTCTTTGATTTCCATTGCAAAACAAAATGTGGAAAAGCTGGCAAAGAGAAAGGCGGAAAACAAAATTCACGGTGATGGAGATAATCGGTAATGGTTAGGGCTGTAACTTTTTTGGGAGCTTCTTGTGTCGGAAAGACTTCTGTGTTTGAGCTTTTAAAGAAAGACAGATCGTTTGATCGGTTCGACAAAATAGATAGCATAACAAGACAGTTGGTAAAGGAAGGGAAGATAGAGCCCTCCTTTACTTCCGTCCAAAATCAAAAACTGATTTTTGACAGGTATGCGGAATTGCTGAACACAGATTGCTATGTTTCCGATAGAAGTATAATAGACGTGCATACGTTTACGAAAACAATCCCTGCTTCTATCCAAAGGGACGCGGAATTGAGAAGACAATTGGATTTTATAAACGTCAGCGAATATTTTCTTCCTATTATTTTTTATTTTCCTATTTATTGGGAGGCGGAAAACGATGGGGAAAGAATGGCGGATATAGAAAGAAGAAAACGCTGGGATACGGAAATAAGAAAGTTCTTGATGGAAAGAAAATTGCCTTATGAAGTGATACCAAATGACACTCCTTTTAACCGGCTGAAGTTTATAAAAAGTGTTTTAAATACACGAATAAACTTAGGTTAAATGCAGGGTTAAGGATTGTAAAAACATACAATTGTTGCATACAAAAGTTGTATGTTTGCTTGTGAAAACGAAAAGAAGAAAATACGATGGATCGACTTTTAAACGAGTTGGAGGAATATCTTTCTTCCAATACTATACAATACTCTCTCGATAAGGAAAATTACACTGTTTCCTTTGAGGGGAAATCATACGAAGTCTTTGAACCTAACGAGGACGGATATTTCTTTTCAGAGGATTTTCGTTGGGATTGTGAACGCACTGAAGAAGATGGTTATATCTTCCGTCTTGGTGGTGTATGGTACACATTGGATAAAGGGAAGGAAAACGAGCCTAAACTGAACCGGGTAAAATGGAGAGGGCAAAGCGAAATGGCAGGTCTTTCTACTAATTTCTTGGGAGTGCACGGATCGTTTGAACTTTTGAATGGTACGGGATTGTATCCAGATTGGGTAAAGAAAGCCAAATTCTTAGGGATAGAAAGACTGGGGATTGTTGAAAAAGCAACTTTGGCAGGTGCGCTCAAATTTCAGAATGCCTGCAAGGCAGAAGGAATTGTATCTGTGTTTGGTCTGGAAGTCCCGGTAAAGGATGAAAAGAAGGACATAGTCTATACTTACAAAATCTACGCAAAGAACGAAAAGGGCTGGCAGCATTTGCTTGCATTAAACAAGGTTTTGAATTGTGGCGATAATGGAAAATTTGTTTCTCCAAAAGACATGTCGGAACACGTTTCAGATGTGTATATTGTGTTTGATCCGAAAACGATACAGTTTGAAGATGTTCCTATCCTTTTGAGAAACAAACCCAATGTGTTTTGGCAGGTTGATACCGTGAAATACACAAAGAACGATAGGGATACCTTCTATTTGATGAACTTTGAACAGTTCTATAAGTCCAAAATGAAGCCCGTAGCTATTTGTGATGCTTATTATATTGAGCCGGAATATGCCATACTTCGGGAAGTCGTAAATAAGATTGACGGGAAAGTAAACTACAAATCCGGCAATCAGTATTTCAAAGATGAAGCAACTTACATGGAAGAACTTCTTTCTTTGTTCGGGGATAGTGAAAGAGGGGAGGAATTTTATATGGTAGCAAGGACTAACGCTGATATGATTGCGGAAAATTGCAACTTTGAAATTCCTACTGACAGCCGACATCTTCCCCGTTATGAAATGACAACAGAAGAAAAGAAAAAATACGCTTCCAATGAAGATATGTTTGATTCTTTGATTTACGAAGGATTGGAGAACAAACCAGAACTTTTGGAAGATTACTCGGAGGATGTACTGGTAGAAAGAATTGAAAGAGAATCAGATGTAATCAAATATGGGCAAGTTGTTGATTACTTTTTGATTTTGCGTGATATTGTCAATTGGTGCAAAAAGAATAATATCTTATTAGGTGGAGGACGCGGAAGTTCCAGTGGCTCTTTGATTTCTTATTTGTTTGGGTTAGTAAATACAAATCCATTGCACTTTGGTTTGATTTTTGAAAGGTTTTTGAATAAAGGTAGAGTTTTGTCTAGCCTTCCAGATATTGATACAGATGTGCCGGGAGAATACCGACCGGCAGTAAAACAATACATGGAAAATCGTTTTGGAGCTTCACAAGTTTGTTCTGTAGGTACATACACTACCTTACAGATAAAACAGGCTATAAATGATGTAGGAAAGATTTATGGAGCTTCAATCCCTACCCTTAGGAGGCTTACCAAAATGATAGAAGATGTAAAGACAGAAGAAGATTTTTTGAAACTTGCTTGCAAGAGGCCAGAAATAAATCAATTTCTGAATAAATATCCAGAGATGATGAATGTTGTTTTCCTTCTTCTTGGACAACAAAAGGCAGCTTCTATTCATGCTTGTGCTATGATGATCTTTCCAAAAGAAAAGTCAATGTACGAATGGTGTCCGGTTAGAAAATCGGGTGATTTGATTATCAGTGAATGGGAAGGTGGAGAAATGGATGAAGCCGGCTTTTTGAAAGAGGATATTCTTGGTATTGAGCAATTGGATAAATTCACTGATATTCTGAATCTGATTGAAAAGAATACGGGTAGGAAAATCAATCTCTATTCAGATATTGAGTATGACGATCCAGAGGTTTACAGGTATTTTGCAAATGGTTGGCTTAGTGACATATTCCAGTTTTCGGCAAAGGGATTGTGTGCCTATACTCAAAAATTGAAGCCTAAAAACATGGATGATGTAGTGGCAGCACTTTCTTTGTTCCGTCCTGGGCCAATGGAAAATGGTTTTCACATGGACTACATTGCTTTGAAAAATGGAGAAAAAGAACCGGAATATCCTATTGGAGCGGAAGAAATTCTGAAAAATACTTATTCTGTGTTGGTATATCAAGAACAGATTATGAACATTTGCAATCAACTTGCTGACTTTGACTTAGTTACATGTGATAAAGTAAGAAAATCATTAGGTAAGAAAAAGTTAGATGTTTTACTTCCATTAAAAACTAAATTTATTGAAGGATATGTTGGTAAATTTGGAAGCAAAGGGGTAACAGAAAAGAATGCTGAAATTCTTTGGGAACAGATGGAGGAATTTGCTAAGTATTCGTTCAATAAGTGTGTGAGTTTCAGGACTTTAGTATATGTTGTTGGATTAGGGGAAATAACAGTTGAAAGATTGTTTCATGTTTTTTACAATCAAGAATGCAACTCTTTTATGGCAAAAAGTATGAAACAAAATGGTTCGTTGTATTTTTCCAAAATAAAAGACGTTAGGTATTCCGGCAACAGACCTGTATATGAAATTTCTCTTGTTGATGGGAAGAAGATAAGAACAACAGGAAACCATAAATTCCCTACAACAGAAGGGAAGGTATATGCAGAGTTTCTTATGGGAAAAACTTTGTTTGTTGCTAATGATAGCTCCAATGCGCAAATGGCAAATGTTATTTCTGTAAGATTTGTAGGCAATGAAGATGTGTATGACATTGAAATGGAAGATGAAAATCACAATTTTGTTGCAAATGGAATTGTAACCTGTAACAGTCATGCTGCTGCATACGCTATCAATGCTTACAATTCTTTATGGCTGAAAGTGCATTATCCTTTGGAATTTTGGTCGGTTGCTCTGTCCCGTGCAAGTGAAGATGACTTTCCTCAATACGTCAATGAAATGCAACAGACGGAAGGAATAGAAATTAAGCCTGTAAATATCAACAAGTCTGATATAAACATTGTAGCGAACAAAAAAGACAATAGTATCTATTGGGCAATCAATGCAACAAAACAAGTAGGAGAAAAGGCACAGAATCAGATTATGGAAGAACGCTCCAAAAACGGGGAGTATTTTTCTTTGGCTGAATTTATTGATCGTCACACATTCAAAGGGTCGGCAGTGAACAAATCCGTCATTGAAAACCTCATCTATTCCGGTGCGTTCGATATGATGGATGAAACAAGGGAATTTTCCAATATCTTTTCTGCAAGGGAGTTTATGCTTGGGAAATACCGGGAAAAGAACAAGATCAAAATTGACAAAGAAAAGGATGAATATTTTCTTGCCTTTGAAAAGAAAAAGATCGCAAAGGATTGGTGGTGGCTTTTACAACAAAAGAACAAGTCCGGTTTTGCTTTCTTTGACTACGAAGGATTGGTAAGAGAATATTTAAAGCCAAAAGTCAGAAACGGGGTTTTCTATAATGTGGAAGACTTGCAGAACTATGACGGGTCAACCTATGAAATGGTTATGGTAGGCGGTTATGTTTTGGAAGTGGAAGAAAGAGAAGGAAAGAAAGGACGGTTTGCCAACCTCTTGCTTGAAAGCAATTACAAATTCCTTCGTGTGGTTGTTTTCCCTGACGATTACGAGGAGAACGCAGACTTCTTTATATCTTCAAAGAAAAGCATCCTTCTTCTAAGTGGAAAGGCTAACTTTGACAAGTTTAAAGAAGAATATGTATTGCAAGTAAACAGTAACAGTAAATTTATAAAACTTGGGGTATGAAACTGGTAAGAAATATAGGAGATAAAGCGATAGTTTTACTCTCCAATGATTTGAAAAACGAATTGGACATGGATGCGGTGACTTCCATAGACCATGCAAATTTGTATGGGGAAATCGCCACTTGTTCCGTCCTGTTGAACAAAGTAGGGCTTCTTAGAGCACAAGCAGAATCAGAGTATGAATCTGCAAAAGTGGAATTTAATGTCTATAGGGCACAGCTTGCTACACAGATAAGACGTGAATCCATTGTAAACGGCGGAAAGGTAAAAGTGGAAGACATAGGACTTGTGAAGCTCACGGAAAGTTCTTTGGATGATATTTTGACAATCAATTCGGAACTACACGCCATGCAAAAGGATTTGATCAAAAAGAAAAAGCATTTGGCGGAAATAGACAGTCTCTATTGGGCTTTGCAGTCAAAGGACAAAAAGTTGACGGGACTTGTCCCGAAGGTGACACCGGAAGAATTTCTGGACAATCTGGTAGAAGGTGAAATTAACACATTTTTAATCATAAAAGAGAAATAACAGTTTATCTATCAATCAATTAAATTAAAAAGAATTATGAAATTTGACAAATCGAAATTCAAGAAGCAATCAATTGAAGATGTAGAAGCAGAAGTAAAACAGGCTGAAAAGACAATGTACAAAGGCAGTAAGAGCTATACAGGCTTTGCTACTGTTCAGAAAGGAAAGAATGTATTCCGTGTCGTTCCGGCAATGGGCAAAGCTTATGTAGCTTGCAAAATGTCCAAATTGCGTGTAGAAGTACCTACTTATGATGCGAACGGTAAGGTGACCGGCAAGGAGGTAAAAGACAAGAATGTTTTCTGTGCCGACATTCACGGAAAGAATCTTTTGAAAGGGAAAGACCCTATTGTCCTGTATTGCGACTATGTGAGAAAAAAGGCTTCCGAAGAATACCAGGACGATACGGAACGTAGAAAATTCCTTAACCCTATTATGGGGTACAAAAAAGGAAACAAGTTCGTATGGGGTATCAATCCGTCTTTGGCGTATGTTTGCTATGTGTACCAAGGAACAAAAGACTTTGCCCGTTTGCAATTGTACGGAACATGGATGAACCGCATAAAGGAAATCTCGGTTGAAATATCGGATGACGAAACGGTTTCTTTTGATATTTTCTCTCAATTGGAAGGAGCATACCCTCTTGTGATCACAATGGGGGAAGATGACAAAGGAAAGAAAACCTACTCTTTGTCTGCCGGTATTCCGAAAAAAGGACAAACTTGGGATGAGTTCTTTGAAGAAACTGTTATTCCTGATGAAGATATGGAGTATTTCTTGAATGAAGTTCCTACGCTGGAAGAAATTTATAAGGACGTTTATTCACAGAAAGACTTCAATCTAGCTCTTGACGGGTTGAAACGTTTTGACGAGGAAAACGGATACGATATTTTTGCTGACGATGGCTTCCTTACGGAAATAGAGGAAATGGCTGCTATGATCCCGGATGAGGATAGCAAAAACGATGAGGGGGAAGGTGAAACTCCTAAAAAGACAAAATCCACCTCTAAGTCAAAGAAAGTAGAAGAGCCGGAAGATGAGGACGAAGAAGAAAAACCTGCTCCAAGAAAGAAAGCTCCGGCAAGTGCACCGGCAAAAGAAAAATCAGCAAAAGTCGCTTCTTATCCTCCCCTTTCAAAGATGAAAAAGTTCTTGGAAGACTATATTGGAGAAGAGTACCCGGAAGCTGAATTGCCGGACGATCTGACAATAGCAGAGGTTCGTTCTTGGTATGATTTGGCACAAGCTGGCGAGGCACTTCCTTTCCCGGAAGAAGACGAAGATGAAGCTCCTACAGAAACGGCATCCGAACCGGAATCAGACGATGAGCCAGAAAGCGAAGATGATCCAAAAGAGCAATCTCCTGTTGATGAAGATGCTACGGACAAGGACGAAGAACTTCTAAAGGCTAAAGCAAGATTGCAAGAGCTGAAAGCCAGAATGAAAAAGAAATAATTTCTTCTTTTTAGTTTTCATATTTTTCTAATTTGGTTTGGGGACTTGAAATACAGTCCCCTTCCTTTCTAACAAAACAAACATGAGCAAAAAATATTTAGCTATAATCTCAACCGACCATCACCTGTCAGAGGGAAATGCTTCTACCATAAAAGATATTTTGCTGGAAGAAATGGAAATAGCCGACAAAAAGGGTATTAAAACTCATATCTGGCTGGGTGATGTTTTTGACAACAGGGTATCCCAAAGGGAGGTGTGCCTTTCCACACTCCATGAAATATTGGAAGCGTATGATGAAAACGGACATCAAATAATTTGTATTCCCGGTAATCATGACAAAACATCCTATTCAAGTCAAAAGTCATTTCTTACAGCTTTCAAGCATCATCCTTCTTTTACTTTGGTGGAAGAATTGGACGGTATGCAGATAGAAGGGGTTTATTGCTTTTTCCTGCCATTTTTCACTGATGACATTTTACTTGACGAATTGGCAGAAATCGGGGACAAGAGAAAGAAGAATATCCTATTTGGGCATTTTGCTGTAACCGGTAGTAAAAACATGGACGGTACAGAAGTAAAAAGTGAGCTGAAACCTTCCATGTTTGAGATGTTCAAAAAAGTGTATTTGGGACACTATCATAATTACCAGCGTGTAGGCAGTAACATTTACCATTTGGGAAGTGTCCAGCAGAACAATTTCGGAGAAGATGAAAAGAAAGGTTTCTGGCTTCTAGATTCTGATTTGGAGGTTGACCTCATTCCTTCCGCAAAAGGAACAGTATTCAAAAAGCTGGAAATCGACTTGGAGGAAACATCACACAAGCAAGCGGTGGCACTTATTAATAAATTCAAGAAAGAAAACCCTACCGCTCGTGTAAGAGTAGAGGTTTGGGGAGAGCAGTCTTCACTCGATGCTTTTGATAAAGATGCTTTTACAAAAGAAGGTGTGGACATCAAAAAGAAATTCAAGGAAATAGAAATAAAGGAAGTCCTTGCTCCTACCGTAGAGGTAAAGACTTTGGAGAAAAAGGATATAGAAGACAGATTTTCGTCTTTCTGCAAAGAAAACGGATATGATGAAAAAGAAGGAAAGGAAATTTTAAACAAACTGCTTTATGGCGAAGAAAAAGGAAACTAAAAAGATAGAAGAGGCTCTTGTTGTGACAGATGAACAACCTGTAGAAGAAAAGAAACCTAATCGTTTAGGTGATCTTATTTCAAGAATAGAAGATCGTTTTGGTAAGGATGCTGTAGCGGGCAAAAGACAGGACATTGAATTTGTCCATTCCGGTTCTTATTTGTTGGATGAAATACTTGGTGGAGGATGGGCAAAAGGTCGTGTTGTGGAAGCCTACGGAGGCTTTTCTTCCGGTAAGACAAGTATTGCTTTCCATTTGGCAACGGAAGTGCAGAAAACAGGAAAAGCGGTCGGGTATCTTGACACGGAAAACGCTGTTGACCCGAAATACATGCAGGCGATAGGAATTGATTTGTCCTCAGACAAGTTTATCCTTTCCCAGCCTTCTACCGCAGAAGAAGTACTTGAAATAGCAAAGGAAATGTGCAACGAGGAATCTATCGGACTTGTCGTGATTGACTCCATTGCCGGTCTTGTTCCTACCGCTCTTTTGAATGGAGAGGCAGGGGACGCACATATAGGACTTACAGCTCGCCTTTTAAGCTCCCAGGTAAATATTCTGAAGAACATCTGCAAGCAGACCGGATGTATCCTTTTTTGCATTAATCAAATCCGATCTAACATAGGCGGATACGGTGCTGCCACCACAACACCGGGAGGTTTTGCCATTCCTTTCTATGCAAGTCAGAGGATTGAGCTTGCTCGTGTGGGTTCTGAAAAGGAAGGGGAAACACAGGTTTCCAACAAGGTGAAGATAACTTGCAAAAAGAACAAGGTTGCACCACCTTTTAAAGCATGTCAAATCATTATCCGGTTCGGGGTAGGGATTGACAAGGTGATGGAAATTGTGAACATGGGACTTGATTTGGGTGTACTTTCCAAAAAGGGGACTTACATCTATTATGGTGAAGAAAAGATAGGGTTCGGTTTCCCGAAAACAAGAAAACGTCTTTTGGAGGATGTAAAGCTGTTTGAGAAAATCAAAAAGGACGTTCTCGATGCGTTTAGAAAGAAAGAAACAACATTTGAAAACAAGGAAGAAGAAAATGAAGCCGATTAGAATTGAAGCAACAAATTTCGTGTCATTCGAACACTTTAAATACGAATTTCAAGACGGGGTAACTGCACTTGTAGGGCTGAACAAAACGGACGACAATCAAGGAAGTAATGGTAGTGGAAAAGCCTTGACGATGGATGCAGACATTCTTACTCCTAATGGGTTTGTAAAAATGAGAGAAATAAAGGTAGGAGATGTTATTCTCCATCCTTCCGGTGCATACCAAGTGGTAAGGGCTATTCCTTTCCATGACATTGACATTGCCTATAAGATTACGTTTTCTGACGGGACGGAAGTCAAATGCAACAGAAGCCATTTATGGAAAGTACGTTTGCACAAAGGTGAAGACTGGTATGTGATCCCGCTTGAAGAAATCATGAAAAGATCAAAAGACGAGGAAGTCTTTTTTGAGGTGCCGGAATGTCTTGGTAGGACTTCCAGAAAGATGATCGCCTTTACTTGTCTGGGCGCAGAAGAACAACAGTGCATAACTGTATCGGGTGAAGACGGTATGTTTGTCACAAACAACTACATCCCTACTCACAATTCATCCATGCAGCAAGCAGTCTATTTTGCCATTACCGGGAACAATTACCGAAGCAGTGTGGACAAAAAGCTCATTAGAAGGGGTGAGAAGGAAGCAAAAGTGTTACTCGATATAGAGTGTCCAATAAGAAAAGAAACTCTCTCTATCGAGCGTATTTTGCCCTTAAAAGGGAGCAGTAAACTGAATGTGTCTTTGAACGGTAAACCGGTAGAACTTGCTACCATAAAAGACGGGAATAACTATATCCTTTCTTGGATTGCCATTTCACCGGAAGATTTAAAAAGCTATTTCCTTATCTGCAAGGAATACTACAAATCGTTCTTTAAAAGCTCCAATACAGATAAATTGGCTCTTATCAGCCGGTTTATCAATTACGACTTTTTGGATGGAGCAAAAGACATCATTCAAAAAGAACTGGACACTTTATCTTCTCAAAAACTTGCTATTCAAAGCAAAAAGGATCGTGCAGAAGGTAGCATAGAAGCACTAAAACAGGTAATAGAAGATGCTGCCAATTTTGACTTTGAAGCCGACAAACTATTTCGTATCGAAAAAAGAGAAGGTATGATAAAGTCTCTGAAAGAAGAAATTGATTCTTTCCGGTATGAAATTAGTCGTGTAGACAAAAGTATAAAAGAAAATAATTCCGCTTTGGAAGAGCTGGAAGACCTTTTGAAAGAGGAAGAAAAGAAGAAAGACTGCCTGCCTTCTACCAAAGAAATACAAGAGACAATCGAATCCGTTAAAAAGGAATTGGGAGAAGCAAAAGCAAATCAGAATGAAGTCTTGGAAATGAAAGAAGAGCTTTCAAAAATCCATGACGATTTGAAAGTGTCCCTTAGAAAAGTCCTTGTAAACTTATCCGGTGCAATTACTTGTCCAAAATGTAAGCACAAATTCCTTACATTGAAAGACACTACGCTGGAGCAGGAGGAAAAGAAGAAAGTGAAAATCGGAAAACAGGAGAAAGAAGTTGTTTCCGAGATGGAGACTTTGGACGAATCTTTGAAAGAATACGAAGACCTTATTTCTTCTTTCATCCAAATAAAAAACGAGCAAGAGGATGAAATAGACAAGATTCGTCAGTCGGCACAGGAAATCAATACATCTATTTACAAGATCAATGATGCTATTGAAAGTATCAAAAGCACTATTTCTTCTTTGGAAAGGAAAAAGAAAACCTTGTCTGAAAAGATTGAATCCAATATGTCCGATATCAAAGACAACGAAAAGCAGATAAAGGAAATCAAGAAAGAAAAGGCTACGAAAGTGGATGTGTCTTCACAAGAAAAACAAATAGAAGACATTATGCTTTCGATTGCCGGATATGATAAGGAGCTTTCCGATTTGGACGCACTTCTATTCAAGAAAAAAGAATGGATCGGCAGGTTTAAGTCTTTCAAGATGTACCTTGCATTGGAACAGTTAAAAAATATCCAATCGAGAGCGAACAACATTCTGAAAGCGGAAAATAGCGACCTTCGTATCTTAATAGAAGGATTCAAGACAAAAGCGGACGGAGATATCAAAGAAGAAATAACTCCGTATGTTGTCCGGGACGAAGCAGAAAACTTTTGGTACTACAGTGGTGGTGAGCGTGCAAGAGTGGAAATAGCCCTTATTATTGCCATCCAGAATATGATAAACGAAACAAACAAATGGGGAGGACTGCAATTCCTATCCATTGATGAAATCACGGAAGGGCTGTCGAAAGAAAGCCTGTATGATGTGATCGAAGCGTTGGAGTTTATCCAATATCCTATTTTGGTTACCACCCATATTTCAAATGAAAACGCTAAGTGCAAAACACTTAAAATAATAAAGGAGAACGGCGTAAGCCGTATTGAACAATGAGTAAGGAAACAGAATTGAAATTTTATATTGGAATAGATAATGGTGTGACCGGCTCGATTGGGATAGTAGGGGAAGATCTTACCTACTACAACATGGTAAAAACACCTGTTATTTCCGGTCAGGATTACACAAAAGCAAAGAAAAACATCTCTCGTGTGGATGTAAAAGTATTGGCAGAAATTATTGCAGATTTACAGGAACACGCACCATGCGTTGCGATTGTTGAACGTCCCATGAAGAATCCTGCACGCTTTGAGGCAACTTGTTCTGCCATGCGTGCGTTGGAAGCAGAGCTGACTGTATTGGAGCTTTACCAAGTACCGTATATTTTTGTGGATTCCAAGGAATGGCAAAGAGAGCTACTGCCAAAGGGAATTACAGGCGCACCGGAGCTTAAAAAGGCTTCTTTGGATATAGGGAAAAGGTTGTTCCCGGAAGTGCTTCTAAAACACCCGGACAGGGATGGTATTCTGATTGCCGAATATGCAAGACGGAAAGGACTGATTTAGAAATCTGACAATTTCAAGACAAAAATGTACAAAAATGCTTGGAGATGTAATAATATACTGTTACATTTGCGTCCGTTATAAGTAACAAACAAATAATTTCGATTATGTCAAACGGTAAGTATTTGAACATTTTTGTCTTGTCTTTCTTGGACAGACTGGAAAGTATCGAACATGATCTTTCCTACCTCAAAAGCAATGTAAATGACCCTTCAAGACTGGAAGAAGTGGAAAAGCAACTTTCTCTTTTGAAGGACAAAATCAAACAGATTCAAAATGATAAGAATATATTGTGGCAATGAAAACTGCGAAAGGTTTGGGATAAAATCTCCCATGACAAATGCAAAGTTCGTCTTTCGGTACAATAGGCTTGTCCCTTCAAATCTTCCCAAGTGTCCGGTATGTGGCATTCAAGTTTCCTATGAAGAGGAAAAGAACGAAACAGTTCCCGATATTTCCATAGGAAAATTTAAGATGATGTCTACCGAAAACAAGGCAAAGATATTGAAGAAAAGGGCGAACAACTTTTCTAAGAAAGACGGAAGCGAGGATAGAAAACGATTCTACCAAGAGAAAGCAATTAAGAACATGTTGAACGTAAAATAAATATCAATCATGGAACATAATTCTTACATAGCTATCAGTCATATGCAACGAATAGGAAAGAAGCCTGTTCTTGCTATTATGTCGACAGACGGAAAGATGGAAAGAACCATTCTTTTGGATAACTTCAACGGAAAGACAAGGGACTTCTATCAAAACGAAGCGATTGGTAGAGATATCACAAGCGTTGTTTTGAAAGCCAATCTTTCCAATTATTCGGAAGGAACGATAAGGGGATGGATAAAGGAATGTGATTCTGTTTCTATCAGTTTCGGTCATGACAACTTCGTAATTTACAAAAGCGTTCTAAAACCGCATGAACTCGAAGAATAACTGTATCCTGAACAGATTAAGAGATAAAACGATAGAACTTCCCGGAATAGGAGAAGCTACAATCAAAGGCGTAAGGGTGGCAAGGGATTTTAGAAACATTGAACTGGATGTTGTTCGAAATGGAAAACTGAAATCCTTAAGGATAGGAATAACAGGATTCTTGAAATCTGCAATCATAAAGGAAAGTATATGATAAAAAGAAATTCAGTAATTGCTTTTTGTTTGTTATTTTGTTGTTTTATTGGTTTGGGCGGGTGCAAATCCCGTCCTTCCCAAAAGACAGATTATAACTTCACACTAAAGGATTCCCTATTTTGGGAAAGAGAGCTGACAGACACACTTGTAAAGATTCCCTATTCAATTGTAAAACTCACTGTCAATCCTCAAAAAATGGAAGATGGGGAAAAGAGAGAAACAAGCAAGGGACAAGCAAACGTGATTGTTCAGAAAGTAGGTGACACCATTATTGTAACAACTTCTTGCGATAGTTTGGAATTAGTTGTAAAAAGCCTCAAAGAAAGACTGTCCAAGATGAGCGAAGAAAACGGAAACTTGAAAGAAGAAGTAAAGGCAGCTCCCAACAGATTGCTTTCTTTTTTAGGAGGGATGGGAATAGGAGCTTTTACTATTCTAATTGCATTATTTGTATTACTAAAAGTAACGAAAAGAATTTGAGATTATGGCTAAACTAAAACAAAAAGAACTGGAAGGCAAAATCATAGAAGCCAACCAAAAATACAGAGAAGGTGCTCCTATTATGAGTGATAAGGAGTATGATCTTTTGATCGACCAGTTGAAAAAGGAATATCCTGATAGCGAAATTCTGGCAAAGCCTATCATTGAAGAAAACAAAAAAGGTGACCGGATGGAAAAGTTGCCATATCCTATGTTCTCTTTGGAAAAGGTAAAAACAATCAGTGAGATCAGAAGATGGGTCAAAGATGTATGGGAACTTCACCCAAATGACAAAATTGTCATTACACCTAAATATGACGGCATTTCCCTTTTGGTGGACGAATCGACAAATGAATGCTGGACAAGAGGTGACGGAGTAGAAGGACAAAGAAGTGACCGGCATTACGAATATGTCAATCATGGCAACCCTATGGGAAAGAAATCTTGCTTTACTTTTGGTGAAGCCATTATCCCTGTCGGTATGTTTTTGAAAAACGTAAAACCGCTTGGTTACAAAAGTGCAAGAAATTCTGTGGCAGGAGCTTTCAATGCAGACGAAATGAACCCACAGGTTTTAGGAAATACCGCCTATATCCGGTACGGTATTATGGACTTGGATAGGGATAAATCTTTGCAGCTTGCAGAGCTTTACAATACCTATGAACCGTATGCTACGCAATACTGGGTGACTTCTGCTTCTATTTTCGATGACGAAAAATCCGCTTTTGATTACTTGAATGAACTGTTTGAGCTTACCAAAAATTTCAAATGTGACGGCCTTGTAATTGAAGTGGACGACAAAAACATTCGTAGGACTTTGGGACGGCTTCCTAACGGGAATCCGCGTTACGCGATTGCTTACAAAAACCCGGATTGGCAGGAAATGTACACAACCAAAGTTACTTCTATCGAATGGGGTATTTCAAAAGATGGGAAAAGCAAGCCTGTAATCGTTTTTGAACCGGTTGAGTTTGATGGTGCTACGGTTACACGCTGTACCGGTTACAATGCAAAATACATTACTGACAATCATATTTGTCCTAATGCCTATATAGTGGTCACAAGAAGTGGAGATGTTATCCCCAAACACTTGGAAACATTGAAATACAGCATTGAGTGCTTTGAGGGGATGTGTGATAGCATGATGTTCTGTCCTTCTTGCGGAGAGCTTTTGAAATGGGATACAACCCTAACCGACCTTGTTTGTTTAAATCCTAATTGTGATGAAAAAGCGATAAAACAACTTGTCTATTTCTTTGCTACATTGGGCACAGAAGAAATGCAGGAAGCAACTGGAAGAAAACTCTATAAAGGTGGATTTTTCTCTATCGAGGACATTGTGAACGCAACGGAAAAGGAGCTTGAAAAGATCGAAGGAATAGGTAAAAGCCTTTCCAAAAAACTGCGAAAGCAATTTGATTCCTATGTAGACGATGGAGTTCCTTTTGCAAGAGTTCTGACTGCTTACAATGTGTTCGGTGGTGTAATAGGAGAAAAGACTTGCCAGATGATTTTCAACAGCCTCACCAAAGACCAGATAGACTATATGTTCGAAAACGAGGAAGTTCCTATGAAAGACTTGCTTTCTATTGATGGTATTGCCGAGACTACTGCAAAGGCTTTTAATGACGGGCTAAAGACATTCTTTGATCTTTGTAGTGGTACGCCTGTTTCTATTTCTTTTATCCAAGAAGAAACGGTGGAAAACGACAATCCCGAATCAGTTTGCTTTACAGGGTTCAGAAACAAACAGTGGGAAGAACGTCTTGCAAAAGAAGGACACAAAGTTGTTTCCGGTGTATCCAAAAACACCACAATTCTTGTAACGAAAGACAAGGAAAGTTCTTCGTCCAAAGTGAAGAAAGCAAAGGATTTGAACATTCCTATTTTGACACCGGAAGAATTTGAAATCAAAATAGGATGGAAAGAGATATAGAAGACTGGATCAATGACTTCGAGGATGAAGAAACTTATGATCCTAATGAAGACGATCAATTCGAGTAGTTTAATTTGACATAAAAACGAATGAATAAGATTTACAGGGAGGTAACTTTCAACTTCATGAAAGCATTGAATAAAGCCGGGTTTAGAACAAATGCCAGAAGTTTTATTTCCATGCGATCTGTAGACAAGATTATCTCCCTACTCTTTGAAGTCATATTTGACAAACTGGAAAGAGATGGAAAGGTAAACATAAAAGGATTTTGCATTATCAAGAAAATCAAATGTAGAAATGGAAAGCATTATTTTGAATTTATAGACAACAGGAAGAAATGACATGTATTATTACAGAGAAAAGGATTATTGGTATTTTGGTGCGTTGGAAAAATCAGTTTACAAGAACCTTAAACTGATTTCCTCTTTTAAACGCAATGCTACCAATAAGGAAATATACATAAAATCTGATCCAGCAAAAGATTTCCTTTTAAAAGAGTTTGTTTCCGACAACGAAATAGAAGAGGCTGATCCTCTTTCTATGGTTCGTGACGGTTGCAAAGCCGAAATAGAGCCTTACAAGGAACTTTTATCCCGAAAGGATATAGAACTATTGATAGACAATCTTCCTCTTTTAAAAAAGCCGAGAAGCTATCAAATGGATTATCTTTACTATGCTATCAATCACGGTAACCATGTAAATGGTTCCTCTGTGGGGACAGGGAAAGCACAGCCGTTGGGCACTACTATTTGGACACCTAAAGGAGCTAAAAAAATGGGTGATTTAAAAATCGGTGACAAAATTTTGGGTGTCAATAGTGGCATTCAAACTGTAACAGGAATTTTCCCACAAGGGAAAAAGAAATGCTACAAAGTAACCTTTACAGATGGGTCTTTTACAAAGTGTTGCGAAGATCATCTGTGGAATGTTTGTCTTGAAAAAGGAGGACAAAGAATTTTATCATTAAAAGAGATAAAAGAAAAGGGACTAAGGAGGCTACCTAAAAATGGATTTTACGGAACTGGACAACATAAAAGTTACGGACTTTGGAGGTTTGCTCTTCCTATCATAGAAAAACCTATTGAATTTGATTCAAAAGAAGTTTTGATCGATCCTTACACATTAGGAGTTCTTTTAGGAGATGGATGTTTTGCTGGCTCTTTTATATCCATTTCTAATCCTGAAATAGATATAATAAATGGGTTGGTGCTGCCAAAAGGGATGAAAAAATCATTCAAAAAGCAAAGGTCAAAAGCAATAGAAGTATGTTTGTCGGGGACGACTTATCATTGCAACCCTATAAAAAATGCGCTTAAAAAATATAATCTTTATGGGAAGCATTCTTACGAAAAGTTTATCCCCGAAGACTATCTTGTAAATGATGCTCAGGTAAGACTCGAAATTTTAAGAGGATTAATGGATACAGACGGTGCTGTTGGTAAACATGGTGCTGTTAGTTTTGAAGTAACCTCTTTGCAGCTTGTAAAAGATGTAAAATTTTTGGCAACAAGTTTAGGGTGTAAATGCTATAATATCCGTACCAAAAAATCATATATAGGAAAAGTCAGACATAGGGACTGTTATAGATTAACGATTTCAGCACCTAAAGATTTAAATATTTTTAAAAATTGCAAGCAAAAGATCGAAAGATCATCTTTAAAAGAAAGAAGATATCTTACAAGAAGATTTTTCAAAGAGATAGAATATATAGGAGAGGAAGAAATGCAATGTATCTCTGTTTCAAATGAAAATAATTTGTACTTGTGTGATAATTTTATTCCTACGCATAATACAATTTCAACTATTTTCTATGCTGAAATGCTTGATCTTTTCCCTTGTATGGTGGTATGTCCGGCTTCTGTGAAATCCGGTTGGCTTAGAGAGTGGAAAGAAACAAATCCCAATAGACGGGTATCTGTCATTTCCACTACTTCACCGGCAGAAGATTTTGATGCCGATGTTCTTGTGATCAATTACGACATTCTGGGGAGAAGAACAGAAAAGAACGGCAAGACCTCTATCGATATAAGGCTGGACGGGATGAAGAAAAAGACATTCTCTCTTATCATAGCCGATGAAATCCATTTTCTGAAAAACAGGAAATCCATACGGAGTAAAACATTCAAAAAGTTGACGGGAAAATCCTCTGCCATCATAGGGTTAACCGGTACGCTTATCATGAACCGTCCGTCAGAACTGTTGAACATACTTGCACTTATAGGAAGATTGAAAGAGATTGCGCCGGATGACCCTTACCATCACTATTTCTTTGAAAGATATTGCAACATGAAAGAAACTTTTTTTGGAATGGATGTGACAGGTGCATCCAATATCAAGGAACTGAACGATCTTCTCATCAAATGTTGCTATTTCCATGTAAGTAAACGGGATGCTTTAAAAGAGCTTCCGCCTGTAACCGAAAACATGGTGGAATGTGAGATAACCAACAAAAAGACTTACAAGGCTGCGGAAGAAGATTTATTGGAATTTATCTTTAATCATTTCAAAGATGAAGAAAAGGTGGAAAAGGCAGCAAGGGCGGAGTTTTTGGTAAAGATGAATCTTCTAAAACAGCTTTCTTTGGAAGGAAAGGTAAAAGCAATCAAAAAATGGATAGAAGAATGGCTGGAAGCAAACGAAGATGATAAATTGCTCGTATTCGGTTCTCATTCCACTATTTTAAAAGACATTCAGAAACTTTTCAAAAACAGCCTGCTTGTCATAGGTGAGACGACTGGAAAGAAAAGGGAAAAGGTATTGTCTGACTTTGCTACCGATCCTTCCAAAAGACTTCTATTTGCCAATATGGGATGTTTGGGTACAGGGGTGGACGGGCTTCAAAAGGTTTGTTCGAATATGGCTATTTTGGAATTGCCGTCTCGACCAAGTGATCTTGTGCAGGTAATAGGAAGATTGGAAAGGAGCGGACAGGAAAATCCGGTCACAATCCAATATCTGCTTTCATCTTCTACCATAGACAAGGATTTGTGGGAAATGCTGAAAAACAAAAAATCGGTAACCGATATGTTGAACAAAGGTTTTGAGGACGATTCGAGTTTAATGATTCTAAAGAATTATGGCGAAAAAGCAAAGAAAAGGAAAGGTTCTTGAAGTTTGGACAGACGGCAGTTGCTATGCAAAACATCCTAAAAGGCTGGGTGGGTCTGCCGTTTACATCAAATGGAAAGACAAGGAATATCACATAAGAAAAGGGTTTTCTCATACCACCATAGGCAGAAGGGAAACGGAAGCTGTTCTGATGGCTTTAAAGGCTATTAGAAAGGATTTAAGAGCAACCGTTACCTTCTATATAGATAGTCAATATGTAGCTGATCAATTAAAATACAGATTCGTAGACTGGGTGAAAGAAGACTTGCGTGTAGAGAATCAGGACTTGTGGGACAAAATCTTCATGGAAGTTTTGAAACACGCAAAGCTAAGGATAAAGGTTAAATGGATTCCGGGACATAGGAAAGATTATAATGATCCTATTGTTTGTGGGAATTTCATTGCCGACTATTTAGCAGATTACAAAAAATTCAGTAAGTATGAAAAAGATCGTCGTGTATAATAATCTGATTCCTTTCAAGGGGTATGTAGCAATGGCTGTCTTTCCTTTTATTTTTGCAAGGAAAGAGTATAAGCCATTAACGGAAAGAACAATAAATCATGAATCCATTCATCTAAAGCAACAAATAGAGCTTCTTATCCTACCTTTCTTTTTGTGGTATGGGATAGAGTGGATTGTAAGGTTGATTCAATACAAGAATTTAAAAGAGGCTTACAGAAACATTTCTTTTGAAAGAGAAGCATACGATAATGAATGGGACGAAAAATATTTGGATGGCATAAGAGAGCCGTTTGAGTTCCTACACTATCTAAGAAAAGAAGACTAACAGCAATAAAAGCAAACGAAAAGAATTATGGAATGGAGCAAGTATCAATTGGCTATTTTCGATGCTTACGAGAATACCAATAAAAACATAGTGGTAGAGGCAGCACCGGGCAGTGGAAAAACGTTTACACTCAAAGAGTTATGCAATAGAACAAAAGAAGGTACAAGTTGTTTGTTTATGGCTTTCAACAAAAGCATTGCGGAAGAACTAAAAACAAAACTGCCTACTACAGTAGAGTGTAATACTTTTCATTCAATGGGGCTTCGTACATTAATGAAAAATTTTCGATTCCGAATGCAGCTTGAAGAAAACAAATGCTTTTCTCTTTGTATGGAATTGTTTGATTTTAGAAAAAAGGAGTACAAAGAGAAAATGCGATATTATTTTGCCTTACAAGAATTGTGGGAAAAGATTAGGCTGTCGCTTTGTGAAATCAACGAAAGAAATGTCTCTGCGCTTTGTATTGAATATGATTTGGATTACGAAAATTCAATGATAAATGATCTGAATAAAATCAATGAAAGGTGGAGAAAGGATTGTGCCAAAATACAAGACAACAAATCTTTCAAAATGGACTTTCCAGATATGTTATGGATTCCATATAATTTTGTGGATGAAATAAACTTTCCTAAGTATCAAGTTGTTATGGCAGATGAAGGACAGGATTTATTTACACTTCAAAAGGAAATTTTACAAAGATATATCAAACCAAGAGGAAGATTTGTTGCTGTAGGAGATTCAAAACAGCTTATTTATAACTTCATGGGTTCTGACTTGGACGTGTTTAATTCCATAAAAGAAATGCCGAATACAATTTGCCTCCCACTTTCTGTTACTTACAGATGTGCAAAGAAAATTGTTGAAAGAGCAAACGAAGTGTTTCCCGGTACGGAATGTGCCGCCACAGCAAAAGAAGGTGTTGTAAGAAGTGGTGACATCTTTGAAGCCGAAAGTGGGGATTTCATTCTTTGTAGGAACAACTTTCCATTGGTCGCTGCTTTTATTATGTTACTGGAAAAGGGAAAGAAAGCATCCATCATGGGACGGGACTTCGGGGAAAACCTTTGTCGGCTGATGGATAATCAAAGCTGTTTAGATGATCTGTACCTTCTATTGGAGGACAAAGTCTCTAAATTAAAAAAAAGAGGTTTATCTGAAATTGCTATTGCTAACAATGCTTCTTATATGGCATTGAAAGAAAAAGTTTCTATCATTGAAATTCTATACAAGCGTTTCCCTGGTTCTTTTTTAGCTTTGAAACAAAAGATCAAAAACATTTTCTCTGATGATAAAACTGGCATCATTCTTTCTACTATACATAAAAGCAAAGGGTTGGAAGCAAAACGGGTTTTCTTTTTAAATCCTGAATTAATTCCTTCCAAGTTTGCAAAGACACCTAAAGCCTTGTATGCAGAGGATTGCTTGAAGTTCGTTGCCATTACAAGGGCAAAGGAAGAACTGGTTTACTGTCACATAAATACAGAAGAATCGCCTTTATAAGTAACAAACAAAAGAAAGAAAAACTGACAATTTTACATATTTTAATTGTAAAAGGGTGATTATGTAACATTATAATATTACATTTGCAGCATCAAAAACTAAAAAGACATGAGTATTACAGATTGGATTTTTCTTACCATTATCGTGATTGCCGTTTGTGTTACGGTATATAGCATACTTGAGAATTACTTCTACTATAAATTAGAACGACTTGATCATAATAAAGAAACAAAAGAAGATGAAGAAGAATAAATTTTACATCATTGTTCCTCATGAAAATGGGAAAATTTCGCTTTTCAATGCAAGCAAAATAGAAGAGCTGGAATCTTATCTGCCTTCTATGGAAGCTGTAAAGACAAACATCGAACTCCAAGTGGCAAAATGGGAAAAGGATAATTCCTATAAACCGCAACCGTTAATGCTGGGCGTTCCTTTGGATGTATTCTTGAAAGTGAAAGCCATTACAAAAGGCAAATGGAATGAAATACCTTTGAACCAAGGTTGCAATGGCGTACCGTCTGTTCTTCTTATTCCTAATAAAAAGGAAGATGGGGAAGAATGACGGAATCACAAAAGATGTCCTTGTTGCTTTAGACAGCGATGCAAGAGCCATGAGATGTGATGAGATATATGAAACCGGGCATCTCACTCTTGCAGTCACATTAAAAAATCATTCAGAATTTGGAAGGGAGCTTGCAGAGTGTATCAAAGACGATTACAATCATGTAATGAATTTTGCTTTGAATACCGGTGATAGCTTCAAGGCAACAGCAGGACTTCTTGTAATGGATATGTGGGGAAACTGGATGTCTTTGTTGTCGGCCGAAGGAATACCACTTTTCTCCTATGATTTTTCCGCATGGAGAAAGAAAGCCAAAAAGTTTCTGTACATAGAAAAAGCATCTTTCCTTCCCGACCCAGAGATAACCTACAATTTCAAGATGGATTCACCGTCTAAAAATTTTGTTATTATCCCCAAAGGTAGTGAAGAATGCGATTTTACAAAAGGAATTGTTTTACAATCATTAATCTAAAACATCATGTATTTCGAATCAACTATAAATTACTGGACAGACAATCCGGACGGTTTTAAACCTCCAAGAATACCTATTAAAAGAACTATTCTTGTTAGGGCTTACACCTATACGGAAGTAGAAGCGATCACTACTGATTGGGGAAGCAAAGAAACAAATGAAGATTTTAGGATTTCTCCTATCAAGGAAACAGACATTATTTCTGTAGTAGGAAAGGGAGAGAAATTTTTCAAAGTCGTTTCCTACTATCCAGAAGCGACCCCTAAAGGAAAAGTAAAAATGCAGAAAGCTGCTTTGATGGTTCAATCCGGTTCTGATACAGAAGCCATAGAAAGAACAAAGCTGTATTTTGATTTTCTGTCAGATATTAATGATCTGGTTATTAAATCCGTCACTCTTACAGAAATAGAAACATATATAGAGATAGACTGAAACAGTTTATATTTTCCATAAATAGTTAAGATTCATTTTGGGAAATCCGGTCTGTGAAGATATGCTTTCCCTACTTTTCACAAGTACAATTTAAAACAACAAGATATGAGCAGAAAGAAAGAAACAGAGCTTCAAAAACTTATTAGACATATTAATTCCATGGATCGTCCGTTTGAATTTTACGACATCTCCAAATGTAATTTATTCTTTAACGGTACACTTAGAAAAACTATTACTTATCTTTACAGGGCAGGATTTATAGAACGGATTGAAAGAGGACGTTACAAACGCCTTAAAATAATCCCGGAGAACATAACTACTGTAGAATTAGAAAAAATGGCTTACAAACGATAAAAACATGGAATTTTCAACAATTTGCATTATAATTCTGGGAATAATAACGGTTTTCCTATTGGGGACTGTATTTGTTCTTTGGTTGAGAGTTAAGAACTTGAGACACTACTGCATGGCAATAGATTCAAGAATTGATTCTGTAAGACTTAACTATCTCATAGGATTTAGAAATCTCTTGATCCAGCAGGAAAAGTTTGAAGATGTAGAATACATAGACGAACTGATCAAAGACGAATATCCCGACATAAACCTAAAGGAAGTGACAGTAGAAGACATGTTTGATTTATTATAAACTTTTAAAAATCAATTGATTATGGAGATTAAAGTAAAAAGAATAACACCTATTGATTATCCCTATACAATAGGAAAGATGTACATTGACGGAGAGTATTTTTGTGACACCTTAGAAGATACGGACAGAGGATTGTCCCAAGATATGTCAGAAGAAGAAATAAAATCAAAAAAAGTGTACGGACAAACCGCCATCCCTACTGGTAGATATAAAATTCTTATGAATGTTGTTTCTCCAAAATTCAGTAAAAAACAGTTTTATATGGATGTCTGTAAAGGTAAAGTTCCCAGGTTGGAAGGAGTAAAAGGATTCTCTGGAATTTTATTGCATTGCGCCGCGACAGCCGACAATGTGGAAGGTTGCATAGGCATAGGGTACAACACTATCAAAGGACAGCTTACCAATAGTAAAGAAGCATTTGAAAAGGTGTACAAAAAACTTTCTTCTACTGATGAAAAAATTTATATTACAATATCATGAAGGAAGATTTATATAAAGGTAATAGGGACGAGAAAGGAAGATTTATAAAAGGTGTTCCTTCCAATCTGTGTGCTGACGAAAGAGCTAAAATCATCCAAAAAGTTATTGAAGCGAAAAAGAAATCTCCTGGGTACATTGGAGATTTGAAAACAAAGTATCCTTATATCTACAACTCATGGAGAAGTGTAAACTATACAGAAAAAGGCAAAAAAGCTGGTGTTTGCGAAAGATGGAAATCTTTTAAATTGTTTTTAGAAGATTCTCTTTTGACATATAAAGAAGGGTATGTCTTTAGAAGAAAAGACGTACATAAACCTTTTTTCCTGACAACGCTATTTGGGTATCTAAAGAAGAATATCAATATTTTTGCAATAAAGACAATTGTGTTATTATTGAATATAATGGAAAATCTTTATCAATAAAAGAATGGGCAGAGTTAAACGATAGGAGTGTTACTGCCATAAGAAATATGTATTATAAACGTTATTTAAAAGGCAAATGTTCTATTGAAAAAGTGTTATTTGGTGATTTGAAAGAATTTAAGACAGATAAATCACCAAAAGACTATAAAACTGTATATAGTCCAAGAACAAAAGCCTCTAAAATGATTAGAGAGTATAAGGTTAAAGACAAAAAGATAGGTTTCACAGGCAAAGAATGTGACATAACACCTCAATATATTCTTCAAAATATATTTGGACAAAAATGTAGTTATTGTGGAACAACTGAAAATGTTGGTTGCGATAGAATAGATAATTCCAAGCCTCATACAATATCTAACATTATACCAGCTTGCGCTGAATGCAACTTTATTAGAGGAAATAGATTTTCTGTTGAAGAAATGAAACTGATTGGAGAAACAATCAGACTAATTAAAGCCAACAGAGAAAAGTCTAAGTAAAATACCCGTATAATTATAGTGCAAAAGTATAAATTCGAGTTGTCGAACCCATCAATAAGAAAGGAGGTGAAAAAGAAAGACTATCCTAATTTATCATATCAATAAAAATCTTTTTAATAAAGGAGGATGCCGAAAATCCTTAACAGAGTAGGCACATTAACAATCTCGTTGTTAATTAATTACGTTAATCAAGAAAGGGCTTTGAACACAATCTGTAAAAATCGGTTCTTAGCCCTTTCGTCTTTTAAAAACTAATAGTATGCCTTACGAAAAGAAGAATGTTGAAACTCCCAAAGAGAAACTTATAATCATCCCGGTAAAGAATGTCATTCCTGTTTGGAATAGTGCAAAAGTAATCAATCTCCCTATCAATTCCAAACATATAGAATATCATGGGGAAATGTACTTAGGTTAAGAATAAGCCCGGAAAATAGTTTTTGTATTGGGTATGATCGACCGGTCATATTTTGCTTTCAATCTGAACAAGATTTCCCTTTGAAGGGCTGATTCTTGGTTTTTCAGTTTCAACACTGTTCCCCGGTAGTCCGATACAGTCCATTTCCCGTCTTTCTTTTTCAAAAGAGACAAACGCGATCTTATATCCCCATTTACAAACACTTTTATAGATGGGGATATTTTTATTTTCGCGTCCTTTACGTTTATCAGATACTTCTTCAGTTCCGGCAGCATTCTTTTCCTTCCGTCACTGCCCGCATCACCTTCCAGATACTTTATAAACTTTTCAACTCCTTTTATCTTCCGGTCTATGCTTTCTTCCTTTTCTTCCGACAGAGCTATTTTCAAATTCCGCCTTGTGATGGGTTTTATTATCGCACTTCCCCACAGGAACCCGTTAGAAGGACAAAGCTCGTTGAACCTTTCCACTCTTTTTATATAGAGATTTATCTTTCTTTCCTTGTTCGTCATGGTTCCCCCTTCCCTATTTAAGCCGCAAAGCCTTTAATCTGTCCTTTACAGAGGCTTTTCTTTCGTCATCTATATAAGTAGCCTCCTGCACTTCATAAGGCGTCATTTCGTCTAAGAACTTCTGATTTTGCTTTTCCAACTCGTCCCAATTGGCCGCACGAATCAGGTCACCCGGAAGCATGATCTTTTCCCTACCAAGAATTGTTTTGTTGAAACCATTGAAGTCCTTATAGTAACTTGTTGCAAGTTGGTGCACTAATACTGTAGGATCAAGACCGGATTTTGCAGCGACAAGACCTATTATAATAGAATTGATGGGAAGTGTACGGAATACACGAGAAACGTTTTCTTGTCCGTGCAAGGTAGCGACAATGTCTATTTTCCCGTCCACAGTCAGCTTTAGTTCGTTTCCCTTTACTTCTTTCCTGGCTTGCTCAAGCATGTTTCTTATTTCCCGCTCGAATATCAATGCCTTTTCTTCCTTTTCTTCTGCAAGGTATTTTTGATACCGGTGCTGTAGGTCTATTATGATAGTGTTTATGATCTGTAGCCTACCGGCTTCCGTTGCCACCTTATATTGATTGGATGAAGCAAGAAATACGGCACGTTTGCTTTCGATTTCCGCTTTCTTTTTGGCGAAGATGGCTTGCAGTTCCTTTTGGGTAAGTTTTATCTTCTTTTCTTCCTTTAGGATTTTCTGGACATCATCAACGCCGTTCATCTCCCCAAACAGTTTCACGATATAGGACATGATCTCCGGCGTGACGGAAGAAAGCATTTCTTTTCGATAAATGTCGTTGAATACCTCTTTACATCTCTTTATTTCTTCTATAAGAGGCATAACATACATTTCTTTATGCCGTTGTGCTTTCTTTACGTCCGATTCCTTTCCGCCGTGACGAAGGATAAAACCCTTTGCTGAGTAACTTTTCAAATCGGCCGTAATCTCTTCCCCGTCCTTACCTTCAAAGACAAAGAAACGGTAAGACGATTCAGAAAGTGCCCTTTCTGCCGTTTCCAAAGCGACAAAAGCGTTTTTTAGCTCACTGGAAGCGGTCTGGATCACTTCTGGAGCTTGTTCTATTATTTCCACAAAGTCCTTTTGGGAAATAGCCGGTAAATCTTTATTAGTAAGCTGTTTCTCCTTCTTCATTGTTCAATTCTTCGATTTGAGATTTAGAAAGCTGTGCACTATTATATTCAAAACATTCTGATTTGTCCACATAAGGACATTCAAGTTTGTATCTACAGTTATCGCAAACTATAGAAGGTTTGCTTACAGACTTTTGCAGTTTCATTTTGACAAAAATTTAATGATTGTTTTTATTATGTGACAAAACTACACTAAAGAAAGGACAAAAACAAAAGTCCTTACCTATACATCGCGTACCGGTAAGGACAAAATAATAACATAAACTAATTAAACTACTAAATACCAATTGAATAACTAAACTAATAATATAACAAACATAAAATTTTCTACACATAGCAAAGATATACAAATCTTTTTCTTTGGAAAGGCTAAACACTTTCAAAATATGCAACCTCTTTAAGCTGATACATTTTCAGTCTTTCTCCGTTTTCTATTTTGTAGCCGACATATACCAATTTATAAAGGAACTGATAAAAGTTGCCCGGCAAAAATTTCTTTTTGTTTTTCTTTAGGATATTCTTCACAAAATACCCTTTACAGAAAAAACCTTGTAACTTTTTTGAATCATTCAATAGAAGCACATTCACAATATCTACAGATTTGTTCAAATAGAAGCACGGTACGCCGGCGTTGTATTTCCATGTTACAAACTTGATATTATCTTTTGTGTAATACTTCATTCTATTCTTTCCTTTTCCTTTCCTTATCTGCCTTTTAGAGACAAACAAGGAAAGGAATTTGTTTAACCGGATCATAGCGTTACATGCTTTCGTTTATCTTTTGTAATACACTTTGCAACACACTGTCGCCGTTGAAAGTTGTTTCTATTATAGTATTTGTATTTCCATTACCATAAGTAAACACTATTTTCCCGGTTTTATCATATAGCTTTATATCCTGTATAACTTTTAACTCTTCTGGGCTATCCTGTTTTACTTTAGATATGATACTTTCCAGGTTAAGTCCGGTTACCTCTAACATATCGTCCGTATAGTCCGAGACATTAAAATCAAAATAGCTTTCATTCTCTTTATTCTGGACAAAGTTATATGCTTCAAATTCATTTTTAAACGCCTTTTCTTTTCCGTTCTTAAATAGGTGGAATGTTTGTGTGTTTGGTTGCTCCCAATGATAGCCTTCTTTCTCCAAGAAGGAAAATACTTTATTAGTAACGTGCCGTCTTGCAGATAGTAAACAATCATTTAAGAACTCACTAAATGAAACATTTTGATCTATATCCTTTTCTATGTGAATACCTACTTTTGTATTTATTTCCAAAAGTTTTGTATAAGCCCAAACACGAACTTCACGTATAAGACTATCACCGCCTTTAGGGACACAAAAAATATTATTATCTTTGTCTATAGTGACACTCAAACCTTTGCTATTCAAATATTCTATCACTCCATCTAAAGAACACCTGGTAAAATATTCTTTTTCGCTTGTTTCCGTTACGTTTGCGGCACTTTCTTTGCTCTCCTGTAGGTTTGTATCATTTTTATTTTCCGGCGTTCCTACAGGCTTAATATCTGTATCCGGTTCTTTTGTTTCTTTTCCACAAGAAACAAGCGTTAACTTATCCGGGAAGCAATCGTTCTTATCTCTAATTTGATTAAAACAATTATTTTTGCTATCAATCATAAAACAGTTGTCGTAGTTGTCAGAGACAAAAGAAAGTTTGTTACAATATTTTTCTTTTGTAATATATATTTCGCCGTTCCAATCATTCAAACAAGAAATAACCCTATCTATCCTATTATCCGTTCTATATGTAAAATTAGAAGGTTCAGACAATTGTACATGAAATTCCCTGTATTTGTTTTCTTCGTCATTTGCACCGAACTCCGTAATATAATTTACTCTTAACCGGTCTGATCCTTTTTCTACCTCGAAAGAAACAAATTTAGAGACTTTAGATATAGTTTTTAAGTCCTTTGTGAACTGTTTGCTGTCCTTAACTGTCAATTTTAGTTCTTTATATAAAATAGGATAAATAGATTCTATATTTACGTTTTTATCAGAATCATAGTAGCTACATTCAAACATTTCACCTTTATCCGTTACGATCGTTACGACTGTTTGCTCTTCTTTATCGTCGCTATTGACAATAATATGGCATTCTTTCCCTACCAACTTTTTAAAGGTGTCAAAAGATATACATATATGCTTATCCCAATCGCCAAAAAGATTAGATATTTTCACGTTTCTACTTTTACAAATAAACGCATTAGTAGCATATATTTTGCTTAAATGTGTATCTATCAAAATATTGTTATCAAAATAGTAACTTGAATTTTTGGTTTTTGCGGTTAGGAACGTTTTGTCTTTCTTATTAAATGCAATATCAAAAGAGCAAATACAATTATCCTCGCTTTCTTGTATCTGGTTTCCTTCTTTAACAAATTCTAATTTTTCTTTTGAGCCTGACAATCGCTTAAACCTTTCCAGATATTCAAATACTTTAATTATGTCAAAGCTACATTTAAAATTGTCTTTTTCAATAAAAACAATATTATTTGAAACTTTGCACAAGTATAGCACACTGTTTTTTAAAGTAGGATTAATATTTGAATAGTAAGGGCTTTTTGTGTAGTATTTTATCGCTTGCTCTCTTTCTTTGTCTGTCAGTCTTTCCGCTTTCCCTTGCTTTGCTTCTAAGCTCTCACAGCTTTCAATGTAAGTGTAAATGTCTTTCAATGTATATACACCAGGTTTTTCGTTTTTAAAAAGTTCCTGGAAGTATGCTTTTGCGATTTCCAACAATTCTAAAAAAATTTCCATGAATAAAGTATTTGTACTACTATTAGTTGCTTTCATTTTTATTATCTCCTGTTAGTTTAAATTGCTATTATTTAATTACTTATGTTATTGTAAATATTGATTCTTTTTAATTGATTAATAAATAGGTAGGGTTATTATTCCCTACCTTTATCCAGGTTCGTTACCTCTATTCCTTCCGGTAAAGTATTACTGCACACAAGTTCGTTGATTAAATCAGAAGGAACCTTTTTGCAGCAATCTAACCAATTAAAACAAATCTCGTTTCTATGATCGTAAAGGGTAACGTTATCCCAACTTATGCCGAAAGAGACAACCGCCTTTTTTACTTCGTAAATTCTTTTTGCTTTTTCTACACTTTTGGCAAACTCTTTTTCAATCTCTGCAAGTTCTTCTAACCGTTTCTTTGTTCTTGCGGTTTCTTCACGCGCTTGTTTCATTTCTTTTGTCGCGTAACCATGTTTGAACAAATAGGCCATGTCATTACACTTTTCTGCGTCAAATTGCTTGTAAACTTTATCCTTATTTTCAATTTTCAAAGTTAAGCCCGTTTTTGCTTCCATTTCCCGGATAGCTTCTTTTGCTTGCTTTTCCCAAGCATCAGCAACGCCCAAGTGAAAAACAAGGTAGTGAAATAAATCTTTGTTGTCTGAAGCGTTACGTAATATTTCGATAGCTTCCAAATTAGAAATATTATACATTTCCGCTATTTGTTCATTTGTTTTGCCTTCATTGATATGAAAGCGAATGTCATCTATAAACATAGGCTGCCCCAAATGATTAAAACCATGTAACCGATTAAATTTTTCAAGTTCCGGTTTAAAATAGGCAATTACATCAGCAATCGCGCCACTTATATAAGTGTAAAACCTTCCATTTCTTTTTTTAACCTTAATTTCGCCGGTAAAAGAAAACGTTAAATGCCCGTTGTTGCAATCATCATTTAACCCAATATAGTAGGCAAAGGAATAACATTTACCGCCTTCAAAAAGATAATCATAGACTTGTGTGCCCTCTTTAAAGAACTTAGAAAATAATCCAGAGAAACCAATACGATTTACTGTTACTTTGCTTTCATTGCTGTTATTTACTGTAGTTGTCATAATCTGATCGCGTTTTGTCAAGGTTTGCGCACCTTGTTTAATTAGTTGTTTTTATTAATAAGTCAAAATTTGCACTTTGTAACCATCATTCCCGGAAAACTGATAAATTTCACTTGCTCCTTCTATATATTCGCTTTCGATTATGTCTGGACAGCCTTTCACTTTTCCGTCAAAAGAGTAGGTTTTAAGCTCCTCAATAAATTCTGCACAATCACCCTGCAATAGGGTTAATCCACCACCTCCATTGCCCAAAGTTGCTACAACAATAGTATTGTTGTTTTTCAGTTCAGTGGCAATAAATTCAAAAATTTGTTCTTTTACATTTGTTCTCATGATCTTTATTTGTTTATGTTATTACTTGTTTTTCGATATACAAATGTAATACTTTAATGTTACATACCAAAGGTTTTATAGTTAAGAAAGGTTAATTTGATGATTTTTCTTTCTTTTGTTTGTTACTTATAAATGACTTTTCAATCAAAATATAAAGTAAAAACAAAACAATAGGGATAGATAAGATAACATGCAAAAAGTTCCTTTCATCAACAAATAGAACAATAAGAGCGATAATGAAAGAAATAAATACCACTTTCAACCCTTCTAATATTACTTGTATAGCCTTCATCTTCATAACTTTGTTGTTTAACTGTTTATTAAAGTGTATTATTTACATTTATTTTATAGGACTTTCCAAAGGAAATGCCGCGCTTTGTGCTCTCAATAGGTGTAAAAGTTACATTATTCCCGTTCCTGTCAGCTCCATAAATGCCTTTAGCACCTGTTTTACTTTCCCTACAAAATTGCTTTGCTTTTTGAAGGCTGGAGAACTCCAGCCCGTCAACTATCCATTTATACACCCTATTCATTGTATTTGCAAATTTAACAATAGTTCAATCGCTTTTTCGTTTCCTTTGTTTGCTTCTTGCTGCAATTTCTCCAAAGTAGTAAATTTTCTCCCACCATTTACACCAATTTTTCGACATAGAGAAATAAACGTACTGTGTAAAATTTCTTCACCCTTATAAATATACTTTGTTTTCATATCCTTATCGCTTTAAATCGTTAAAAATCAAATGTTTCTTGTAAATTGTTTGCAAGTTCGTAAATGTCAACGCCTTCAAACACTCTATTATATTTATTTTCTTGCTTGCATAAGGTATTCCACAAAATAGGCGTATTTCCATCTTCTTTGTAAAAGTCATTTTTGTCCGAATATTCATTTTTGTAAAGAATATCTTGCAAATAGAATAAAAACATTTCTGCTATCTCTTTTCTACTTTTGTCGATATTCCCGGTTCTAAAGTTATTGAAACTATCAAACCAATCAAACGACAATTTCCTACCGTCATAGCTTACTGTTATTATATAATGGTTGTGATTTTCCGGGTATTTATTATCCCATTTGCAAGCCTTCGTGTTTGACAAAGTGCAAGTAAGTTCTATTTTCTTGTCGTTGTAACCTAAAACCGCCTTTTTGCTATCTCCATTGTAAATAATAGCGGGTTGATCTTCAAATTTTTCGCTTTCCGTTTTTTCGATCAAACGGTAAACGTTGCAAAAACCAAGACTAGATACAATTAGGTATTTTGTTTCGTACATTTGGAATAAATAACATTTGCTATCCTCAAACCAAATTTCATACGAAATACCGTTATTGTCAAAATGCGCCTTTGCATCAATCTGGTATTCTTTTTCAAAAACACTTTCAGGAAAGGAAAGGGAGGTATCGATACCTTTTCCAAGTTCCGCGTAATCAAATCTGCACTCTTTGATAGCTTTTTGCAAATTTGTGCGGTTACCTGTTTCAAAGCCACATAAACGATAAATTGCTTTAACGCTGTTTACTAAGTTCTTTACCTGGTTTGCTGTTAATTTCTTTGCTTCCATGATTGTAATTAGTTTAGTTGTTATTATTAGTTCTTTATCACATTACAAATGTAATACTTTAATGTTACATACCAAAGGTTTTATAGTTAAGAAAGGTTAATTTGATGATTTTTCTTTCTTTTGTTTGTTACTTATATCAAAATTGAGGCAAAGCGAAAGCGCGCCGGCGCGGGCGGAACCTCAATTTTAAAACAAATAGTTATAACTTAATACCAATAAAGAAAACCTTATTTAGAATGAATCTAAATAGCATGATACACAATTATTTGAATATCAACAAATTACACAAATACCTATCAAAATAAAAGAAAAAGAATAGAAAAAGCATGTCGAAAAACCTATAACTAAAAAGTTATAACGAATAGGAAAAAGAGAAAAGAAGGAAATCAAAGGAATGTAAATATGAAAAATGTTAGGTAGGTAGGTGTAAAAATGTGATTTGTGGGTATATGTGATTATCTTTTGTAAAGGACTTTTGTATATGTTATGTATGTGTTTTTATGTCTTTTTATGTCTTTAGATTTATGTATGTGAGATTATCCCGCCCTACCTGTCATCACCCTACACAAAACCCCTTCCCTTCATTCCCTCTATTTTCCTACCTTTTCCACTATTCATGCACCTTCCAGAGTGTTTGCGATTGTGTTTGCTTCCTACTTTTCGCCTCTATTCCTATAGTTGTTGGTCTCCTTCTATGTCTATTCTTATACTCTATACATTGCCTTTCTTTCTTACGGGAGTTATATATCTATTGTTTTTAAAAATGGCTCTATGGTGCTGCAACGCACCATGTACGACCCATTTTTGAAAGCTATATTAATACCAAAATGTACCTATTTTCACCCGTAAAACCTCAAAACTTTTCATTTTTGACACTAAAATAGGCAAATTGACTTATTGTATAATTTTTTAATCGTTCCAAAAAATCGAGTTTTTAAAGTAAAAACAAATAACTTGCTAAAAATCAATATTTTAAATGAATCAATTTTTCGAGTACACACTATAGGCAAAAAGAGTTTGACTTATTGTACTTTTTACAATGAAAATAGGGATATTTTAAGATGAAACCTTTCAAATTTGACACAGATATCCCTATTTTGATATAATAAGGCGTTATCTATATATACAGGTATCATATATAACTTCATGTGTGTTTATACCTTCTTTTGTCCTGGATATATCCTTATATTTGATTTTTCCTATATATATAATATATTATATATATAGGAACTTGCTTTTCATTATGCTTTCTTATCGCTTTTCCTATCTCTATATGTGCCATAACTTCAAGTTATACTCTCTTTCTTTTTCACTCTCTTTGCTACTTGGTCTCTCTGGAGACACCTTTTTATACTTGTGCATAGAGAATATAGATAAGTACACACTCTCTCCATATCCTTTTTATCTCTTCTTTGTTGTTCCTGTGTTTTCGATTCTATGATCTCAAATAATCGTTTTTAAGGCTTTATTTTTATCTGGGTGGTATTGGTATATCATTTTGATAAGAAAGTGTCTGAAACAGGCTTAAAAATAGGTTATCCGGGGTATTTTGTTTTGGTAGGGTATCTTTAGGGACTGTTTGAGGACTCTCCATATAAAGCCTGCGTGTCTAACATGACAGTGGACAAAATTCCTAATTACATTCCATTTGGCAAAAATTTTACAGACATACTTTTATTTATCTATTTAAATTTCAATCAATTATAAATATTATCAAAAAAAGAAGTATGATAGGGAGGGTATTTATTCTCCTATACAATAGATAACATGTTCAGTTATGCTACCCTCATATATAGAAATTTTGAAAATCTCTTTTATATGAGGCTTCCTTCCTTTTTTCTTTTTAGCCGGTTTTTTTTATTGAGAAAGGGGTAGGGCATTTCTTTTCTTTCCTATGGGTTTGACTTTCCTGTTTTTCTTTGTTGGTATGTACGAGAATATGGATTTGAACTTCTATTGGCGATTTTTGGTGGGTTGGTCTATCCGTTTTTCTTTCGGAAGGGGAATCCTCACGGATTCTTTCTCCCTTCCGAGGGACAATCGCTTCGCTCAATACATAAAATCTCCCTATTTTGACAAAATGATATAGAAACAATTGATTTTTCTATCAAAATGAAAGTAGGAAAATCGGGTTTTCAAAACTTTTTTCGATATAAGGGGTTGGACAAAATTGAAAAATTTTAAATTCTTGATTTTCAGACTTATGTGATTTTTGATAGGTCTTACACGCCCTATTTTTCGACTGTTTTTGAATTTTGACTATTTGTAAAGTAAACAAAGGCTATCTCTATTAAAATGATACCAACAAATACCTAAAAACAGGCTAAAATGTAATAGTTTATTGCTACAAAATAGGGTAATCTCCTACTACAAATACATCTGGATTGCTATAAATTACACCTAAATGAATGGAATTTTGCCTTCTGGAAGGGTAGTTTCTCTTATTTAACCTTCTGTAACTATTTTCCTACTAAAATGTAACCGTTTATTATTACTTTTTCAGATTGGTTTTAACATTTGAGTTAAAATGAGACAAGAAAACAGTACTTGGACTTATTGTATATTTTTACAATAAGGGATAAAAGTGCATTTCTGATAAGATTTTGAGTTAAATTATTAAATATCAATGATTTATAAATTTTGAATTTTCGACTTCCCCTATAGGCGAAAATGAATTTACTTATTGTATATTTTTGACCCAAAATAGGGTTATTTTTGGTCTTAAAACATGGATTTTTGATTTTAACATTTGGGTAAGAGAGAGGGAGAGAGTGTTTATAAGTAACAAACTTTTTGTGGATTTGTCGCAATATAATATGTCATGTGAAGTTTTTGAGCTAAAATGTAACATTATATTGCGACAAATTGGATGATTTTTCATTTTCATTTTGAGACATATTCTTTCAGGAACTTGTTCACGAGATACACTTGCGTTTTAAGAGAAACGCCGTTCATGCCCACAAAACCAAATGAACAAAATTCTTCGTTGTAAGCTACTTGCCCTGGCACAAAAGGAGAATTTATTTCTATTTTAGTAATGTCAAAATCATCCCATGTTCCTGATTCTGACGGAAACAAAACTGTCCATCCGTGTTCTGAAAGTCTGCCTAATTCATCCAATTTCAAATATTTTGTAAAGCCGTTTGATATTTCAGTTATCACAACAATACAATTGTCCTCAACATGATCAAGTAAAACTTCTCCATGTGTAATCGTGTACAATTTAGTGTACTTTGGACACTCTTTCATTAATTCAACTATATTCATGTCGTGTATATTATTTTGTCCCGACCCATCTTCATGTTTGCATTTAGGACATATTTTCTTCTTTTCGCTTTCCATATTGTTTCTGCTGTTTTTAAGGTAATAGATCATCTAAATAAGCCCATGATTCCATTTCATAAAATTCAAATAAAATACACCCTGGACGACTGGATACAAAAATTTTGTTCTCTTCCAACATACCCATAACAGGAAGGCGTTTCGTCATCCCCACCTTTTTAGGGATAAATATGACAAGACGATAGCATTCTGGAATTACTGTTATGGGGTGCCACACGCTGTTAATGCGCCATTCTGCACCAGCTTTAAAAAGAGGAACAGCAAATTCTATATCTTGTTTCATGTCTTATTATTGGGTAATTAATTTAAGGTAACCACTCCTTTTTTTGGTGATACTCACTTTAACAGTTACAGATAAACTGTTGTTATCATTCTTCTCCCTTATATTCAATGTTGCTAATGTTGTCATATCTCAATTTTTAGCATTATACTTTCTCTTCATATTGTTTATGGTGAACCTTCTCTCTGTCAGTGTAGTAATCTCTTTCTATTAAGTCCATAAGTTCGGACATGCTTTCAGAATTATCGTCAGATGATTTTCCTTTGAAGAAATACCTCATATAGTCTGACAATTGATTGGCTGCATTACGAAAATTCCTTTCCTTTTCCTTCCATTCATCAGTAGGAACAAATCCTCTTTCCTTGAAATGGGCCATGTACAGATCAAGATAATAGACAGACAAGTCCGCCATATTAAGTGACAAATTGAGTGTTTTTGCAGCCCAAGAAACAAGAGATTTTTCCATATTCTGTTCTTGGTAATAGAAGTTGTCCTTTGATTTTATATAGTCCATTTCTTCCTGGAGCTTTAATCTTTTTTGGTTCAAATATGTGATTTTAGCCCAATTCCTTGTACTTCTTGCTTTACTGATTTCTCTTTGAACTTCCCTTAACTCAATAGAGACTTCTGTTTTTGTTCTGTCTTTCGTTTCCATATTTTGTTGTTTTTGAGATGATTAATTTATTCTACATCGAAAAGTTGATCCATAGAAACAAGTTCTTTTTTCAAATCTTCTTCGTTATTGAATCTAACTTTTATACTGCCAAAAGAAGTTTTGAATAGGATATAATGTACATTTTCATCAGGACGGGAAACAGGTTTATATTCCCGGAACATGGTCTTTCTGATATAACTGTTTCCTACTTTCACAAAATCCGGGAATGTTGATACTAAACGTTCTTTAACCGGAATCATTTCTTTATTATCCTTGAAAGGAATAATTTCTTCTTTTCCTCTGATTTTTATGGAAAGATAGGGTGAGATGTTTGCTGTTTGATCTTGAAACTTGAAATAAGAAACAGCTTGTTTAGGTAGTCTTCTGTTTTGTAAGATAAAATAAGCCATTGCGATACAGTAATTTAAAAAAATGAGATAAAACCCGGCGGAAGCCGATCTTTACGGAAAGATGATGAATCATTCCGCCGGGAAACTTAAAAAATATATGGAAACGTTGGGTTATCGTTCTTTAGGATCGTCTTTCGTTCCTACCAAATGTTCGTTTCCTTCAAAAGGAATACATTCGTCCCACATACCGGAAACGGTAAAATACTTGCCTTCTTTTGAAATGTGGGAAAATAAATCACAACGCCAAACGTTAAACATTCCTTCTTCGCAATCCTTTGTAAGCACTTTCTGAAAAGGCTGGAATTTTGGTGCTTCCTGAACCTTTACCGCAACATATAAAGGTATTGAAATTACATGACAAACAGAAATAGGTTTCTTTGCAGAATTGAAAATAAAAGGATTGTTGGTTGCAACAGAATTTTTGGTTATATTCAAAGGTTTCAATTCGTATTTTCCCAGTTCAAACATCCATTCACAAAATACATAGGGAATATCGTTTAAATAGATACCCTTGACTTCTACTTCATCAATAACAAAGCATTTTCCACAAAGTTCACTTAATACCTTTGTGAATGAGCAACTGTAACCTGTTACCTTTACATCCCCATTTTCATCTTTGTTCTTGTTGTACCAATCAAGACTTTTGATCCGTACAATGTCACCTTTTTTAAATTTTGTTTCCATACTTTTCTTTTTAATATTGTTTGTTACTATCAATAAATCAATCCTTCTTCTCGTCGCCAAATAAGTCTTTTGGAGAAACATCAAGAATATCAGCTATTTCTTTTAACCGATTCATGGTAGGATTTCCATTCAGACATCTATAAAGAGATTGTCTTGTTACTCCTAATTTTTTTGACATCTGGGTCACAAAAATACTTTTTTCTTGCATAATCTCTTTAATTTTTAATCCATTTTTTTGCATTAAATTTTTAATCCATTTTTCTTTATTCTGCCGCAAATGTAACACTTTAATGTTACATGACAAAATATAATGTTACATTTTTGTCGAAATTCAGTCAAAAACCTTTAGTGTCAAAATAACACTAACAAGAATGACTGCGATAGGAACAATGATTATCTCATTGTCGGGTACACATACCTTTGCTAAACCATCTATTGTAAGGTATATCATTACCGACTTAATCAATCTGCTTTCTATTTCCCTATCTTTTTTCATGTTGGTGCAAAGATATATGTAACAGTATAATGTTACAACACTATTAACATTTGTTAAAGTATTTGTTTTTAAATAGGAGAGGACTTACTTTTGAAAACAAAAAGTATAGCTATGGCAACATATCAAGAAAGGCTGGAAGCAGCTAAAACAAAACTGCAAAAATTTTACCCAGACGCAACAATAGAACAGACTATTGATGATAGCGGAAACGCTATCTGGAGAACAAACGTGCCGGGAGTGAAAATCATCGAAAGCATGAATGTAAATGCTTTGGAAATCGTAGTGGAAAATCTTCGACAGGCTTATAGAGCTAAGTTGGGAGTGAAAAGAAATTAACAATTGAATGATTTGATACTTTATCATTGGCGATAAACAGTAAATGATTGAAAGGTGTGCTTGTGAAAGTGCACCTTTTCTTCTATCTTTGACACGGTTAATTAACTCAAAATAAATATCATCATGAACAAAATTTTATTGACATTGGCTTTTCTGTTCTCTTGTGTTGCCTGTATTTTTGCACAAGGGGAACTGCCGGAAGAAACAGTTGACTATGCGGCTAATTTTGCAACATTCGCAGGTGTGGTAGGTGTTACAACAGTTGTAACAGAGTTCATCAAGAAACTTTTCAAAGTAGAACCTTCTGAATGGGTACAACGTATTATCTCTTGGATAATCGGTATTGGTCTTGGGATGTTTGCCTGGGGATTTAATCTGGGAATGTTTGAAGGTCTGGATTGGTGGCAAGCACTCTTATGGGGATTTGGAGCAGGATTAGCATCGAACGGCGTTTTTGATTCCGGACTTATCGAATGGCTGTTTGGATTGTTTACCAAGAAAAAAGGATAATCTTCTTCATCACACTTTTTTGTTTTTATTGGTTTTGGGCGGAGCGAAAGTTCCGCCTTTATTATAACATTTATAGTTATGACAATAGACGAAAAATATACGAAGCTGAAAAGCATTTTCTTTAAAGATTTTGTAGTAGTGACAGAGAACTACAATTGCCGAGGAACTAATATCCCAGCAAGTAAAGTGACAAAGAGTAACACAACAGGGCTGAAAATCTTATATTGGGGAGACGGGACGATCAATATGGCGGAATACCTACATTATTTATATGTAGAAGCTGTGCTGGGGGATAAATCTTGTGTAGATAAAATTTACTGGTGTCTGAAATCAATAGAAAGACTTTCTTTGAGTGCCTATGAGGATGAAAAGATGAAGAATCCAAAAGTATATTTTAAATACGAGCCTGGATTCTTCCTTAGAGACGACATATCGGTAAATTCAAAAGACCTTTTCGATGCTCTTAAAGTGGAAAGCGGTTACTCAAACGGTATCGAACTTGAAAATGAAGACCCTTGCTTTTCTCCTTTTGTCTCACAAGACCAAATTTGGAACTTGCTTCCATCTCTTGCGTTAATAGCGGAGGGGATGGAGGATCACAAAACAGGCATTTTAGCAAAAGAAATACTGAAAAACATCCTTTCTTATGTTTCTGATCACGGACATACCATTTACAATCCCTATTTCAGTGCATTGAAACATTTTTGGACGTATCTTCCTTCTATGAATACAGAAAAAGTAAAACCATGGGATAGGGTGTATGATAGGAACATTCATTTGAAATACACAATCAAAGTAAAAAGAGGTGCGAACAATTGGTATTTTGCTTATGGATTTAGAAAAACCCTCAAAAAATTCATTCCAGAAGCTAAATTGAACGGCTTCATGACTTTTTTATACGGTTTATGGTATATTCCATTCATTTTTCTTGCTGATAGGGTATATTTCCCTATTGTTACCCGGTTCGGAGTAAAAAGAAAAGACAACTCCTATTACTGCATGTCGTCTGCCGGTGATGTTTGGTATTCTGGAAGGAAAAGCTACCTTAAAAGAGTGTGCAAAAAGTTCAATGAAGACAAGAAATACACTTTCCCAGCACTTGCAGAGTGTTTAAAACAGGAAAAGTGGCAATATATTGACATAGAAGCATTGGAAAAGTGGTTGAATGATTATGAATTTGATGAAAATTCGTTGGAATCGCCCGTTAAATTCCTAACTTTGTCGTGTTACTTGAAGTTGATCCAATCGTTTGCTTAGACAATCAATTTTTCATGTTTTCTCCCGTTCTTCTTTATTGAAGGACGGGAGTTTTTATTTCCATTAACAAGAGTGTAACACTAAAATGTTACATTTTAAAGTAATTTAACGACATAAACTGCATTTTGTACAAAAACGATATTACTTTTGCAGCACAATCAAGTAACAACAATAAAAATAGCAAATCATGAAACCTTTCAATTTAGAAGAAGCAAAAGTAGGCAAACCCGTCTGCACAAGAAATGGTAGGAGAGTGGAAATCATTTCTTTTGAAAATCCGAACAACAACTATCCTATTTTGGCAAAAGTATTTTTCAGTAAAAATGATTATGAAAAATTTACCTTTACAGAAATTGGAACGTTTTTCGTTTCCGATAAAGAATCTGAAGCAGATTTAATGATGGTAGAAGATGAAACGGAAATAGAAATCCCTTCACTCTGGACACAATCTTGTACAGAAGAAAACACAACGATCAATTACATAATTAAAAACTAATAGAAAGTATGGAAACAAAAATGACAGAGAGGCAAGCATTGCTTTACGAAGCAAGAAAGAAAAAGCCGTTCCGGGCTTTTATCATGACCTGTATGTGGGGCGGATTTGGGCTTTATTATACCGGTAAACCCATTATCGCATCCATCCTGACCATCTGTACCCTGTACAATCTTTTAGGGGCTATAATCACCTTATTTAAGATCGATGTGGTAAATTGCATCGAACACCTACTTTGGTCTACAGGATTTTGGATTTTCTCAATCCTGATAGCAGTTCCTTTGACAGAGGACACAAACAACAACATCAAACGTGAAATCATTAAAAACAACAAATAACATGAAAAGAGTAATTTTTATCAGTGTATTATTTACACTTATTTCAGTGTGTGGATTTGGACAAGGCCAAAGAAAATTTTACCAAAGCAACCATTCAAAAGAACTTCGTGAAAAAACAGGCTTAACTTTAAAAGAAATAAGAATGGGGTTTATGTACGGATATTCTTGTTCAGACGATCTTTGTCCTTATTTTTATATCAAGTTCAGCAACAACACGTCTATTCAAAAAAGACGATGGACACCTAATTTAGTATATCGCCTAAAGAGAAATGGGATTGTAATAGATAGTACTTATTATTTCAAAGAAAAAGTCTCACCAGCTACTCCTAATGTAACTTATTTGGAACGCAGAGCGTTGAATAAGATGGCTTTTGTTGATGGAAACGACATCACCGGATATACAATAGAGTTTTTCTTTGCAGAAATTGAAGATATTCCAAATACATCACCTTCAAAATATTTATATAAAGATATAATTAAAATAGACGAAATACCAATATCGAAAATCAATTTTCATTTATCGGAATCAGATTTTCGAATATACGATCCTCGACTAAGAAGATATGTGTATTTTGATATTCCATTAAATAAACTCTAAACATATGGATAGGAAAGTGACCTATTATTTAGACGGGAAAGGTAGAGTTTTCTTACACTATATTTGGGATGGAGATGCTTTAGGTGCTTTTAAATCTGGATTCTTTCCTAAAGATATGAATGTAGAAATCATTCCCAAAGAAGAAAATGTATCAAACGAAGACTTGCTCATGGTAGAAATTTCTGCCGGCAGAAAGCTATTATTAAAAATAGGTGATGGTATTTTTAGAAGTTACGAATGGAAATCGGTCAAAAAAACTTACAAAGACAAAAAGCTAAAAAGCCAAATCACTCTTTTGAAAACAAAACGTGTAAGTAAAGTAAACAATGAGATAAGGATCGGCAAAATAATTTATTTTAAAGAAAAGGGCAAAACTGTAATAAAACCCGGCATGATTAGGATTGCCGAATACGAAAATGATGTATCTTTGGACAAAAGAGTAGAAAACGAAACAAAAGACCAAGAATTTTAATCATAGTATATGTGTAAATTAAGTTCTGATCATCAAAAAGGTAGGAACTATTGTGAAATATCTTCCTACCTAAATTTTCAAAAGCAGACATAGTGTGTTAAATCATAATTTCCCAAATCCTTAACAGTTTCTTCAAATTTCTTATTTACTATTCGATGGGTGGGTAGCAGTCATTTGATTTGCTACCCATTTTTCTTTGTTTGTATGCTCTATATAGGCGTATATTATCGCTATATTTCTTATCATTGTATATTATTGATACATAATATGTTATAATATATATATATATACAGTATTGTCCTAATATATATTTTATAAAAAACTTTCTTCAAATATAATTTTCAGAATTGTTTGGGCGACAAACAATTTTATCTTCAAATTATAAGAAAGTCTTCATAAAAAAGACCCGTTTTTCGAAAAATTTCTCAAACGGGATTGGATTCCAATCACCTGATTAATAGGGATTTAAGTATAATTACTCCTATTAAGAGAAAAAGAATGAAAAAAGATACAGCGATAACTCCTATTAAGAGAAAAAGGGAAAGAAAAATACGCGCATACGCGCTTGAATGGAAAAATCGAAAAACAAGACTTAGGGATGGAGGGTGGGGAGGAAACCCTACGGGCGCGCGAGACGGAGGCGAGCGTTCTGCCCGGCGGTTTGCATTTTGTTGCCTTTATGTTTGCACAAAATCTACAATTTTTGTATATTTGCATCATCAAAAACAGCTTGTGATAAATTGTTTTTCGATACAAACTTTATTGTTTGACAGATAAATACAAACTTTTCTGGAAATTTTTCAAAAAACTTTTCTTAAAGCGTTTACACTTTTGAGAAAAGTTTGTATTTTTGTAGCAGTTAAGAAAAGTGTAAACACAAATGAATAATAAAAACAAAAAAACAAAAAAATACTTCATAGAAGTGCAGATGATCAAAAGAGCTTGCTATTGGGAAGCAAAAGCACGAAAACTTAGTTCTTTAAAGGAACTTAGATTTAAGAGTTTTGCCGAGCTTCATAGAGCTGTTGATCGCGTTTATCCTATTACAAGGAGGAAATTGGAAAGTATTTTTCAAAAATACTCCAAATACATAAAATATAATAAGGTGTCTAAAAGGGTTACTTTTGTTAATCGAGACAAAGCCTATTATTATGTAGACAAACATCCAGAAGTTTTTGATGATTTTCGTTTTATGTCTGCTGGCAGATGTTTGAAAAAAGATATTCGTATTGAATTTATGGATATTGCTATCACTATTTATGACGAAATAAAGAGAAGATGTTTTGTCGTTGTAGAAAAGGAAACTTTGGTTAAGTCAGACGGCATAACTCCACTTTTCAAAGGGGTTACGTTTACTTCTTCCAGAACGCAAGCTGACGAATTGGGTATTTCAAAGACACAACTTTTGCTTAGAAAACATAAAATGAAGTTTTTTTGGGGAGAGGATTACTACAGAAAAGATACCATTGAAGAAAAAATGATTAGGAAATACCCCGGCACTAAATCATATTCCACCAATTTACCGCCAATGTTTGAATTGGAATCTATTTTTAGTACCATTCTTACTTCTATTTCTAAATATAGAAAAGGATTTATTGAAAGTAGTCTAAGGAGAAAAGAATGGGTAAAAGTATATAGAGGTCGTGCCGTTAAATCTCAAATGAAAAAGAGATATTTTTCTTCGACTTTTACTTTTAACAGAGACCGTCTTGAATATGTAGGTGGCATCTTTGGAAGGATAGAAAAACTTTTATCCTCTAAAGATCGTGATTTGGCAGATGACTGTTTGAAATTTTTCTTCAAAGAAGATTCTTATATTGAAGAAAGGTTTAGTGATATTGTAGATTGGAGATATGATAACTTAAATTTAATTGCTTAAGGTAACTATATACCAGTTTTTAGAACAAGGTGATTAGTGTGATCTTACACCAGTTTGTGTTAATCATCAATTTACTAACAATACCGGTGGTGCACCGGGAATTTAAGCACGTGGAGAGACCTCTTTAGAAGCTATTACGTGTTAATGCTTTCAACAATGTCCCTATGAAGCGTGAAAATATACTTTTGGTGTAAAGAAGTATATAAGCACCTATCCCTACAGATAGCTTCTGCATGTGGGATAGATATTAAGGATATTTAACATCAAAAATTGCAATTATTGGATACAAAAGTTGTATGTTTGCAGTCGAGATGAGATAGCTTAAAAAGTTGAAGCTGGGAAGTGATTCGCGATAGCTTCCCTCCTTCTTTTTTGAAGGCTATGTGAGGTTGATGGGGAACGACCTTAATGTTTCCCAAAATTAAGGAGTTAATGCTGCATATTCGGATGTGAAGTATGGAAGTGCCGGCTCCCCTATAAGAATCGTTCCTAACGAATAAGTCCCGAAGTAGGGCAAATGGCGGCTTGTAGGATGTCGTGAGATAAATGGTTTCTCGTGAGAAAGGCTTCTTTTGAAGTAACACTGTTCACCGCATCTTTGAACGTAGCTGTAAGCTCCTTCTTTTAAAGGCTCTGCCGTTACCTTTGATCCCTGTGCGGAGGGAGAACGGCACTCACAAGAGATAAAAGTAAGGTTGCCGCACCAACAATGAAATTATCTCTTGTGAGTTTTTCTTTATATATTGTTCTTTTATAGGAAAAAAGTTATACTTTTGTATGTGTTGAATTATAAATGATTACGTCCATGAGTGTACAAGAATTTCCTATAAACGAATTTTTAAGCCTTGCAGAAAAGAATGGCTGGGAGGTTTATACGTTGGAACAGGTGAAAAACTTTGCTTCTGACGTTGTGAAAAGTATTGATCCTACTGAAAGGGAACATGGAGCTATAGACTTTGTGTCTCTGAATCGTGTTGTTGTGGTTGACGAAAATTTCAACAAATCTGTTGTATATTATAGAGAACCACAGATTGAGTGGAAGGATGTCGACCAAGAAACAATCGAAAAAGCCGGAGCAACCGGACTTCCTGTAAAAAACAAATTGGGTTTCTATAAAGACACTCCAGCAAACCGCCGAAAAGGAATTGTGGGAATGCCTTACAAGAAAGATACCGAGTATCAAAAGAAGAAATCAGAATCCGATAAAACTGACAAGAAAGAGTAAGCCTTATTGAGTGATGGGGAGAAAACAAAGAGTACATTATTTAAAGGCTTATTTGGGTAGCTTTTGTTATCCATTACTTGTCGCTATTCCCCTTTCTCCTATTGTGGACTTAATAGAAAAATACATATTCAAAGATTGGGAGTTTCTGAAATTCCTTGTAGTGTTAATTGTAGTGGATACACTTGTTAGTTGGGTATTCCATTTGAAACAGAAGGATTTTTCTTCTAAAGGAATTGGAATGATTTTTACTAAACTTTTTGTATATGCTTGCTTGCTGATTGTAGCACATGTATTGGGTGGATATACAATCAATGGGCAATCTACAGAAACATTCACTTGGTTTCGGTCTTTGATGTGTACAGCTCTTATTGTAAGAGAGGCTGTTTCTATTGTGGAAAATTCAGGTAAGATAAACCCCAATCTTGTACCTTCATGGATTAAAAAATATTTAAGGGACTTTGATGAGAACGGATTTTTGAAAATGAAGGAAAGGAATAACCCTCCTTCTATTTAGAAGTATAGAAACTAAAAATTTTTGAGATATGAGACTATATAGATTTGTTGATACAGATAAGGGAATTAATGTAGTGGTTGTCACAGATGGTTCTTGTGAACAAAAAAGAGTGTTTATCACAGAATCACCTCGTGGTGTTGTAACTCCGGGTTCTGCTAATGCTACAGAAGATGAAAAAGCTGGAAGTGATGCTTTTCTTGCTTTGGGTTGGAAATGGAAAGTCGGTGAAAGTGTACAGCATGAAGAGTTGGTAGAATTTGCTGAAAACAATGCTCTTACATTAACGATTGAACCGCAGGGGTTGAATGAAATTGTTTCTGTAAAGGCTTCTTGGAATAGTAGCAATATTTGTATCTTGGAAATTGCTACGACTGTTCCGGCTGAAAAAGAAGTGGAGATTTATTTTCTCAATACAGTAACGTTAAAGGATTCTGTTGGACGTTATGGAACAATTAGAGGTGACAAGAAAGTGCTTATTTCAAAAGTAAACGGACGTACACCTATGGAATTTTCTTTGGCTGATCTTGGCTTGTCCCAAAAGGAAGATTTGAATCTTGTTGTTATGTCTGATGATGGTGTTCAGAAGTTCGAAGTAGTGGCTCATTAATTTTAGAAGCTATGTTAAGACTTCTTTTTACAACAAAAGATTTAAGCAAGCAAATGACTGTCATAACTGATGGTATTGACAGTCAGATGAATGTCTTTGTGACTGAAAATACGGTAGGTGATATCGAGTATTATAAATCTCTTGGTATTGTAATTGATGCCGGTGTCACCTATAATATTGGTAAGTTCAAAGAATGGTGTCTTGCGAATGGATTGGGTCTTATTGGCTATCCCGAAGGACTGGAAGAAGAAAAAATAGTTTATGTGAACGTTCTCGATAGAACGGAATACACGTTTACATTGCAGACAAAATCACTTTCTTTTGTCAATACGGGAGAAAGCAAGAATTTTGTCGTTACTTCCAGCAAGCAGGAATATCGGGAGGGTGCGCCTTATGGAAAACCTATAGCCGTTGCCATTCAGATTAAAATTTCCGGAACAGGGTTTTCCGGTAACGCAGGGATAAGTCAAATTTCTGCTACAGAAAATCCTACCGATAAACAAAGAACTGGTACAGCTACAATCATTCAGGATGAGAGTGGAAAAACAGCAACCATTTCTTTAAGTCAAGCTGCATCTGTTATCACTTATGAAAACGCTATTTCAGCTAACAAGACAACTCTTACTTTTGCAGCAACAGCAGGAGATCAAGTAGTCACAATCACTTCTACCAGACAAAAGAAGCTGAATGGCAAAAACAGTGGTGCTCCTACAACTGTAAACACTACAGGAAAAGTAACCGGTACGGGTTTTTCTTTGAAAACTCAATCGGGAGCAAATTATACGGTTTCTGTTACTGAAAATACAAATGAGACTACCGGAAGAACAGGGACTCTTGTTGTGACACAGGAAGGGTCGGGAGCAAAATCAATTACGATTAATTTAAGCCAACCGAAGGCAACTGTTGCTTATGTTTATAATTTGTCTTCTAATCCTTCAAGGGTGGAATTTGTTGCTACGGGTGAAACAAAAACGCTTTCCATTTCTTCTACAAAACAAAAAACAGTAAATGGAAAGAATAGTGGTAGTCCTGTGGCTGTGAATTATACAACGACAGTTTCCGGTACAGGGTTTTCCAAAGGGACAACGGAATATTCTGTTGTGGCGGCAGTCAATACCGGCGCAGTGAGAGAAGGATCGGCAGTTGTAAAACAATCGGAAGGAACAAAGCAAATAACAATTACGTTGTCACAGGCAGCAGGAACTTCCGCCTAATTTTTTATTGACGTGAGTAGGAAAAGAGACAAAAATAAAAATCAAGGAAAGTCAGACCTGTTAAAGGGTCTGACCAACCTTTCTTTGGAAGATATTGTAGGATTGCAAAAAACTCTTCCTACTGTACTTCAATCTAAATTACAACAGATGTCCCGGTCTGACAACTTGGGGGATTTGGTGAAAGCTAATCTTTACATGGGGAACATCAACCAAAGACAGGACGATGTAAAGGCTGTGTTCTTCAACCCGGACGAAGCAAGCGATACGGGAAGGGGTTACAAAGACCCTAACTTTTACGGTTCTATGCCGTTTGAGGTACTTCGGAGAATGGGGGACATCTTTGTTGTTCGGGCTGTTGTCAATACCCGTGTCGAACAGGTTCAGAACTTTCTCCATTTCAGTACGGATGAACAGAAAGAAGGATACACTATTAGAAGGAAAAGGAATCCTTTTGAGAAGGTAAGTGCAGAACGCTCAAGAGAAGATCAGATTAAAATTAGCTATATCAGAAAGTTTTTGGAAGAAGGCGGTTTTCACGACAAATGGGAATCATTTGATACATTCCAAGACTTTGGGAGAAAAGTTGTGTTTGATAGCCTTACTCTTGATCAGCTTGCATTTGAAATAGTAAGGGATAGATCATGGAATCTGGCACGTTATCGTGCTGTAGACGCTTCTTTGATACGTTTTCTTGATAGTATCGATCCGAAGTTCCGGGAAGAATTTGAGCAGTATCGGTTCAAAGGCTATTTACCAAAATATTGTATGTGCTGGCAAGGTCAGATCATGCAGCATCCTGTTACGCATGAAAGTGTTATCTTTTACCCTTGGGAGCTGGGTATTGGTATCCGTAACAAATCCACCAACATATATAAAAACGGGTACGGAACATCTGAACTGGAAACACTGTCAAGCGTTATGACATGGATTTTGTGGGGATTTGAATATAATGGTTCGTATTTTTCTAAAGGGTCTAATCCTAAAGGAATTATCAATGTTAAGAATCCGAACATATCGCAGGCTTCTTTAAGTGAGTTCAGACAGGCATGGCAGCAGACGATGGTGGGTACACGTAATTGTCTGGTCGGAAGTACTAAAATTGTGACAGAAAACGAAGGACTTATTTCTTTAGAAGATAGCTTAAAAGGATTGGAGTATAGAGATGTGAAGATATGGACAGGTAAATCTTTTGTCGATGCTCGAATTACGAAAACGCAGAAGAAGAAAATATGCAAATTGGGTGTTGCTAATGGTATGTATATTGAATCTTCTCCAGAGCATAGATTTAAGGTTGTGTCTGATAATGGAGTTATAGAATGGAAAGAGAGAAAAGATATTAAATTAGGAGATTATGTTTTATCTAACAAAAAATCATTACCTCAAACTTTGACTTTATATTATAAAGGAAAAGAACTTGAAGCAGATTTTTATGAGGTTTTAGGCTGGCTTGTTGGTGATGGTTGGTTCGGTAAGAACGAACCAAAGAAAAGAAGAATATCTTTGTTCTTTCATCCTATTAAAGAGATATGGATTAGTGAATATATTCATAATGTTTTAAATAAATATAGAATAAATAATTATATCAAAAGAATTAAAATAACGGAAGAGCAAGCGGAAGAAACTAAAAGAAGATATGGGTTTAAATCAACTCTTTTAGAAAAACTTCTTATTCTATGTGCCGATAAGCAATTTTTTGAATTTTTGATGGGGTTGGGTTTTACTCCAAGCTGTGAGGGAAAAACAATAGCACCAGTGTTATTCAGAGTTTCTTCGGAATGTAGATGTGCTTTTATAAGAGGATTTTTTTCTGCGGATGGAAGTACAGCTAAAAATTCAACATCACCTCAAATTACAATAGTTGACAATAGACTTAGAAGACAATTTAGAGAATTATTACTTGCAGAAGGGATACAATGTACATATTCAGAGGGAAATGTTAGAAGAAAAACTTCTTTGAATAAAGAACCACATGAAGGAGGTTTTCTTCTTTTGATAAAAAATAGAAAAGACTTTTTTGAAAAAATATCTTTTCTTCAAGAATACAAACAGAGGTCTCCTTTGTTAAATTATAAAGAGCCATTTTCTTTACACCCGAAAATGATGCAGAAGATTGCTAATGATATGAGGGTAGAGGCTTTTAAAAGAAGTGTATTTAAAGAAGAAAATCAAATAAGTAAAGACTTGTCAAGAAAATTGATAGGTATAGGAATCGGACATGATGGTATATCGCAAACCGGACTTTGTGAAGTTGCCGAAAAAATGAATTTTGATTTGCCTTATGAATATAATGATTTTTATTTTTCTGAGGTAAAATTTTTGGAAGAGACGGATGAAGAGGTTGAGATGTATGATGTGGAAGTATTTGACAATGAACATCAATTTATTGCAAATGGTATTCTCACTCATAATAGTCATAGAACGCCTATTATCAACGGTTTAGACCTTCAATGGGTTGATCTGTCTAAAAACACTAACCGTGATATGGAGTTTAGTGAGTGGGTAAAATTCCTACTTGTTATGACTTGTGCTGTTTATCGTATTGATCCGTCAGAGCTTGGATTCCAATTCAAAGATCAGACAAATATCTTTGGACAAGCTGGACAAAAGGAACGTTTACAACATTCAAAAGACAAAGGACTAAAACCTATTCTTGTGTTCTTACAAGAGGTGATCAATTATTATCTTGTATCAGAATTGGATGAAGATTTTGAGTTTGTCTTTACAGGTGTAGATGCGGAAGATGAAGGAAGACAGGTTGAGATTGATGCTAAGAAAATTCAAAACGGTATGGTTTGTTTGGAGGATATTTTTGAAAAATACTCTGGACGTAAATTCAATCCCGAAACGGATACTATTCTGAATCAATCTTACCAGCTTCAAAAGCAAATGCAATTACAACAAGCTATGTATGGTGGAGAAGCGATGAATGAAGAAGTGGATCGTCAGATAGCTTCGGAAGAAAAGGAAGATACACAAAAATCTTTCAGTTCGAATCCTATCATGGATGCTGCTATGTCTTACATTGAGAAGAACTGGGGGGAATCGTGAACGTTCGATATGTAAAGAACATAAAAGTCGAGAAAATGCCGTTGGTGTCAAATATACATCATCATGTCGATCCCATGCGTTATCCTAAAGTGCAAGAAGGATATGAAGGGATGGCGCAGGTCATTTTCTCGACACAGATAAATAATATGTTGATGGATTTGACGAAGAAAATAGTAGAACAAAAATCTAAGTAAGTATGCTATTCACACCGGAAGAAATACAGCAGTTGTTTTTCATTGTCGATTATCGTATTGCTCGTGTAATTGCCGATGTGCTGGGTAAGGAATATCTTTCCCAAGAAGACATAGATATGCTGAAAAGATTTGGCTTTGATTTAAAGACAGAAGTTCTGAAAATACCACCTTATTGGCAAGCATTCATATTTGGACGTTTGGCGGCAATTCTTACACCTGCACAACTTTCTTCACTTAATTTTAACGACTTAAAACAATATGTTGAAAAGGAACAATACCCGGAACTAACTTCAAGAGAAAAGGCAGAATATAACGCTGCGGCCATGCGTTCTTATTCTTATATAAAAGGAATGGGGACACGTATAAAAGATTCTCTTTCTTCCACCGTTTCAGAAGAAGAAATGAAAATAGCAGTGGCAGAACGGGAGAGGGAAGTGGAAACGGCTATTAGGGAAGAATTGACGGAAGGTGTTCTGAAAAGGAAATCCGTACAATCCATTGTTAGTTCATTGGGACATAGGTTGGATGAATGGAACCGGGATTGGGGACGTATTGTTGCTACTGAAATGGAGAATATTTTTCAGATAGGTACAGCCCAAATGATAATGAAGGAGCACGGCATTCATGCAAAGGTATATAAGCAAACAATGCCACAAGCGTGCCGCTATTGCCTTAATGCTTACACAACGGCTGGCGCAGGTTCTAAACCTATTATTTTTGATTTGTCTGAATTGATTGCTAATGGGACTAATATAGGTAGAAAATCAAAGGATTGGGAAGCAACCTTGTCACCTTTGCACCCACATTGTTTTTCAGAAGATACAGAAGTTTTTACAAGTGAAGGATGGAAATCTTTTCAATCTTTAAATAAGAATGAATTGTTTCTGTCGGTCAATCCTAAAACAGAGGAATTAGAATGGGTCAAAGCTATTAGATGGATTAATCAGCCTTATAAAGGGAAGATGATAGAACGTACAAATAGATCATTTAGTCTTTGTACAACTCCAAATCACTATCATGCTGTAAATACAAAGTATTTAAAAGAATTACAGTTGATAACAGAGAATGATTTATCTAATGGAAGTTCATTTAGATGTGCTGGTTTTAAGTGGAAAGGTATTGAAAGAGAGTATTTTTGTTTTGATGGATATAAGTTCAAAGCAGATTTGTTTTGCCAGTTTATGGGATATTTTCTTTCAGAAGGAAGCGCGACAAGCAATTCTCACGCTAATTATGTTGTTTTTTCTCAATTTGAGGGAGAATTTAAGGATAATATGTTTGAATGCCTTTCAAATATGGGATTGAATCCTTTTAGGAGCAAAGAGTATTTAGGAGCAACAATAACAAAGAGAGTGGAGTTGTTTACTTATTTAAAATCATTTGGACATGCTTACGATAAATTTGTACCAAAAGAAATTAAAGAACTTCCTCCTAATCTTTTGAATATTTTTTTGACAGCATTTAGAGAAGGTGATGGTGTCAAAAGAAAACCTAAAGTGTACGATGGTTATGTTTGTAAACCAGAAATCCAATACCTTACATCTTCTCCAAAGTTGTGTAATGATATTGGGGAAATTCTATTGAAATTAGGATATAGGCCGAGTTATAAGAATTTTGGCAAGGTAATTGCATTTGATAAAAAACAGAACAAAACATATACGTCTAAACATGATAATTGGAGAATAAGCCAATTGTCTGCCAAAGGATGCTCTGTTTTGAATATTCAAACAATTGATTATGATGGTATGATTGGAGATGTTGAATTGGAAAAATACCATACATTAATTGTAAGACGAAACGGAAAGGTTTGTCTGTCGGGTAATTGCAGATGTAATCTCCGTTACATTCCAGATGGCTATGAATGGGATGATAAAACACAGTCATTTGAACCTAAAAAAGTGGATGAAAGTAAGAGGGTTCAGAGAAAGTCAAAGGTAAAAATAACTGTAGGTACAAAATATTTCGAGGTATGACAAAGCAAAGAACGATTTTTAATTCTGGTTACATCAGTATTCCTACTATTGATAGTTCAAAATGGATAAAGGACATTCAAGTAGGAAATGTGATAAAAACAGTTACTGGTTACAGAAGGGTAGCAAAGGTTACACAGTTTGAACTATCTTCTGTTCCGCGCATTTTTGATATATGTTACGTTACGGAAGATGAAACTCTTGAAAAGGGATACCGTGAAGATGCCTTGCATAGAGTGGTAGATGGTTCTTATGTTTTGTGTCATAATAAAACAAAAAGGGTAGATAAGATAAAACCGGGTGACGTTCTTATGCTTAAAAATGGTTGTAAGGGCAAGGTAACTAATATTATACAGATACCTATTGATAATGTTTCGCAATATTTCTATACCTTTGAACTTGATAAACCGGACTTTTATTTTGCAGACAATGTCTGTGTGCCGGATGCGACAATTTGTAAAGACAAAACAAAATAATTTCTGATATGGGTTTAAACTTGAAAGCGTTGCTCGGATTGCAGACGCAAAATGAAAAAATAGCTGAATATAAAAGACTTCTTAAAAAAGGAAAAGAGGTAAGCCAAGAGATAAGTTCACTTGGTGAAATCTATTCCATTCAGAAGTCACAGTATGATGAACTGAAAGGAAGCGAAGATGCTGATGCAGTTGCAAAGGCAGAAAGTTGTTTTAATGAGTTTTTAAAGCAACAGTCTAAAGACTTGATGGACGTATATAAAAGAAGAAATTCTATCCAGAAATCCATTGCAAAGTTGGAAAATGACGAAGAATTTGCTGAAATGGCAAAGGATATTCGTCAGCTTGGAAACTGCCGGGAATTATGGAAACAGGGTTTGATCAAGAAATCCGTTTACTTCGATCTGTTTAAGGCAAAACAAGGCAAAGTTCAATTTGTAGATGTGCTCGTTTTTAGAGGAGATAAACTTCTTATTTTGAATCGAGTAGGAGAAAAGGGTGCGGTTTCAAATGATTGGTGTATTCCGGGCGGACACGTTGATCCGGGAGAAACTTTTTTGCAAGCTGCCAAAAGAGAATTGTTTGAAGAAACAGGTATTGATATGTCGGAAGAACTTTTGATACCGGTCGGTAAATACATTCCCAAGAAAAAGGGTATTGAAATTCACTATTTCATGTGTTTTGTTGACCCGGATGCTCCTGTAAACATCCTTGTGGATGGAGAGGAAGAAACCGGTAGTGAATGGATTAATCCTCGTACCGAACTTGACCAATATAATTTTATTTTTGACATGAAAGATAACATCAAACGTATTCTTGGTATTGAGGTACAGGATGAATTTCAGTTGGTGATGAAATCTTTCAAAGAGGGTAAAATTTCAAAGGATATATTCACGTCCTATTGTGAAAAAAATCCTGAAAAACTTGAAAAGTCGGCAAACAAGACTTCTTTTACACATGAAGAAAGAAAGGATTTGGCAAAGAAAGGAGAAGCAATGCCTAATGGTAAGTATCCTATTCGCAACCGGCAGGATCTGAAAGACGCCATTCGTTTGTCCGGTAGTTCTTCCATGCCGAAAGAAGAAGTAAAGAAATGGATCAAGAAACGGGCAAAGGAACTTAATCTGGAAGATGAATTGCCGGAAGATTGGAAAGTAGAAAAAACTATGGACACGGCAGACGCACAAATATTACAACGTGAATCTTTGGATGGCGAAACAAAAAACATTGTTCGTACAGAGGATGGCGTAGGGGAAGGTATTGAAAAGGCTATTACTTTCAAGAGAACTATCTACGAAGAAAAAGAAGTTGAGGTAGAAGAAGAGCCTAATAAATATACTTACGGTGAGTTTCATATGAATTTCTCTGATAATGATGGTGGAAAAGGAGATAAGTTTGCTGATTTTTTAGGCATACTTCAAAAGGTAACTTGTCTTGGTAAACCTTTTTCTATTGTTATTAAGACAGAAGAAAACGGGGAACAAGAGTGGAAATGGAACGGTAAGTTTCGCCTTGAAAACACTACCAAAACAGAAAACATCCGAAAATCGACAGAAGATGAATTGTCTGTTGAAAACGGAAATACCGAAGAAATTGAAAAGTCCAAAAAGACCGATAAGAGTATTTTCAACACTTATCTCAATTTTCTGGAAGGTGCTAAAACACGTCTTAAAAATATTCATTGGGGAGAGGAAGATAATTCCAAACATGTTTACCTCGATGAACTTTCAGAAGAAGTTTCAGAATTTGAGGATAAGATTGCGGAAGCCGGGCAATCGGGATTCGGACGATTCAAAGACGGGGAAATCCAAGGGGATGAAGTGAAAGAGGATGATCCGGTTGCTATTTGCCAAATGATATTCGACAAAACGATTGAGTTCAGAAAAGAACTTGCTGAAAAGGATGAATACATTGGCGAGGTAAGCTGGATTGATGATTTTCTTGCAACACTCAAACAGTCTAAATATAGATTGCAATTGCATTAAGGAGTTTAGAGGTAGATTATGATAATTATTAATAAAAGTTAAAATATTGGGTTATTGTGATTTATCTCTAATTTTGCAGTATTTTTGAGTGTTATAAATACGTTTATTTCAATTTCAACCAATCAAAATGTTTGATAGTTTTAAATTATATGTAGATTTGGATTTGGAGAAAGCCAAAAGCGCGGTATCAGAGCAACAATCTCCATACGCAAACATGGTATTTTCCGGTGTCGCTTCCGATTCTTCAAAAGATGATGAAGAAGAAGTCTTAGAGCCGTCCGGGTTTATATATGATAGATTTTTGAAATCCGGTTTGTTTAACCTCGATCATTTGCCCACACGTTCACCTATTAACAAAAGTCGTTTTTGGATTGGTGAACCTATTGAAGCCTATGTGAAAGACAATAAGTTTTTTGTAAAAGGTAAATTGTGGGAAAAGTCGCCGGAAGCCCGTGCTTTTTGGGATAAGGCAATTGAAATGCAAGAATCGGGTTCGACAAGAAAACCGGGTATGAGCGTAGAAGGTAAGGCGTTGGAACGGGATAAGAAAAATCCCAAAAGAGTGACAAAAGCTCTTATTACAAACATTGCCCTTACAATGACACCGGTCAACACTAAGACCTATTTGGATATTGAAAAAAGTAAGGGTGGTAGTGTGAATGATTTATTGGAAATACAAAAATCAACTATTCTTTTTGAATATTGTACAGAAAACGGACTTGTCCAGATTGACAATAATTTCAAGGTGAATTTTCAAAAATCACATTCTTTTGATGTTGATTCTTTTTGGGAGATTTATCGTGCAGTTCAAGAAGGTAGGGTTGAAAAAAGTGTTTTAGATACATTCGTAGAAAAAGTTCGACAATAATTTTTATACATAATGTTATGGTAGACGTAAAAGAATTTAAAGATGATCCGTTATACAAGGCACTTGAAAATTCTGGTTTCAGTGCAGAAGATATTGCTACTATGGTAGCAAACGGAGATGTAACTTTTGAAAAATCGAAAAGTGTCGCCGAAATGAAAGAATCCGAAAAAAAGGAGGACAAGAATATCGGCAATGATGAAAAGCACATTGACGATTTGAAGAAGGACGAAAAAGAGGATAAAAAAGACAAGAAGGACTTGAAAGAGGACATCAAAGAGAAAGAAGACAAAGTTGAGAAATCTTTCTCTATGGATGACATGAAGGCTTTCGGTGCTTCTTTGGCTGCTAATATCGTTAAGGGCATGACAGAAGTCATGAACGAACGTTTTGGTAACATTGAAAAGTCTTTGGAATCTTTTGGCGCACAGACACCTTCTTTTAAGGGAGTGCAGACTTCTGCTGTTTTGGAGAAATCCATGAAGCCGGAAGTGGACGAAGATGGCAAGACACTTCTCTCTGTTACAAAACAACGCCCTTTGGTAATGGCTGCTATCAACAAGGCTATTGAAAATGCCGGTGAAGAACTTGAAAAGTCAATTGGTGATGATGCTCTGATTTTCTTGGCAGACAGTCAGGCTGAAACCATTGGACAGGATTTGGCAAAATTCATGTACGAAAAGTACAATATCAAGTTCCAGAAGTAAGACGTAATTCGATCGAATAAATATAAAGATTATAGAAAGATGGACTTGTATAACTATAATGATTTAGCTGCTTTTGGCGGTGCTGGCAATGTTGCCGATGTGTTGAAAGCAATGGAAGCCGGTTTACAGACCGGTATGCAATATAACGATCAGATTAACAATGGTGGTGGCCTGAAAGTTGAATCTTTGGATGCTTATATCAAGGTTTTGGCTAACCGTTTGAACCAGTTGGTTGTTTACAATGAAATGCCGAAACAGAGAATCGAAAATACGGTTCACCAGTACAACCAGTTGTACAAATACGGTGAAGAAATCGGTATCTTCAATCTTGAAGGTGAAACACCGGAAGAAACAGATACTCAATACATCCGTAAGTCAATCATCTCTAAGTTTATGGGCGTTACAGGACAGGTAACTGATCCGGCTATGCTTGCTAAACTTGCCGGTGGTATGAACATGTACACTCGTGAGGTACAGAATAAGACCACTTTGCTTTTGACTTTGATTGACACTCGTTTGACGGATGCTGATTCTACTTGTATCGCAGAACAGTTTGATGGCATCTTCCGTCAGCACATGATGGGTGTAGCTGCTACTGACCGTGGTTCTACGGAAGGTATGAGCACAGAACAGATTTTGGATGCTTACTATGGCTCACAGGCTGTGATTGATGCACAGAATGGTATCTTGACTGATGCTTTGGTTGAAGATGCTGCTGATCGCGTTGTAAACGTTTACAACGGTTATATCGACCGTATCGTTTCTGCACCGGTTGTGTTCAACAACTATGTGAAGAAATTCCATGAATCAAAACGTGTTGTTGTTGGCATGTCTAACAGCGTTGTAGGCGCAACAATGGGACAGTCTGTAAATGACATCATGACGCAGTTCGGTAAGGTTGCTGTTAAAACAGACAAGTTCTTTGACGTTCGTCGTCCGATCAAGGCTTCTGCTACAGCTACTTCTCCGAAAGCTCCGGGTATTCCTGTTGCAGGTGGCACTAAGTCTGCTGCTGTTGTGGATGCAAAGACTAATTTTGTGTTACATGCCGGATCTTATGGTTACTTGGTAACAGCAAAGAACCGTTATGGCGAATCTGCTCCGTTGAAATTAACAGATAATGTTTTGGCAGTTGGTGCTAATCAGTCTGTAGATTTGCAGTGGACAGCTCCAGTTGGAGGTGCATATGCTCCTACTTGCTACGTTGTTTACCGTACTAAGAAAGTAACTGCTTTGACAGATACGACAGAATACTATCCTATCTTCACTATTCCGGCTTCTATGCTGGCTGCTGGGTATGATGGTGCTGCTGCAACAAAAGTACGTGACCGTAACCGTATCATTGCAGGTACGAAGTCTGCTTTGATTTACTACAACGACAGCCAGATCAACGAATACTTACAATTCGGTGATACTCGCAAACTTGACTTTGCTATCACTGCACCGTCTCGTAGATTTGCTATTTTGAACTACGGTACGCCGTGTTTGTACCAGCCGGCTAAGATTTGCCGTATTATCAATATAGGTGACGAAGGTTTGGGTGCTTAAAGACAGTTTGTCTTGGCAAATTAATAAAGGGAAGGAAAGGTTTTATAACGCCTTCCTTCCCTATTTTATTTATTAATAAATTATATTTCGTATGAAAAAGATCGTATCAACAATATACAAAAACACTTCTATCCAATTTTCAGACGAACTTGTTGTATTTGAAAACGGAAAAGCCGAAGTAAAAGATGAAACTTGGGAATTTATCAAGGCAGGAGGTTTCCCTGGTATTGCTTTGGAAGAAGAAGCGGAAAAACTTGAAAAAGAAAAAACGGAAGCTGAAAAAGATACCGATGAAGCTCTTAAAGTTCTGAAAGAAGAATATGAGTTTGAAATTGCTCGTTTGAACGGTATCATCAAAGACAAGAACAAAAAGATTGAACAGTTGGAACAGTCTTTGAATGTGTGGAAAAAAGAGGTTGAAAGATTGTCTAATGGCGGACAGCCGAAGGAAATTGTGGAAGACGCCGTCGGAGAAAACACAGCAACCGAAGAAGAAATTGCTTCCTTAAAGGAAGATATGTCTAAAATGACTTTTGATGATTTGAAGGCGCTTGCTATTGAAAACGGAATGAGCAAGCAGAAAGCCGGAAGATTCAAAGAAGAAGATCAGAAAGACGAACTGATTGATGCTATAATTGCGTTACCCAAAAAGTAAAAAAAGACGTTTAAGCTATGCCGGGACAACTGATTTTTACAGTAAAGTACAAGAAAAATACGGGTTCTGTCATTTCCGTTGCGGAGATGTGGAACAATTACCTGTACGGTATTACTATACAAGCCGGTACGGGGACTTCTTTTTCTGACGAATCGCTTAGAACTTATTTGAGTGCTGCTCAGAGAGAGATCGAGAATTATTTCAATCTTAAATTTGTAAAACAATTGGTTGAATCGGAAACACATTCTTATTACAGGGCAGATTATTTCCAACAATTTCCTATCATTCAAACTAACTGTCCGGTAAGAGTTCCACTTGCACTTACAGGTATGCTCAATAAGATGGAGCAGATCATTTATCCACAAGGTTGGCTTACTTGTGCTAAGGATATGGACGGGATAGGGAAACGAAGAATGAGCGTTGTTCCTACCGGTGCAAATTCGGTTAATGCAAATGCAGATGTTATTCTTACCGGAATGACTACGCAGATAGGTTTTCAACGGTTTACAAACATACCGGACTATTGGGACATCCAATATATAACCGGTTTTGATTTGGATAAAATGCCTGCCGATTTGATTAATCTTGTTGGTAAACTTGCTTCGTTCGGCCCGCTTAATATTGCTGGGGATATGATATTCAATTTACCCGGCATAGCTTCCATGCACTTGGAAATAGACGGACTAAGACAGTCTATCAACTCTACTGCTTCTGCTGAAAATGCAGGTTACGGGGCACGTCTGAAACAGTACCAAAAAGAAATAGAGGAAACTGTAGGGCGGATAAAGCTCGTGTACGATGAATTTAGACTTATGGTATTGTAAGGAGGTAAGAGATGTCAAAGAGTATTTTACAAACACCGGTTCCACCTTTGAGTAATGCAAGTCCTGAATTTATACGTTCAGAGTTTGATTCTGCTGTTTATTTGAAAGGATATGAGGTGATATTGGAAAAGGCATTGAGATGTCCTTGTAACGCACCGGATGCGCCTTTGGTGGATTGTCAGAACTGTTTCGGCACAGGTTATTTCTATATCAATCCTACAAACACTCATGCTCTTATAACCGGCATAAACGGGGATAATAGTTACAAACGTTGGTCGGAAGAGCTGATAGGAACAATTAACGTAACGGTAACAGATGTTGATAAACCCAATTTAGGGTATTTTGACCGGATCACAATTTTAAAAGAGTTCTCTTATTTTAGTGAAAATTTACCTGTAAGGACGGACGGGGAGAACTTTTTTGTGTTCACGACTTACAAACCGTTGAGCATTTATAGCATACATGTGTTTGAATCGTCTACAGAGCCTTTGAGACAGCTTTCTCCGGCAGATTACAAGGTAAGCGATACAAACCCTTATTGCGTAATTTTGACGGCTAATATGTCCTTAAATCCGGTTGTAAGTATTTATTATCAACATCAATTGGAATTTCATGTATTGGATTTTCCCCATGAAGTCCGGGCTTCTTGGAAGAAAAACAAGGAAACGGGACAATTGGAAAGAACAAGGCTTCCTATTCAAGCGGTGGCAAGAAGAACACATTTGATTGTGTCTGAAAAGCCTAATTTTGACGGATCGGGAGTTATATTGAACGACAATATTCAAATGAAAGTGAGTGAGTAATGGTAGTGCCTATCAACATAGATTTAAGCGATTTGGTGGAAGAATTTGATCTTTCACAGGATCAATCTACGTTTTTAGGTTCTTCTATTATAGATGCCGTTATAACTGAATACCAGCTTAGGTGGGAAAATCTGATAAACAGGGAGCTTCGTACTACAAGGAATGAATATAAAAGGGGAGTTTTCATTGAAAGGGAATCCCCTTTGTCAGCCACATTCGGGTTGGCAAACAGGGCTTCTTCTATTCCTTTGATGATAGAAGAGGGACAGCCGCCTTTTGATGAAAAGGAAGGTTTTAGAAATTCCCCAAAAAGAAAGATTGCACAGGATGGAGGTTGGTATATAGATATTCCCTTTAGACATGCAACGCCGGAAGCTGTAGCGGATTCGGGATTGTTTGCTTCTATAATGCCGCAACAAATTTATAACGCAGTTCAGAAGACAGGAAGGCTTTCTTTTATGGATTTGTCGGTTAAAGATAGTGCTATTGGAGAAAGAAAAGCAATAAATAGGCTGGGTGTAAACAAACCGGCTTACATGCACAAAGCTCCTATTTATCAGGGTTTGACTAAAGTAAATATTACTTCTACTGAAAAAGAAAAGAGAAGTGGTTACTTTACATGGAGAAGGGTGAGTGAAAACTCTGATCCTAATAGTTGGTGGAATGGCGGTATTGTTCCATATAAACTTATGAACAAAGCTCTTGAACAAGCAAAGATAGATGTTGTTGCGGATAGGGTGATTGACGAATTTTTAAAAGCTATTTGATTATGTTACAGATAGTTAAGATAAAAAAGATTGTAGAAAGTTGTTTGGAGTATGTACAAACGGACTTCGAAAGCAAGGAAAACGAAAAGGATTCTTTCTTGTACAAAGTGTTGGGAGATACACAGGACGGCTCTTTCAACTACTATGAACAAGCAAAAAATATCTTTCTAAGAAAGGAAACAAATCCGAACAACATAAAGGTAGCTTTGGAATATCCGAAAGATAAAACAGGGCTGCCGGCATACATTATTCGTGAACCCGGGAAAACAGGTGGCATTGCCAATTCCATAGGTAAAATAGAATCTTTTATGGGTGGCGTTCCTATGTACAGGGACACAAGACAGTACGGATTGGAAATCATGTGCTTTTCTGTAAACATGAACGAATCGATCCTGATGTCAGAGATTTTGTACGCATTACTACTTGGCTCTTGGGATACTTTGGCTTCACAGTTCCTTAAAATAGAATTTACCATGAAGGAGCTTATGATGCAAAACAATCTGATGCCGACACCTATTTTCATTCGTTCTATCGGACTTGATTTATCGTCAGAAGAAATAGTACCGGGATTGGTGGATACGTCTTTACTCGGAAAGATCATCTTTGGGAAAGTGAATCAAGTGGATAGCATTGCTCTTGGTGACCCGACTTCTATTGACGGACTTCCAGGTGTAGAATCAGAAATTGTGGGGTTCAGATAGTTCGTTGATTGAAAAATGATTACCTTTGAGGGTGTAATTTTGGTACAATATGAAAGCAGACTTTCAAAAAGGGACAAAAGTTTGTTCTTGTTGTCGACAAGAATTGCCTATCAGTGAGTTCTATAAGAAAAAGAATCAACCGGATGGGTTGAATTGTTATTGTAAGAAATGTGCTGACTTGAAGAAAAGCAAAAGATTGTCTGTCATAAAAAATATTCCTTTAGAAGAAAGGGTAGTTAAAGAGTTTAAAGTTTGTTCTTGTTGTGGTAGAGAGCTTTCTATTGATAATTTTGGAAAAAGCAAAACTCATGTAGACGGACGATCTGGGTATTGTAAGGAGTGTGCTAACAAAAGTGCTGCTGAAAGTAGAGATAAAAATAGAGAAAGAAATAGAGAACTTTCTTATGAAGGCAAGATAGTATGCTCTGTTTGTGGGGAAGAAAAGGAAAGAAGTAAGTTTTATGTCCATAGAACGTCGAGTACGGGATTTGACTGTGTTTGTAAGGAATGCCGTTCAAAACAAGCAAAAGATACTTATAAAGACAAAAAGGATTATCATAAGCAACTGCATATAGAATATAGGCTTAGTGGGCGTTTGAAACAATGGAAACAAAATAAATTAGAAACAGATATTGTTTTTAAAACGAAGCAGAAATATTTGAAAAAATTAAGAGATTCTATTCGAGAATATTTCTTGTACGGATGGAAAAGAAATCTTGATTTTCTTGGTTGCTCTATTCCCGACTTAATTATTCATATTGAGTCTCAATTTAAAGATGGTATGACTTGGGAGAATAGAGGCAATGGAAAGGGGAAGTGGAATATTGACCATATCATACCTTTGTCTTATTTTTGTCAAGAATATAGAGACAATATAGAAGAAGGTATGTCTATTGCTAACCATTATTTGAATCTTCAACCATTGTGGGAGTATGAAAATATGGAAAAGAGATCAACATTACCTTCCGACTATTTGGAGAGGATAAATAAAATAAAGTTACATAAATTCGATATAAACAATTGATAATTAATAAATTATGGCCACATCTTTTATTTTCAATAATAAGCAAATTACGTTGCCGGGTGTTTATTCAAGAATTACGACCTCGGAAACAAGCCCTTCTCGTACGCTGGACTACGGAAAGGCAATCATAATTGATACGGGCGTTTATGGTGCAAATTGGGGTGGTGGTTCTGGTATAGATGGAGAAAACTTTCAAGGATTGGATTCAGTCTATACGTTTGACACCCTTGCAGAATTTCGTTCTTTTGTAAAGGGAGGCATGTTCTGGAAGATTGCAGAAGGTCTTTTTACGCCAGACTACACAAACCCGGCTTCTACAGGTATCTCTCAACTTTTGTATGTAAGGGCAGCTAAGACTACTTCTGCAACTATTACTTTTGCTACTACAGCAGGTGGTACGTTTGAAGTAAAGACTTTAGATGAAGGTTTGGGAGCAAACGGTAAACTATCCGAAGCTGGTAATTTGATTACCGGTTATGGTGTATCTATTGTGAAAGGCGTAGACGATCCGGCAAAATGGATCATGAAATTCTATGTCGGTTCTTTCACGGGATATGCAGAAGATGGCTATCCTATTGGAGAAACACCGGAAGATCAAGCAGCACCTACATTGGTATTGCAGTCACCGGAATTTGACAAGATTGGGACTTTGCTTGAATGGGCTAAATCTGATTCCAATTTTGCTAACCTGTTTGTTCTGACAGAAAATGCGAAAGTACAAGGAGAAGGAACGGTATCTCAAAGTGACGTTACTACTGTATTGGCTGGTAAATCTTATTTCTTGGCAAAGGGAGCTACTGAAACTTATAATGCTGACAATATGACGAAAGTGATGGAAGCAATTGTAGGGTTAGATTATAGCTTTGCTCTCATGGATCAGTTTGGTGACAATGCAAACTCTGCATTGCAGAGCCAGTACATTTCCCACATGAACAGCCAAGCTAAGTACACCCACTTCTTGTTTGTGGGAGGTTATGACGATGCTGCCAATTTCTCTAAATCTCTTGATTTGGCGAAAGGGTTCAATAGCGAGCTGGTTCAGTTGGTACATGGTGGTGCAGGCATGACTTCCGGTATTACAGGTATCAAAACACGCTGGTGGGGAGTAATGTATAACTTGTGTTGTATTTTGGGTAGAACGGCAGGAAAACCGCCTTATATTCCGGTTACAAACAAGACAATCGGTATCGACAAGTTGAAGCACACTTTGAACGATACGGAAAAGACAAAGGCTTTGAATGCTGGTATGCTTGTGACGGTTTACAATGACTATACGAACAACTTTGTCGTATTACAAGGTGTAAACACTTTACAGGACAACAAAGTGTTGTTCAATTCAAACGGACAGAGCCACAGCATTCAGTTTATGCGTATCGTTGCTCAAATCAACAAGGAATTGGTTGTAAACGCTTCTATTGACTTGTTGGGACAGGAAAACGGTGTAAACGTCAATACATTGTCTGCCGGTGCGGTGAAAGACTGGACGGTTGCTTATTTGCAATCGAGAGTGGCAAATGAGGCACAGGATAACCTATTACTTTCATTCAAAGACGTTCTTGTTACAAGACAGGAAGATGCTTGGTTTGTAACCTACAAGATCGTTGTTAACAATGAAATCAACAAGTTGTTCTTCACAGGCTTCTTAATTCGTGGATAATAATTCTAAAACATAGATATTATGCAGACATTCAGTGCACCTATGGCATATATCAAGATCGGCAACGAAACAGCCGGTTTTGTTAGAAATATAACCGTACAGGAACAAATCAACCGTGTGGATGTACAGGGATTGGGTAGTTTGCCTATTCAGGAAATTCCGCCGGTTTCTTATAGATGTTCGGCAACGGTAGATCAGTTCTTTTTGTCTTTCAAGGCTCCGGTAGTGGAAGCGATGATTCACCGTCTGGGGACTTTGCAGGAGGTTTTGGACACTCTTACATTTGCAGAACAAGGGTTCTCTATCATGATCTATAAGAAATTGGTACAGAATTTTGATGATTCTCGTAAGATGGTAACACAGGTTGATCCGACAGGACAGACGATTGCCCTTTTAACTCCGTGTTTCATTGAGAATCAGAATTGGCAGTTACAGGAGCAATCTGTTTCAAGTTACAATGTTAATATCAGATACCTCCACCCTATAGTAACTGCTGAATATTAACAGTATTTAATAACGCAAATTATAAAATTTGTTAATATAAGGGCTTTGGATTGATTTTGTAAGAATAAAATAAGTTGCTATATTTGCTTCGTTGCTGTGAAGCAATTACATTCAATCTTATTATTCATAATAAAGGAAGGTGGGCGTTTGTCCACCTTTTGTTTTTAGAAATTATTATTATTTTATTTGTTTGGATTGTAATTTTTACTATCTTTGTGGCGTGTATTAAAAATTCAATTTATTATGAGTAGTAGATTTAAAAGTTTAGCTGATCTTGATGCTGCTTTTCCTACAGAAGAAAGTTGCGTAAGATTTTTGGAAGCCCTTAGATGGGAAGATTCTTATCCTATTTCTCCTTATAGTAGAGGAGCTAAGATTAGGATTCGTGGTAATGAGTATATTTGTTGCGATACAAATAAGGCTTTTGATGTAAAAACGAAAACTATCTTTTTTAAGACATCAATTCCGCTTATAAAGTGGTTTAAGGCTTTGTGGCTGGTTTTGTACGATGATACAATAAATTCTGTTGAAATGGGCAGAAAATTGGAAGTAACTCAAAAAACAGCTTGGGAGATGATGAGACGAATAAAATTTTGTTTAACTAATTCAAATTGTAAATGATATGATTAATAAGATTGAGTGTAAAGGTGTTCTGCAATTAGGCGGTATGTCGATTTCTTGCTATGTTCTTGAAAACGGAATGAGGGTTTTGTCGGGGAGAGGTATGCAAGAAATTTTAAGAATAACGGACGAAAAACAAGGTGGGACGAAATTGCCTACTTTTTTAAACAATTCTACAGTTAAGCCTTTTATTTTTAGAGATTTAGAGCCGGGACGATTTCAGCCTTTAGATTGCTATCTTGGGAATCAAAGGGTAAATGGATATGAAGCTACTGTGTTGGTGGATATTTGTGATGGAATGCTTGAAGCAAGAAAGCATATTGAATTGAGTGACAGACAAAAAATAATTGCAGATCAATGTGAAATTTTGGTTCGGTCTTTTGCCAAGGTTGGAATCATATCTTTGGTAGATGAAGCTACAGGTTATCAATATGACAGAGAGAGGTTTGAGCTTCAAAAAATCCTTAACGCCTATATATCGGACGAAATATTGAAATGGCAACTTACTTTTACAGATGATTTTTATAAAAATATATATCGTTTATGGGGGTTGCCATTTATCCCTAAATATATTAGAAACAAGCCTTCTTTTATTGGAAAGCTAACAAACAAATATATTTATGAATTGCTTCCGCAGGGTGTTGTAGATAGAATAAAAGAAAAAACGGGCAAAACTTCAAAGGGGAATTGGAAATATAAGTGGCATCAATCTTTGACACCAGAAATAGGGAGAGAACATTTGAAGAAGCAGATTATAGAAGTTACAACATTGATGTCTGTTTCTCAAACGAAAGAACAATTTGACGATCTGTTCCAATTGAAATACAAAACACCTCCTATTCAGTTACAGACAGAATTTGAAGAAAATTCAAAAGAAGAAATTTGTGATGAATTTGATTCTTCTATGAGTAAAATCATAAGGACTTCTTTTGAATCAAATAAAGAGAAAGGGAATGAGTAATTTTTTCAGAAAGCGGAATGAAAATTCTGCTTTCTCTGTTTTATCATTATATTTGCATATATCAATCAATTAATCACAAAACAAAGTATGAATACGAAAGAAATTACAGTAAAAGGAAGAAAGTACGAAATTCAATTTCCTAATGTAGGACAGTATTACCAGATCGAAGTAAACAAACAAAGACTGGGGAAAGGGAGTTACAACTCATTGATTGGCAATCCTACTATTACAGCGCAGCGTGCGTTGGATATGATTGATGTTGAGGCAACTTTATCCGTTCTTTGTCCGCAGTTGGTTGCGGATTTGAAGGTAAAAAGTTTCTCGGAACTTGGGCTGAAAGATTTTAAGGAGATCAGCGATATTTACATGAATGAGGTGTTCCCTTTCTTGAAAGAGGCTGAAAAAATACTTTCTTCTGTGGACTGATGAACCGGGAAGAATATAGGAATTTCGTCATAAAATGGAATAACACTTTCCCTATTGACAGGTGGTTTAGGAACAAGCACAATATTCCTTTTCTTTCGGAAGAACATAAGAAGTGTGATTTCTTTACTGAACTTATGGAGTTCGAAGAAGAAAAGGCATTTTATGAACTTAGTCAAGAAAAGAAAGAAAAAGAGGAAAGAGCGCAAGAATATATCCCCAATATCGGAGATTGGTTAAAAGCACCAGAAGGGGAAATTTCGGAACAGGACACTGCCTTCTATGAAGATCAGATGTTTAAGATGATCGAGATGGAACAGAAGGCAAAAGAAAATAAAGAGAAAGATGGCTGATAACGAAAAAAGACTTAGGGTGTCGGTGGATGTCTCTCAACTTAGGTCGGTCGGGAGAGATGTCGAGAATATGCAGCGAAGAATAGTCGAGAACAACAACGACATTATTCGCCAGCAGAACGACGCTCTTAACCAACTTAGGGAACAATTGAACCTTTTGGGACAGCAAAATTCTGAAAAGGGTAGACAGACTACAGTACCTACACGTCCAGTTGTTCAGCCTACTCCACAACCGGAAGGAGAGGAACAAGAGACTACAGCACCTACACGTCCAGTTGTTCAGCCTACTCCACAACCGGAAGGAGAGGAACAAGAG